TTGGTTTGACAAGATTTAGCAACTTTTTCTAACCAAATGATAACGTCTCCCCAATGATTACTTTGTTTATCCATTTTTATAGTTTGAACAAAGATAAGAAAAAAATAAGACCCGACAAAATAATTTTGACGGGTCTTTTGGAAAGGATATATGAGAACACCTTACGGTGATGTCAGTTATAAATATAATAAAAATTGAAAAAAGTTCAAATTTTACCATCGCCAACTGTGATTATTTCAATAAATTGTAATACTCCTTGAAATGTTTTAATCTATCGGGGAGTCCTATTGTACCACCGTTCACACATTTTGTGACAGCTGTTACTGTAGCATCCGAAGCGTCGACACATTTTTTAAGACAGTTCCTGTAGAAAAACCATGCTGCGGACAACAAAGGGTATTTTGTTTGAACAAGGTCAGGATTACCCGCAATATCTTCGTTGATAGCTTTTCCAAAAGCTGTGTAATTGTCTTTACCTGTCAATTGAATGTAACCGCGTCCTCTGTATCTATAACCATCACCTGAACCTTCGGGACCATTTCCCATTCTATTACCATAAACCAAATTAGCTATCTTTTGAGGATTTCTAGCGTAGTTTTCGGCTAAAACTGTTCTGAAATATTTTGGGAATATATTTTTAAGACCCTGAGCAGAATAGTTAAGATTTTCTGATGTAACTCTAAAACCACCTGACTCGTGACCACATTGGGCCAAAAAATGTGCTAATTTTACGGGGGTATCAATACCGAATTTAGCTGCTGTATCGGGAATCTGAGCAATAACAGCATCAGGAATATGACCCCTTAAATTTTCTAATTTAAGTCCACCAACAGATGCAACAGGTTGTGAGACTACTTGGGCGACAGGGGCAGGTTCTGTAATTAGAGTTGCTTGACCCATGATTTTTTGCCATGTTTGTTCTCCGACAATACCGTCAGGGTTTAATCCATTTTTTGTTTGGAAGTTTTTTACAGCTTGTTCTGTTCCTTTACCAAATATACCATCAGCACCTAAACCTAACTTTTGTTGGAGTTTTTTCACGTCCTCTCCTTTGGACCCCACTTTTAATAACATAGTAATTTAATTTACTAATAAATATTTTCTATTGAGAAGAATGAGATAAATTGACATCTCCCAAAACACAATATTTGATATTTTGTGTTACATTAGAAGTCGTCACATTTATAGTAAATGAAGTCACAGGAGAAATACTACCAAAATTGTTTTTGTTAATCAAATCATAATTTGTTGAGCTAAACCAAAGTACTTCTGTTATTGGTCTGAATCCTGTGACGTGGGATAAAAGTAGGTAAGCATCTCCCAAATCAATAATCCCATTTTTATTCACATCCGCAGCCTTCCATTGTTTGGTACCCGTTAAAAACAAACCTGATGATATATTGTTTGGTGTATTAATATTTTGTATCTCATTGAAAAGAGGTGTGAAATCTGTTGTTGTTAATCCTTGTATTGGTAAAGATGGAACTAATTTGTATGTAGAATTTTGTTGAGGTAAAGTGAAGGTGTATGTTCCGCTTGATGTCAACGTTTTATAATCGACAAGAGTTTCTACATTATTCACTACCCTATACAATGTCAAAGTTGGGTAAGGACTTAAAGACGGAACGGAAACTGTACCTGAAAGGGTGTTAGTTATTGCTACTACGTTAGTTGTGTTTGCTGCGTAATACCCTGTGAATGTGGCGTCTTGTGGGTTTGACCATGTACCGAATTCCACAACATATGGGTTTGAATAAGTTGCGGGTAAATCATTCCAACAACCACCCCCACCCCATTTAGTTACGGCATAATCCTCGCCACCCGCGTCGTTTGGTTCACCACCACACCAATTTTGATACGTTCCAGGTTGTGGATTTCCATTGTAATTACCGATGTTAATGAGAAGACCATTTTCGGGACCGGCATCAACCCTCCAATACCCCTCTTGTAGTCTATCGGTTAATGCGAACCAAATATTATTTTGAGGAACATTAGCGATGATGAAGTTCTGTTCATCGCCTGAAGTTATAGTTACCAAATACCCTGATTGTCCCTTGAATGTTTGTTGTGAGGATAAAGTCTTAGCATTATCGTATGTTGCCCCTGTGGAAATTGGTCTATAAAAGTGTCCGTTAGTTGCGTTATAATAATACCCTACAGGGTTAATAGTTGTTGAAACTGAAATTTGAACATTTCCTGTTGCCGACCCTGTGTTGATTTTAAGTGAGGCAAGGGCGTTATTGATGTTAGTCTGAGTTCCTGTGAAACTTATTCTTGTAATATTGGACCAAGTGCTATATCCTGTAGCAAATGAAAGACCAGTTGTTGTTGTAATTGAAAATGTAGTTCCCGCGGGGGGATTAACCAAGCCAATAGATGTTAAAAGTGTCTCAGATGTGAATCCATTGATTATAAATCCACTGGCATCTTGTCCTGAGGTGCTTACTTGATAGGTTCTACCTGGAGGAGCACTAACAGACTGACACCAAATTGTCTGAAAGATGAAAAATAAAAATATTGTAAATAAAATTCTCATAAGTTTACTTTGCTACCAATTAGGAAAAAGGATAAAACGGGAAACTCAGGGTTTGTACTGAGATTCAATTTATAATTAACATTGAATTTAAATCTCTTTGATATCTGATAATCAAACCCACTACCTAAAAACATACTGAATGTTCTATCGGTCACTGTCACTTTATCGAAAGAAGAATAAACTACAGGAGTAGAAATTAAATAAATTTCAGGAGAGATTGTGAGCTTTTTGCTATAACTGAAAGGTCTTGTGTAAAATCCTGTAACGGATGGTGAGATAAATAAATTACTATCTTCAGGCATTTTAACGAGAGCTCCACTGACGTTAAAACCTGTGATACCCCACTTTTTGGCGTTTATTATCATACTATAACCAAGGAAAGAAAATATGTTTCCATATGAATAAGCACCTGTAAGATTTATATTATGAACGAATTTGAGGGTTCCTTTATCGTTCATCTTAATCATGGTGTATCTTGAGTTGATTGCGAATTGTTTCAAGTTGAACCATACCATTCCCGTTACACCCCAAGAACTTGTACCCATTAGAGATGACCTTGCCATCCCTACATTTATGATTCCTGTGAAACTTTTATCAAGATTTTGTGCTGAAGTCAAATCAGACGAAACAATTATGGGATTAGAGTTTCCTGACTTTCCATTTTTTCCACCCTTACCACCACCACTCCCAGAACTTTCACTTCCCCTATCATTTCTGACATCTACATTCATGGCAGTCGTTGCCACCACTTCCGAACCTTCCTTGTTATCACTTTTATTATCTCCTGAACTATTACCACCGACACCGCCCCCATTAGAATTATTATTATTGTTATTACCTGTAGAAGCATTACCACTGTTTTGAGGATTGTTTTGAGAATTTCCACTATTTCCTTGAGCCCCTCCCACAGTAGATGTAGTGTTGCTTTGATTGTTTGGTGAAGTTGTCCCCCCATTTGAAGAAGTCCCATTAGAATTACTAGAATTAGAGGTATTGTTATTACGAGCACGATTATTTCTATTACTTTTTCCATTTTGTGAATTTGAATTTCCTTGTGATGCTGTGAGATTACCACCCCCCGCTGACATCGAAGCTCCTGCCATCACAGAGGAGTTTATTGAACTTACCACACTACTTACAACATTACCTATCACTTGAGATGTAATTTGGTTCCTCGTAAGTGTTAAAGATTGTACGGAACATGGGGTGAGTTTTCTATAATCAGAGTAAACCTGATTTGTCCACGCGGCAAAAGCACCGCTGATAACATCATCGGCGGTGAAAATTCTTGATTGACCGTAAAAATATATTACTGTATTACCCTGAATAGGAAGTGTAAATGTTGTGGTCTGTTTTGTACAAGGGTCTGTGAATGTTGTGGTCAATACTTGGGCATCAACTTTCGAGCTGAGAAAGAAGATACAAACAATACTTAAAAAAATTTTTAATCTTTTCCACATTTATTTTTGGAATACCCCTTTTTTGACCATTCTTACAAGAATTCTACTACAAGCAATTTCTAAAGCTTTTTTTGTAGTAATCCCTATAGTTGATTGATTGAATTTTACATCACTCAAGTTATCATCATTGAGTAATGATAATTCTCTAACAGTTTTAGCTTCCCCGAGTCCTGATGCTGCGATAATTTCACCTGTCTCAGCATTTGTGAATCTAACTTGAAGGCCAAGTCTTGTGTTCACAATGTTTTTAACACCATCTTTTAAATTAACAGTTTCATCTTCGGAAACAGAAAAGTCATAAACTTCGATTGTTACGAAATAATGTGCCAATCTAATCTTCCCCCTACCATCGAGTTTGTCTTGTGAGATTCCTGCTTGAGATGCCTGAAATTGTTTAACCATACGATTCTTTATTTCAGTCTTGTCTTCGGTGAAAGTAAATCTGTTCAACTCAGATAAAAACTCCAAACTAATATTAGCAACACCGAGACCAACTTTTTTTTCTTTTAGTTCAGGATACTGTTCATATACCTCATCACTTATACCGATTGTAAGAATTTGTATTGGAATAGTTGGACCATCATAATCCATTAGAGAATCGATATTAATTTTTGTTTCGAAACTTGCCTTGTATTGTTCCGTTTTGGTTGTTCCTACAACTTGCCCGTTTACAAACGAGCAAGTTAATAGGAAAATAGGTAGTAAAATCTTTTTCATTTTTAATCTTGTTTGATAAGACCACATTTAAGACACTCTTCTTCACCATCACCATCCTTGTCACCCCATACGTGTTCACACTGACGATGCTCGAAATACATGTCGATTATACCATCACCATCCTCATCAATACCATCCATTATACCATCACCATCTTCGTCGATTTCTACACCGACTTGTGGGGTGACTTGAGGGATAACCTGAGGGGTGACTTGGGGGGTGGGTGTTGAATCTTTCATATCTAAAGTAGATGAGAAAGAAACACCATCTTCTTCGTCCATTTTTTGAACCAACATCTTGTCCTTATCTGTATCACTGAACCAATAGTCAATGATTTTACCATAAGAACCAATGAATGCTCCAAGTAACAATAGGAGAAGTTCTTTCCACTCACCACTTATTGCGCTTTGTTCGAAAATCGCCATAAAAATGGCGCCTATGATGACCACAAATCCACCTAAAACAAGAGCAGTAATCCACCACCTTCTTTTCATCATGGAGTTCAATAAATCTTTAAATCCTGTAGGTGTTTGTTGACTCATAAATTACCATTTTGGGTCCTCTGAAAAAGGTTTTGGTTTAGGAGCTGGTTCAGCAGGTTTTGCCGCTGGTTTTTCTACAACACGCTCGATTACTTTGGTAGTTCCTCCCGTAGCAGGTGCCGCTTGTTGTTGAGAGTTGTTAATTACGATAGTGGGTTGTGCTTGAACAGGTTGTTCCTGTTTTTCTTCGTGACCACCAAATAATAATGTGCTTAACCACACACCACCACCGGCAACTACAGTTCCGAGTGTTCCTACAATGGTCTTCTTTAGTCCTGACCAAGAGCCATCATTTTGTTCTAATTGTTCTTCTGACATAGTTTTTAAATTTTAATGAAAGGTTTAGTTATCCTTTTATCATTATTTACCATAACTAGTAAATATTTTCCTTGGGCTAACTGAGTTGCGTTTACCGCTCTCACTATTTGAGTTGTTATATCGTCTGTTTCGAATTTACCTAAACTTAAAATTTTTCTACCTGAAATATCGTAAACAAATCCCTCCATCCAGTAATTGTTTGGTAATTTAATAATCAACTCAAATTGTCCTGAATTTGGATTTGGTCTAATTTCTGCTGTTGGCTCTGATATTGGAACTATTGGTCCTATAGTCCTGTAACTTAGTACTATTCTTTCTGATTGTAATTCAATATTAAAGTGGTCACCTTTATTATCTGAGGCGTCCATAAGTTGTCTAACGTAAACGAAAGATGAAATATCTTGGCTAGGGTTGATTGGGCTAAATTTTAATTTGAAGGGGGTGGACAAACCACTTATCCCCCCCTTCGATTGATTATTCATTCCACCGAATCGAATTATGCCGTTTCGGTCGTCGTGTGTAACATATTGTAACCATTGGTTTGGTAAAGTTGAAACTACTTCATCGAACTTAACCATTGTTGGGTCATATTTCATTTCGAATTGTAAACCATAATTAATCAAGCCATTTGTTGAAATGTTGAATGGAACATTCATGGGTTGACCAACTGCGTATGTATTAGGAATTGTAACATCAAACCTACCTTGGTAGTTTGCCGCAGTTACCAAATTTCCATTTCCATCGTATACTGGTGATGAATGTGTTCTATCTACGTCACCCAAAATGAAGTATTTCAAATCCAAAGTTAAATTGTTTGTAGTAACACTATCAAAAACAAAGTTTGTTCTCGATGAATAGGTTGCCCATGTTGTCCATTGGTCTTGACCCATTGCCAAACTATCGAATTCATTCTTTGTGAAGACGTGTATTAAGTTTGTTGTGTTAATTGGTCTTAAACCTGAAACAGAAGCGTAGATTCCATAAGGGTCTCCACCGTCCAACTTTTGGTTCAAGTTAATATCTCCAATTAAGTACGCTAAGCCGTTCCTAAGATATTGTTGACCATAGGATTGAAGGACATCGGTATTTATGAATTCGTTGAAAGACTTGGTAGCATCTGCGATTGTAACAGAGTTATCTCTCATAGTGACCAAACTATCAGCATTGAATACCAACTCAATTTTGTATCTTGTATTCTCATCGATATTATCTAATGTGTAAAGACCTGTCTGTACATCCGGTATTGTTGATGATACTAAAACTCCCGTGTTAGCTTCATAACATTTAAGTGTTGGTACCCATCCCCTTGATACTGCTGTTTGTGGAAGCCACACTTTTCCAGAAATGGTTAAATTACCCAAAAGTTTAACCGCCATTTTTTGATAGTTCAAAATCGCCACATTATCTCCAATCGATGTTCCATCAACTTTGAACATTCTAGACCAATTTAGAGTGATAGTATCCGATACGAAATTTGGAACAACATTATTTATTTTGTATTTGTTGTGTACGATGTATCCGTTCGATGACACTTGAGAACCATTAGGTAAAATCAAATAGTTTCTTCCGATAGACCAATTATTGTCCGATGAATAATTGTAGATGCCATTGTTGTAAGATTGGTATTTGAAATTATCCCAAGATTTATAGGCAATTTCTGGAGAATTACCATTCAAACCCGCATCAACGGTAGTTGACAGATATGTAAACAATTCTTTTTTGTATTGCCAGTCAACTTGAAAACTTCTGACATCTGTTCCTTGTGTTGGTTTGTAATACCAGGCCACATCGAGAGTGTCACCTCTTCGTACTGTTTTCAGTTGTTGAAAGTGACCAATTTCAGGTGTTTGAGAAATTGATAGTTTAGTCATCAACATTGTTGATAACAAGAATAGAATTTTTTTCATCATTCGAAGAAATTTTTGATTAATGTTTCGCAAGCCTTTTTTATGACGTTTGAAACGGATTGTTGATTTATTTTACCACCCTCTGAAATAATCAGTGTTGACATCGAAATCTCAGAGGATTTTTCAGTAACAATTGTTTCCTTGGGTTTTTTTCCATAAAACTCTAACATACGGCCCCTGACTCTCAGGACAGTCTCACTATTTTCTTTGTGGATTACAGAAAAACCTGATTTAGTGTTGAGGACATCAAAATAAATCAAATCGATTTGTAATTTATAGTCGGCTTGACTACAACTATCCACTAACTGAAAGTCCTTTTCTTGGAGATATTCCAAAAGTATGTTTTTGAAACCAAAGGTTAGATTTCTATTACCCAACATCTGTCCCATTTGAATTTTGTTGTCAATTGACACAATACAGACCTTTTTACCTTGTGAAAAAAGGGATAGTGATAATAGAAAAAAACCGAAGGTCAATAGTAATCTTTTCATAATCTATAAATATTCGATAGTCAATTACAATATATTTATTAAGAAATAATTTTAGATGAAATTATTAAATGAAATTGAACGAATTAAGTCTGTCATGGGTTTCCTAAATGAGGAACAAGAAATGGAGGGACCATCGATGAATAAGAATTTAAGGAAGACAGTAGAAATCCTTCAATTTTTGAAAATATATGGAAATAAAATAGAGAGGATGTTACAAGACCTTTCTAAGTTTGCTGAGGAGCAAATTATAGATTTTGATTTACTTGAAAGAGGTTTGAGAAAAACTTTATTGAAGAAAGGAGATAAGAAAAAAAATGTGGAAGAATATTTGGGTAAAGTTGTTACATCGTTGAGGTATAGAGAGAGGAAGGGGTATGGAACTGAGCCCGATAGTGAGGACTACGAGTTTGAAATTGAGGAGCCATCTATAATCCCCAAAAAGGTTTACAGGAAAGAACTTTACGAATTACAAATAGAGTTGTTAAAATTACAAGAATGGTTAAAACAAACAGGAAAAACCGTAATCTTAGTTTTCGAAGGTAGAGATTCTGCTGGTAAAGGTTCAACAATAAAAAAGTTTACAGAAAATTTAGACCCAAAATATTATAATGTGATTGCTTTGGGTATTCCAACCCCCGATGAAAAGAAGGATTGGTGGAACAGATATCGAAAACAAATAAAGCCGGGTATGATAAATCTTTTCGATAGAAGTTGGTATAACAGAGGGTTAATTGAACCTGTCATGGGTTATGGTTCCCCAGAAGAATACGAAGATTTCATGGAAAATGTTGCCGACTTTGAACAGGATTTAGTTAAGGGCGGAGACTTTTTGTTCAAGTTATGGTTTTCTATAGACAAAGAGACACAAAAAAGAAGATTTGATATTAGACAAAAATCTCCACTGAAATATTGGAAATATTCACCTAACGACGCCAAAATGCAGGATTTATGGGACAGATTTACAGAATTCAAAGAAAAACTTTTTGATAAGACATCTACTCTGAATCACCCATGGGTTATTATTGATGCTCAGGACAAAAGGGTTTCGGGTTTGAACGCCATCAGATATATTTTACAGAGTATACCCTATGCTGGTAAAAACAAAAAGGTTTTAGAAAAAGATTATCCCGAAGTAATTGCCGTATTGAAACCTTAATTTTCTTGAATTTTTTCTATTTGATTTGCTGAAATCATCATCCACAAATCAAATAAAAGAAAAACCAAAATTGGTTGAATTTCTGAAATTGGGTGATTGGTTTTATCAAAGTTTTGATGATATAACCATAAAATTACTTTGAAACCACAATAAATTTTAACACCAATAAGTAAAAGTCCAAGAATTGTTTTCATATTGAAATTTATAACTATTTATTTTAAAAGACAAGTCATGGAGAAATTAAGAGAAATTATCAAAGAAACTTTAGAGGAACACATAGACAAATCTCTAATACTTACTGAAAATATCGAGATTTCTGATTCATTAAAATATCATATTGATGAAGGACTTACGTTGTCAAATAATGTATTCAGAGTTTATTCGAAAGGATATTTTGATTTGGTTAATGAGGTTAGGGAGTTGTGGAGACAGGGAAAGATTACTTTGAATGAAGAAGATACTCTGATTGTAGAGTCTGATTTGGGTTTGAGGGTAAAGATTAAAAACGAATATGTGTATTTGGATGCTCCTTTTATTTTGGAGGAATGGACCGAAGAGGAGTTGTTGGATGAGGCAAAACATCGGGGTAAAAATGTTAAATTGAACAAACCATTCAGAACTCCTGGTGGACCAAAAAAGTTCGCAGTCTATGTAAAATCACCGGGAGGTGGAGTAAAAAAAGTCACTTTCGGTGACCCTAATTTAAAGGTAAGAAACAGAAACAAGGGGGCGGCCAAATCATTTAGAGCGAGACACAAATGTGACCAAAAAAAGGATAGAACGACCGCAGGTTACTGGTCTTGTAATGTAGGAAGATATGCCAAACAATTAGGATTGGCATCCAAAAATGCTTGGTAATGGAAATCAATAGAGTTAAGAGGTTATTACAAAATTACTTGGACACAGTAGTTACACCCAAATTCAATGAAAAGAGAGAAGAATTCGGGTTAGAACCTGTAGAGATGAATATTCACGACATTTTGAAAGGGAGATACCAACCTCCAATAATTCATATATTCTTAGATACCGAACCTACTATAAAAAAAACTTACGGTATGAAGCCTTTCATGGTTATGTTAATTGGGTGGATTGAAAATGAAATTAATAACTTCATGAAAATCTTTTCGTTAGATAATAAAATAAAAATCCATTGGAATAAAAGACCAATCTTCAATAATGCATCCTTATCAACAGACGATTAACAACGGGAAAATTTTACGAACATTCAAACCTGACGTTGAAGATGAAGAATTGAAATGGCACCAAGACCTGAAAGATAGAAAAGTAACTATCTTGGAATCTGGCGGTTGGTCTTTTCAGATAGATGACAATTTGCCGAACAAATTACAAATTGCCGAACAAATTTTTATTCCTAAATTTGTTTGGCATAGAGTAATCAAAGGTCACTCTGATTTGATTGTTGAAATTGAGGAGTTTTGATTAAGTGACCTGAGAATACTGAACATTGAATCATGCGGTCGTCGTTGTTGTCCAAGTCATTTCGGGAACGGCCGTTGGTAGGTCTTCTTCCGTATAAAATCTTTGTTCTCTTATTGGAGGAGCCACCTCATTAACAGGTTCGGCAACACGAAGTTCATGTTTATGAATGTCCCCTAAACATTCTTGATGAACCTTCTCTTGTAGTTCATCACTACACAGATTTTTATTTGTATCTTTTGATTTGAATATTCTTCTAACAATTGGAAATAAGTATTCGTCGACATCAATATCCAAATAATCTACTCTTGTATCTTCAGCATTCCAAAAACTCATATCGTGTTCACTAAGTGATTTGAATCCCGCGAACTTGTATCCCGTGAATTTGTTGATGAAATATACCAAAATGCCTTGTCGCCAGTATCTTTCGAAATATTGTTTATCACTTTGATAAGTGGTACACCATCTTGTACCTGTACCGTATTTTGCTGATGACGCAAATGAGAGAGGTCTAACGATGACCCATTTATCATCTTCATATTCTTTTATCACTTGACCTTCTAGTTCACGATTTAGTTCTTTTATACTTGCCAAAGAAACCGCCATCCTTATATCATCAATGGAACTAAAGGAAGTAACATCATTGTTTTCAATTCTCTTATTCTCCATTAAAGAGATAAATTCTCTAAAAGTTTCGAAATGATTGTTCGGATAAAAATCGATTAGGTGTCTGAGAAAGTACGCTTGATTATCACTTAGATGCTTAACCTCTAAACCTAAATTGGATAGAAAAGTTCTATATTCCATTGTCATTTTAGATACTTCATCTTTTGAATGTTGTTCGGTCATCCTCCATCTTTTTCCAAAAATTTTACAAAATAACGGGATATATTTGTATGAACTTGTAGGGTCCAAAGATTTGAACACATCGAACATTGTGATATTGAGTTCTGGATATTGTTTTTTTAGTTCATCTATTCGAGACATAAATAAGATTTTTGAAAAAATAGTTGAAATAAATTTCATGGTCAAATAAAAAAGAAGGTGAGTTATTCACCTTCTTTCTGCGGAAGCGGTTGGATTCGAACCAACGGACCCGTTAAGGTCTCTAGTTTTCAAGACTAGCGCGATAGACCAACTCTGCCACACTTCCTATTTGGAAACTTTGTGTCCGAAATTTATTAAAACATCCTTACAAAGTAAAATAAATTCTTCCAAAGTTAAGTCACTTTCCACACGATTAACTTTTAGTTATAAATTCTATGATAATTTTTTCGATATTTTTTTGATACACTCAAAAATAGTTTCCGCAGTCAACATCATCAAACCAGAAGAAATTAATCTTTTTACGATTAGAACAACCACTTTATCAACATCTTCAGTACCGGAAATTAACTGTTGGATGTCAGTTATAATTGGAATTAAAAAACAATATGCTACCGCTTCTGAGAAATTATTTATTAAGACACCAGATGATTTCAAAAATCTTGAAAAAGATTTCCTAAGTCTAATTGCTTTTTCTTTTAAGATATCAAGTGTGTCACTCAAACCTTCTTTTTCAACAATTTGTTTTAATCTAATTGATTGTTTCCGATTTTCGAAAAAGGCCATAAAAAATGCCGAACATACCAAAAGAGCAATTTGGTTGTCATCAAGAGAAAAATTTCCATTTCTAAGGAAGTTATCTAACGGAGCAGTTATACCTCCAACCGCTGGACCCCAAGTCAATAACATCTTCAAGTTAATTTTGTACTTTCTATTAACTTTATTAACAGAATTTACAAGACTAGAGTATAGTTCCTTCATATTGTTCGAAAGTCTCTCGTTTTCCGACTCCAATATGATGGTGTTAAATTGATTTTTTGTAATGTAGAAATTCATGTATCATATAAATATCTTAACTATATTTATAATTATGAAAAATCCTAATGTTGAGGTTGGTGACAGAATAATGTGTCTACACATGGACAATGAGGTGTCGGTACCTCCAGGTACAATTGGTACAGTTACGAAAGTCCAAGCTGACCCGACCATGGAGGATACTATAATGATTTCTGTGAAGTGGGATAATGGTAGTAGTTTGAGTTTACTTAGTGATGTTGATGCGTGGAAAAAAGTTAAGGAAAACGTTAGTGAAGGAGCTAAAGAAAGTTTTTTTGAAAAAAATGAAGATTTATTTGATTTCTTCGACCGAAAGTGGTTTAATCAATTTCTTATGAAAATGAGGGATACGGGTATTGTGAATATGTTGACAGCAGCGCCTTTGATTTATTCCGGTAAAGAACATTTAGACAGATATTATGGGGAAGGTAAGGAGGATGATGAGGATTTCCAAGAGTTATTAGAAATGGCCGATACCGCAAGAGATAAGATGATTCAGGGAATCATGGAATACATTGAAGCGAAAAACTTGGAAATAGATGAAGATATGAGACTTGTTAATTCTTTGGCAAGGAAATTTTCGGTTGCTTTGGTTGGTAATTATATTTTATTTAACAATTTCAGACAAGACTAATTGTTTAATTCGGCAGTAATCTTGGGTCCTGATAGATAATTTTGTAATTGTATATCAGAAACTTTTATGTTTTTCCAATCGATTATGTATCCATCAATATATTTGAAATCGAAGTTCAGCTCTACCCAAGGTAATTCGTATGACTTTCTAGATTTTTGTTCTTTAGCTTGTTCCAAATGATTGAGATACAGGTGAGTATCACCGAGGTTACCAATAAGTTGGTCAGGAACCATATTGACAGCCTTTCCTAAGAAAGTTAGTAATAGTGCGTAGGATGCGATATTGAACGGTAACCCCAAGAATGTATCAACAGAACGTTGGTTCCACATTAAGGAGATTGCTCGTTTAGGTACACCATAAGGTCTAAAAAACTCATCCGTAGAAAACTCAACATTAGGGTTTCTCATTGGTAAAACCGTTTTAGGTCTATTTTGTTTCATCCAAGATAGCCTTTCCTCATCACTCAACTCTCTTGTATAAACTTGAAATCCATAATGACAAGGTGGAAGAACCATTCGGTTTAATTCACCTACATTCCAAGCATTAACCATTAATCGTCTTGAGTCTGGATTTGTTTTAAGGTCGTTGATTAGGTTTGCGATTTGGTCTATTGAATTATTTTGGTATGTTACTTTAACATCATATTTACTATAATCGCCACCATCATGAATTAAGTCCATAACTTTAACTTTGTCAGAACTTTTTACATTTTCTAAATCATAATTTATTACGTTTTTTTTACCCCAACTTCTCCATTGCTTTCCATACACGGGACCGAGTTCACCCCACTGTTTAGCAAACTCATCATCTGTTTTTATTTCATTAATGAATTCTTCTTTAGTATAACCGTTATTTCCTTTATTTTTTCTAGCTTCTTCTCGTTCCTTTCCCGGTTCAACCCAATTTTCAATGTAGTCATCGCTATTCATTACAGTGTGATATCTCTTATACGCATCACCATTCCAAATATGACAGTTATTATCTATAAGGAATTTGATATTTGTGTCTCCTCTTAGAAACCATATCAACTCGGTTACCATAGTTTTCCAAGCCATCTTCTTAGTAGTTAGAAGAGGAAACCCTTCACTCATGTTGTGTCTAATACTATAACCGAAGATAGACTTCGTACCAGCTCCGGTTCTATCTTTTTTTTCTACTCCGAAGTCCAAAATATCTTGGAGAAGTTGTTGATATTGTTTGTCTATATTATTCATTTCGATTGAATTCCTGAATGTAACTTTGCATTTTCCATTGCCAATTTGATAGAATCGAATCTATCCATTTGGGGGTTAAGTTCCTGGAGTTTCAAACTCATATCGAGAACATATTCTCTGATTCTGAGTTCCTCTGCTTCATAAAGCATCTCATCAATTATTTCTTCGTTTGTCATAAAATCAAAAATTTTTATCCTGATTTTCCCATTCTTCTTTTATGTAGTTTATATTATCTGAAAGATGTTCCATTTGACTTATCCAATTAAGTACATTTTGTGAACCATGATTTTTACCTATCTCATAACAGATTTTCATTGCTTTCACCATACCTTCCATATCAAGGAACGCACTATGTCCATTGTGTTCTCTGATGAGTTCTACGAAATCTGGTTTCATTCTTCGATTAACATGTTTGTGTTACTAATTGGGAATCTACCAACAGGTTTTCTTGTTTTTTGTTCATCACCAACAATCTCTTCGATTACCTCATAATGATTTTCCATAACTCTTACGGTTGGTACGTTAAAGAACTCATGAAGTAATTTAGAATCGCCGGGTTTGTCGGAGGTAACTTTTACAGTTTTGGTTGATGTGTTGAATACTAAGGTTTGCATAATAATTTTTAAAATTTAATTAATTGTTATTTCAATTACCCACAAAAGTAGGGAATATTGAGAAAAATGTCAAATAGAAAAGTATTTATAAGAAAAGTTCAAAATGAAATTTTATTCAAACAGTCCAATTTCAGAGGAAGAAAGACAAAGTATTCTATCCCAACATAAAGAAATTTATAATGGATATCAAACTCTTTTGCCGAAGTCAGATAATACACAACCATTGTATGTTCAAGATTATGCTCTTGACAAACAAGGTGCCACTCTGAATAACAAAGGAACCGTCAAACCGTATACAAACATAAACATTCACGAAGGACATTCGATGGACCAATGTGAGCAGTGTGGGGGTAATATGAACGAGGGTGAGTGTTCAGAGTGTGGTTGGAAAATGGAACAAATGGACGAACAATCAATTTCTGATGTTTTAAAAAAGGGGTCAGAGAGAATTCAACAATTGATGGGTGGTAGAAGGTTTAGTAGAAAAGTTCCATATACTGCAGAAGCAGTACAAAAAATCTTAAAACAAATCTATTCCGCAAAAACTGAAGAACAACTTCTGAGTGCTATGAAAATGTATGATAATCTTACTGACACTAATGAAGATTTTTTGGATGTATACAAAGAGAGAATAAATACCGCTTATAGAAGAAAGGCCGACGAGCTCGACTTCTATTTGAAGAAAAAAGATATTAAGAAAGCATTATCTGAGTATGAAACAGGGAAACTAGACGACATTTATAATGTTTCTGATTTGGATGATAGCTCAGAATTCGATTACGTTGAAGGGGATGATAATTACCAAGGCAGTTTTGAACAACAACATAAAATGAAAAAATTAAAGTCTGAATCCGCAACTTCAAATGCTCCTTTATCCTATGGAAAACACTACAATGAGATTGAAGAACCATATGAATTTAAATCTAATGGACCTGTTGGTGATGGTGGTACTTTGAGACAAAAACCTGTTAATGAAGTTGGTTTCACAGGTGGTGGGAACGCCCCTGATATGGATTTGAGTAATGTAGACCCAGCGTACGATTTTGAATCTGAGGGTCCTGATGAGGATACTTACACAATCCCTGCGGATGACATGGATTTAAATACAAAAGATGAGTGGGATGCTTATGATTTTGTTTCAGGTGGTGGTAACGAAAATGGTGGTGACGTTTATCCTGTTAACGAGGAAGGTGAATGTGAGGAGTGTTGGGAAAAAATGGAATCGGCATGGGTTAATGACGAAGAAATCGATGAACAAGACGTTTCAGGTGTACAAGGTATGTATGGGGACATGGACCCAGCATTCAACTTCGTGAGTACGGGAGCTGGTAAAGCGGGTCCTTATCAAACATCTGATTTTCCACAGGGATATGAAGGGGAAAATGAAGACGCTTATTGGGAAGTTGAGTCAAACGAGATTAATCCTGACAAAATTGATAGAGACGCTTCTTGGGAAGAAATCACTGCTTCGACAGGAGAGGATGAATTCTCACATTTAGATGAAGAGGTTGCTGAGAAATTCATCGTTCAGAAAAACAAGATTTACGAAATGATGTTTAGAATGAAAAAATTCAATTAAAATAAAAACCCCCGAAATCGGGGGTTTTTTTATCTTAAGTTTGCCCCACAAAGCCACGTTACCAATGAGATACGAGTTCCTTTCGTGACAGGAGTTACCCTGTGTAAAATGAAAGACGGGAAAAAACAAAGTAGATTTTTTTGTTTGGGTATAATTGAAATAGTGTGACCCAAGTTCAGTTCTAAATCACCCCCTTCGTATTCGGTTGGGTCCGAAAGTTGTAAGACACAGGATAATTTACGATTTGACATTCCTGGACCCATGTCTACGTGCCAATCATAGTGTCCATTTTCACTGGCATAGTATTTTGTATATTGAAAAGTATCTTGATAACCCCAAATGTCAAAGTTCCACATTTCTTTGTTAGCTCGGTTTGCCAAATCGGCAAATTTATCAAAAAGCCACTTCGAATTATCATCCTCATCAATCCATGAAACTTTACTAGTTCTGTATTCGGTTGGTTTATCTGATTTTCCTGTTACAGCATCATAAGCTTCGTTGCTATCACCCAAACTTTGGATGAGAGATAATTCGTTCTCAGTGAAGGTATTAGTGAAATAGTAATAATTGAAGTGATTAACGTTAGTTCGTTGTTGATTTATGAAAATTTTTGATGTCATATTTGTTTTTTTTATCTTTCAGTGTTAAAGAAGAAAACTTGAAAAAGTCTTCCGTCATACATATCTTTTCCGAAGTAATCAAGAGATGTGTGGTAGTTATCGGCCCGATACATAACACATCTGTTAAAAACGTTTCCGAACCTGTCAACCATGTCCCATTTTGTGTTATCTACCATATCATCGCCAGGAGGGGCTTGTTTATCGTATTCAGGGTCAGACCAAGATTTTTTATATTCATAATGCATCCAACCTGTTGCCTTGTGTCTGAAGATTCCTGTACCTGAGCTCAATGGAGCGTCAGGGGTCAAATAAATTAAAGCCGCCCAATCTGTAGTAGAGTCTGCGTGAATCCAAGATTTTTCCCTAGCAGTCGTATATTGAAAAGAACCTGTGTAGTTATTTTCGGGGTCTTCACTACCCCAATAGGTAATTTCACCAGCAAACGGGAATAAAATTTCACGTAGTTTATTTTTTAATGGTTCATTCAAGAATGACTTAGTTCTTTGACCTGGATAGTTTCCACGAACTTTGAATTCTTGTTTCAAAGCGAATTCCCTGACTGCCATAGGGTCAGAATAAAAATTATCAATTGTGAGTGAGTTGAATCTCATTCTCTTTTTTCTTTAAATATATGAATCTTTTTTGAGAAAAAAATAATTTTTTTAGGTGACTTTTATCATTAATGGTGATATTTCTTTATAAAATATTTTATGATGGAGATAAAAGAAATTGTTTCTTATTACCTTAACACAGATTCGAATATTTTAGAGGTTACTTTCAGAACAATAGATGATACCGACGACCTGTTGAGGTCTGATTCAATAAATTACAATGTTGTCGAGGAGTATGGTTTCGAACTTGAAACACTGACGTTTGAGTTTTTAGATGAAGAACTTGAAGATGATTTTTTCGAAGATGATGAAAAGGTTGAATTAGATGAAGAAGAACTAATTAATTTTCTGAACGAATATTATACAGTAAACCCTGATTTGTTACCAAAATCGGATTTCTATTAGTTTGATATTTATTGTTATGAATTTAGATGTTGATTTCTTGATTGATTTTTTTGAAAAAAACTCAAATGGTTCAGAAAAAACCGAAATTGGTGAGCAAGATGCTGCTGGTGGAGGTGGTGGGACAACTTCGGCAAAACCAGTACCAAAATGGGCTGATGTTATAGGTGGACCAACAAGAGGGGTGGCAAATTCATTACCAAAAAAAGGACAATATTGGAGAGACCTTCTTGGTGGACCAAAAAGAGGGGTTGCTAATCAGCTTTATTGATATTTTCTTGAATCGTATCTTACGATTTCACCTATTTTTTCCCAAAGTAAATCATTATTATTTCTCAACCGTCTAACAAAAGCTTCCACAAAATGTTCTGGGGAGTTGGAAATTTCTGATTCGTGGTAAGAACTACCATCAGTCATGTAGAAGATGTTTTCTCCGTATATAGTTTCAACTTCTTGTATTTCTTTTAGTTCAAAAGTTTTCAAAATACAAACTAATTCTTTTTGTGAATCTGACATGTCTTTTTTTTTCAAAGTTACATTTTAATTTTGGTGTAACAAAACTATTTATAAATAAAGTTTTTTTGAATAATAAGAAGGAAATACAAGACAGAATCAAGCTTTTGATTAGATACAGTTTGGAGAAAACCCTCACTGAAAATAAGAAAAGTATATTAGAACAGGGTTCTCCGAAGGGGTCTATATATTCTAGAATTGGAGACACCGGAAATCCCTGGGAAACTATACCTGCTTATGAATCCAAAAAGAAGAAAGACGAGGAGGAATATATCAAAAACTTTAAAGCGAGAGGTGGGAAAATCGGTTGTGATAGACCTGATAAGTTAATTATTCCTGGAGTGAATAAAATGGGTTTGAAAGGGGAAGATGCGATGGTTGAGGAATATCCTTGTACATATGCTGCACCAATCCCTTGTGAATTGACTACACCTGGTGAATATACTCGAGCAATAAATGGTACGGGTATATCAACATTATACTTACCTCCAAACGCTAGGGTATTTTTTTGGGATGATATCACACAATGGACTAAATATTTCGAACAATATTGGGAAGGTGTATCCGAAGAAAATGAAGAAAGAGTTATTGATTATTTTTTGAAAATAGTTCCATTAGGAACAGTTAGAGAATTCTCTATAGCCAAACCAGAAAATCCTGACAATGTCCTCACTTACCGTGGAGTGTTGACCAGAGGGGAAAATTGTGGTCACTATGACGCAACAAAAAATAATTTTGTTTTCAGATGGTATTATACAACTTCAGAACCTGATGAAAACGGAAAATACACAATGTCTCCCTACCCCGAAATGCAGTTCGTTGATAACAGAAGTGATTGGGATTACTTTTTGGATGAATATGGATTTGTAACTCAAATGGTTTTAGGTGCGGTTTATGCCTTGACAGGAATTTTCTGTGAGGGTTGTACTTGGCCCTTAATATTCGAAATAGGTATGGAAGGGGCTCTCGGAGTGGCTCAATCCCAAAGAGATATAGAAAAAGGAGATAACATATCGGCGGCGTTAGATTTGATTTTTGCGGTGCTCCCAATGATGAAAACCCAGAAATTCTTTGGAGCGGTTCCAGCCCAAGAAGGTTTGGAAGTTTTAAATAATATGAGAAAGGCGGGATTGAGTAGAACAACTAAGCCTACCGATGTTATTAGATGGTACAGGAAACAACCAGACCAAGTTAAAAAAACCTTTTCCAAGATGATTCAAGGAGGGGATGAGTGGTCTGAAGCCAGAGTTAAAGAATTCTTCGAAAAAGCAGGCAATGATTTTTTTACCTATATCAGACAACATCCAAAAAAATTAATGGATATACCTTGGTATAAAACTATTCACGCAAAAGAGGCCGGGATAGGTGCTGCTCTTTTTCCTGTTAATATGATTTTGCGGGCAACACTTGGTCAACAACTGAACAGTGAAGAGATGGATAGGCTATCTCGAGTCCATGCGAACATAAAGGCGGTTGATGAAAAACTTGCTTTAGAATTTGAACAAAATTTAATTGTGAATGCCACCAGAGCAAAAGAATATTTGAAAAGTCCGGCAATGATTGAAATGTCGCTGATGGACCCATCAATTGCGGGTGACCCAAAATTGTGGCAAAATAAATCTATGGAAGCGTTTGGTGAATCAAATTATCAACAAATTCCAGAGGATGAAACAGGACTTATTCAGAACCAATCAATGGATAAAAAATCCGCTAAAGATAAAATTAAAAACAATAATTTATATACCAAAGAAGAGGTAATTAAAAACGGGTGGTTGGAAAAAGTGGGCAACATCGAAATAATTAATGGTATAAAGTATTATGTGGTCAAAGATACTACTTTGACACCTAAAACTTCGCAAGAACCTTCAAAACAATAACATAAAGTATAAAAATATGGAAAAAAGATTAATAACGGAAATCGAGAGGATTGGTGAAATAATGGGTGTAAAAAAATCATTGATAACTGAAGCCCCATTACCTAAATGGATGAGGGACCTCATAAAAAATAATTTTTGGGAAAGAGAAGGAAATGATGTTGTGAGTAGATGGGCAAAACCAGGAGAGTTCGGAACAATCGACAGACAAGGATTTAGAAACATATCGTTAGAAAATGGTGAAAACCTAAGAATTTCAAGAGCCGATAACGACGCATTGGATGATTTTTTATCCCCACCAAGACCTGGTGTTGCCACTAAAACCTATGAAACACTAACAAATAATCAAAAGCAATTGTTTTGGAAAATATTAGACGATGCTATGGCACAGGAGGGCAAAGGTGCCGAAGATTTATATAACGAGTGGGTAAAATCGAGAATTAATTTTTTAAAAAGATATAGTGAACTTGATGTTCTGAGAGATGTAGCGGCTAGAAATAAAAATAGGTCTGATAACCAAAAATTGTCCACTGTAGAATATTTGATTAGTGAAAAGGGTGTTGACCCTAATTTAGCTAGAAGAATTGCCCCTATAATGGACGAACAAGTTCAATTATTAGAAAAAGGTGCGTTGACAGTTAATAAGGATTTAAAAGCGGTTTTAAAAATGGATGAAGAATTACAAGATTTTCTTACTTCGTTCAACTCCTTGAGTCCTGAAAATGTCACAAGAATTGCTAGAGATAGAAAAATTGTAGTAGATGCGGTAGAAAAGGCGGATGCTCTTTACATTCAAGCAAAAAAACTAATGAAAAACCTCCAAGACGCTAGTCCAAACAACAGGCTTGAAATAGAAAGGGCACTAGCTGAGACAATGAGAGAATTATATAATAGTAAGGAATTAGTCGGAAGACAAATGACAAAATTTCTTGATGATATGGAGTCATCTGGTGATGATGAATTAGTCGAATTAGCAAAAAAAATAAAAGACGTTAGAAAACGATATACAGAGGGAGACGATTGGAAACTTTTGAAATTAACTAAAGACCAAACTAGATTCTGGGGTAAGGTTGGAAAGGCTTTTGGTGAAGGTGTAAACAGTAAAAACTTATTTACATTAGAAAGAGCGGCAGCGAAGGCGTTGGGGATGGTAATAAAACCAATTGCCGCTGGAGTTAGATGGCTTATTAGACTTTTCACAAAAAAAGAGGCTAAAGAAGTTGCTAAGACAACTGCCGATACTATAAAAAAAGAGTTTCCAAGTTACATGCAGGTGTTTAGAAGATTGATGACCGGTAGTGAGAGAGGTTTACCTCAAGATATACCCTTAGTTGGAACTAAATCAGGTACAATTGATGTCGGGGGTACAAGATACATGGACCCCTATCAGGAACTTAGAGGTTATGGTGATGTTACAATTGGTCCCACAATTAAAGGAAAAAGATATGGGTTTACTTTGAGTGTACCTACACTGTCTTATCTAATGGAAATTTTTGCTGTTTCATTGAAATGGGTTGTGTATGATATGATAATTGGAACCGTTTTTCCGGCAATCGCCTTCCACTTTTACGGTGGGAAGGGGAACTATTCATGCTACAACACTTTAGTTAAATTTTTTGAAGAAAAGGGTGTAACAAAATATGGTGTAATTATGGAGTATTTGACTGATGAAGATTTGAGGAAAACAATGCCCAAATGTACAGACCAAGTTTTAAAAGACCAAAGTAACATGGGAATCCCTTTTACAAATATAAATTTAACAAATACACCTGAAATGGTGGCAATGAGATTAGATTATATGTTGACACCAAATGGTTCTAGAACAGAAGAGGCTGGAGATTTAAGTACCTTTTGGTCTGAAGTTTGGGAAAATCTTGGAAGTGGATGGTTTACTGCTAAAGGTTTAATAACTTTATCACCCGTAAAAATAGATGATGCGTTTTGGTATGGTAATAAAATAATGAAAAAGTTTGCTGAATGGGATGCTGGTGCTTCCATTGACCCTGAACTACCAAACATAACTGACCCAAGTGAAATGCTTTTCAGAGATTTCTGTTCAGATATGAAACACACTTTTGTGAGTTTCGAAAATGGTGTTGGTACATCAAAAGACGCTACGGGTGAAATCAGATGTTGGCAATTGAATACTAATACGATGCAGGAGTTCATCGGTATAGATTGTCCTGGTTCGACACCCAAAACAACCACTACAGATTCAATTCCTAAAGCAGATACTACAAGTAAAACGGTACAAGGAGTAAATGCTCCTCAGACACCTAGTGAAAAAACTACCGTAGAACCATTGGATTCAAATAAACTTAAAGATATCCAACAACAACTTAAACAAAAATACGGAAACTGATGGAACTGAATTCTAAATTAAAACAACTTTATCGAATAATTGAACTCCAAACGAGAGAGGGTCAAATCAGACCACCGATTAGGGTTAGTGGGTACAAATTAGAAGTACTTCCTGAGTTTGAAGCGGTTATGAAAAGTCCCTCTCTGAGAAAAAAGTTTTGGGAAGACAATCACGTGAAATTGAACGATTTAGGTATTGATATAAAAAGAAATTTTTTAGATTTCGAAAGTCATTATGAGCTGGATAGTTTTAACGACTTGAGTTACCAAGACAAGGCTAAAATTGCCCGTTTGAAATTACAGGGGTTCACAGAAGTGCCAACGGTTAGTGGTAACTGTCCAACAACAGCAGGGTATTTTTATGAGAGGTTCCCAACAGGTGCGGCATCAGGTGCTGTTGTAGTTTGTTTGGCGAAGGCGAAGTCCGATACCAATTATCCTCTCAAGAAAACCGATGACCCCCTTTATTGTATTAAAAATCAAAAGTATTATTCCTTAAAAAGAGGTTTGTTAGCTAGTTTTAACAAGGATAGACAATGTCAAAAGATTGATATCGAGGGTACGACTTATTGGATTTGTTATTTCTTCGATGGAAAAGTTGAAATGGTGGATATCAATGATAATGTAGTAATGAAAGGTGGTTGGAGTTGTATACCCGGAAGTGAGAATTCATATACTATTGTTTTCAGTGACGGTCAAACCTTGACATTTACTGTTAACACTAAGGATGAACCAATTGTGGGACAAAAAATTTAAAGAGAAAAATAAACTATTTATAAGAAAAGTTTAATTAAATGGATATCAGAAAATATTTGTTGGAGCAGTTGAATAGTCAACAATCGACAGCTGAACAACAAGCAAAAAAATTGAAAAATGCTGTTGATGTTGGATGTTTCACGGGTTCGATAGTGGTTGATAAAAATGCTGAGCCTATAGAGGAACCAGGTTCACAACCATATGTTCAAGGCAAGGTTGGTAATGATGATGTAAAAATTACAGTTGAACCTAATTTACTTATTAATTTAACTCAAGAAAAACTACCTGTTGCACAAAGAACTCAACCCATCAAAAGAAGTTGGAATTGTAAATCTTTAGATAATTTATATGTATATCTTAATAAGATTCAAGAATTGGGATGGACTACTAAAGAGCCCACAGAGCTAGAAATTGGTGAAGGAAATGTTTTGGTTTATAATCTCAAAACAGGCTTGACTTGGTCATCAGATTTAAACAAGTTCGTTGCTCCGGCTAAGAATGACAACAGATATAAGCAACTTGAAACGTTTTTCAAATACACAAGTCCAATGTTGGCCAACTCAACTCAAGGAATTAATGTGTATAAAACTGAAACGGATGTGAGTGACATAACAAATGTTAGATTAGATGATAGAGACTGTGAAGAATCTGTTACTAAGTTGTACAACTACTATACAAGAGATGAAAAGGCCGATAGTGATAGAATCAAAGTCGAGCAAGAAAATGTACAGAATTGTGTTTATCAGGGAAGACTAAGGTCAGGTAATGTAAGAGTAGGTCCTCCTAATTTATTCAACAAACAAAAACAAAAAAGAATTGAAGATGTGATGGATGAACTTTTTAATATGTCTTGGCAAGACCCATGGCAAAAACAATTCAGAATCACAAGGAAACGCGGCCAAAATGAGGGAAAGTTAGTGTTTAACGTCAAGAAAAATTTGATGGAGGCTTATGAGAAAAAACAAGCAAAATTAATTGAAGCTGACATTTGTAAAAAAAGACTTGATTTGATTATCGAAAACATGGAGGAATTTAAAAAATTCAACACTCCAAAAAAAATCGGTAAGGGTTTCAGATATCTAAGGGAAGCTTCCCAACTGAGAAAGTTAGGGCTATTGAATGAAGAACTAGGAAATTTATTCCAACAAATTTTTGGTAAATCTTTAGATGGTATCCTAACTAACGTATCAGAACCTTTGTTAACTTCAATTTTTGATAAGATAGACCTTCCTGAAGACATCAAAACAGACGTGGTAAATAGAATTCATTCTAAAACTACAGAACTTTTGGCAAATATGGATAATTGTGAAAATCTGACAAACTTCTTATCTACACAACTTTCCGAAGCACTTGCTGATAAAATAATGGCAAACAAACTGATTGGTTCAGAATTGATAGATAATAGTCTTAACGAGTTAGTTAAAGGAGAAAATTTCAAACAAAATATTTCCTCAAAATTACATGATAATATTTGTGCGTTGTTTGAAAAATTTTCTGAAAACGCGAAAAATTTGGTGACAAAACTTTCTGAAGTTTAAACCAAAATAAAAGAACAAACAAAAAGGGGGTGTTCTAAAATCTGAAAGAAGGGGTTAATTCCCCTTCTTTTTTGTTTTAACAATTTCGTCGATAATACCATAATCTAGTGCTTCATCTGAGTCAAGCCACAAGTCTCGAGTAGCATCTTGTTTAACTTGTTCGGGTGATTTGTCACAGTATTCACCAAGTAAAACAAATAGTGTATGATTAATCTTTTGCCATTCTTTCATACTAATTTCGGCATCTTGAATATTTCCTCCGAAACCACCTGAAGATTGGTGTAACATTGTTCGTGAAAAACGAAGTGAACTTCTTTTAGCTTTTGTACCAGCACCTAATAGTATTGAACCCATAGAGGCTGCCATGCCTGTGTTTACGGTGCGAATATCACATCCGATATAATTCATAACATCTACCATTGACAAACCAGATTTCACACTCCCACCAGGTGAATCAATGTGCATAGTAATGTCAGTTTTATCTGTGGAATCCAAAAACATTAATTGTGCCTGAACTACAGTTGACATACGGTCGTCTACAGGTCCTGCCACCCATAAAAGTCGGTCTCTCATCAATCGGGAAAAAATATCTATTTGTGTCGCCCTCATTTCCCTTTCTTCGAGAATATAAGGTGTCATTGAAGATTCTATCTTCATACCGTGATAATGTAAATCTAAAGAGTTTTTACCCAAATGATTTACATAATACTTTTCAAATTCATTTTGAAATCTCATAATTGATTATTTTCAACAAAAATATGAAAATAAAATTAAAGACCCAAAATATCATCCACAATTTCTTTCGAATCTAAATTGGTCCAATTTCTAGGGTGTTCGTATGACCAAAAAACTTTCCAATTACCATACCAGATTTTTCCGTGTTTTCTGTGGTCTCTGGTTTTGAAATCAGTACTTTGTTTCGGAAATCTACCGATGTTATAAGTTTTATAGTATTCTATACCTGAGGTTTTGTAAAAAGAAGGAAACATCTTATCTATCTCTTCAAATCTTGAAACTACGGTTGGTTTACACATGTGAATTCTTTCATATTCTTTGATTCGGTCTGCCCATAGGCTGGCTTCATCGAAATTATGGGTATCTAAATTGAATAAAACCATCTGTCCAGCGTCGTTGAATCTGTGAGCATAAATTTTTTGTAACCCATAGTTCAAAACAAATTTATAAATTATGACCTCCCATTCCCCATAAAACTCTATGGGTACTGTAAATTCTTTTCTCCAAATTTCCTCGGGTGATGTTGTAATTTTGTGAGATTGAATATGAGACGAATGGTCCTCTCCTTTTCTGTACTCTCTTAATTCCACCAAATAGTTTAAGTCTGGTCCATAAACTTTTACTTTAGGAAAAGGAGAAAAATTTATATCAATAAGTTCATCATTTATTTGAATATACATAATTTCCTATAACTAATTTATCAATTATTTTTTTTTCTAACGAATTGAAAGCTTGTGAAGGATTTTCGATAATCGGTTCATTATGTGAATTGAATGAAGTATTCAATAGCACTGGAATTCCTGAAATTTTATAATATTCATTTAATATTTCCCAAAACTTTGGAAGTTTATCTTTTCTTACCAATTGTGGTCTTGCCGTTTTATCGGATTTTTGAATTACAGCTGGAATTTTTTCAATCCACTCGGCTTTGGTTGAATAACAAATTGTCATAAACTCAGCACTATATTTGGATTTAGGGTTTTCGAATATACTTTCGAAAAATTCTTCCATAACTATTGGAGCAAACGGCATTGTATCATATCTATGTAGCCTTTGGTTCAATATTTTGTGGGTTCCGATATCCGTTGGTCTAACCAAAATACTTCTGGCCCCCAACGCTCTTGGACCGTGTTCAGAACCATATTGATACCATCCAATAATTGACCCTTGATTTATTTCTTTGGCAATTTTTGAGGGATTGTAATCTTCTACGTTAAAGTTATATGATTTTGATATCTCATTTACTTCATCATCTGAGTATTTTGGGCCAAAATAAACATTTTCGAACTTTTTAGGTGAGTTCCATTCCCCAAGTGAGTTGGCTTTGATGATACATGCCCCTAACGCTAATCCTTCATCACCCATTGGTGGCATAATATATATTTCTTCAACCCAAGGTAACTCGTTAATTTTTTGATTCAATTTTACGTTAGCAAAAAGACCACCTGATAAACATATTTTTTTGTATTCTGGATATTTTGAATGTAAATCTTCTAAAAACTTCAGAAATATATCTTCCGTGTATTTTTGTAAGTTATAACAATAAATTTGTTGTCCTTCCAATGAATCAAAATAACCATGAGAATATAAATAATCGGCAACAAATTGAGTTTTGGATGCTGTTCCTGATGGGAAAAACCTAAAATTATCGTATTTTATACAGCTCGAAATCATGTTATAAATGTCTTTATCAAAATTTCCGTTAGGTGCCATACCCATAAGCTTACCTTCATCTTTACACATCTTCCAAATGCCCTCACCGTATTTATCATAGTGTTTCATTGATGAAGTACTAAATCCCCACAAATGGGCTAGACTCCCGTAATCGGACATTAATCCTCGTAGGACAAGATTCATTTTTCCATTCTCACAAATAAAAACCTTGAGAACGGAACTCTCCCCACCCCCATCATAAGATATTGTCATAACCTTTCCGTCCATACCACTTGTAAAATAAGCACCATAACAATGGGCATCGTGGTGACTAACAGTTTCGTATTTACCTCTAGTTTTTCTTGTTGCCCAAACTTCAGGGATGGGTTCTACAAAGACATTGTAGTCCGCATCAGTCAATTTCAACCCTGTAACCTGTTGTATTTTTTCTACTGACAAGTCAGCTTGCCTGTCATAATATTCCCCGGCTTTAATTCTTGTTATTCTTTCCTCTTCGATTACAGAAACGATTTCTCCGTCATTTACTAGGGCACAGACTTGACTGTGGGAACCTGTGAAAATACCGTATATGGAGCTCATAATGGTTCTTTAGAAATAATAAAATTATTTATTACTAAAATGTCTAAATTCCTTGAAACAAAGGTTTTTATGGCGTCACCTGGAGTTTCTATAATTGGTTCACCAGGTCCATTAAAACTTGTGTTTAGTAGTACAGGGACACCTGTTTGATTATAAAAACCTTTAATTAGTTTGTAGAATTTTGGATTTGATTCTTCTGTAACAGATTGATGTCTAGCTGACCCGTCAATGTGTACAACCGCAGGTATTTTATTTCTCCACGCTTCTTTGACCATTGTAGTTACCAACATGTGTGGTGAGTAAACGTCTGACTCAAATACTTCTGACTGGTGTTCGAATAAAACCGCAGGTGCGAAGGGTCTATACCATTCTCTTCCTTTGATGTCAGAATTGATGTGCCCTGTCATCCATGCTTGAGTTGGTGATGCGATTATGGAACGATTTCCTAATGCTCTTGGACCAATTTCGGAACCATCTTGAAACCAACCAATAACTCTGTTTTGAGTTAAGAAAAACAAAACTTTTTCGATTAAATCATCGAAATCATCAAAGTTCTCAAAACTTAAAAAAGGGTTGGAGTTAAGAGACGCCACAACTTCATGAGTTTGATAAGTTTTACCGAAGTAAGGACTAATAAATTTAGGTTTGGTTTGGTTATCGAATTTACTGGCTCCGTACCAAGCGCAACCTAATGGAATTCCACTGTCGTCGGCTGGCGGGAGAAAGAAACATTTTTTGAATAATCCAGAGTTGAGTATAAGTTCGTTAGAATTACAATTTAAGAAAGAACCACCGGCAGTACAAACATTTGGTGAGTTGGTTAAGTTTTTTGCTATCTTTGCTAAAATTAAAGAAGCTCTTTCTTGTTCTCTTTGATAAATTCCTGCCACACATGCTTTGGAAAAAAAGTCACTTTTCCAAGTTACTTTCGGGTAGATAACAACTCCTGGTATGAAAATATCATTTTCTAATTCTTGTACATAAAGTGGTGCCTCGTTTACAATTTCAGGGTCGGCATAAGATGCCATTCCCATCAATTTACCAGCAGGCCAAGTAGCTGTGTTTGGTTCGTAAATTAGTTGTAAACACCCTTGGGAATATAAAGTTCCTAAAGAACAAGATTTATCTTCCTGAAAAGGTACGGGATACTCCATCCATTTTTTGAAAACCTCTTTGTACCCTCCCTTTGTGAAATTAACAATTGTCATGGATTCAGTCCAGTCTGTAAGATTGGAGAGATTTTCCGCATATTCGGGATACCATTCGTGTGTCTTATTCTTGTAAGAAATTATACTTCCTGAAGCATCACCGACTATCACACAAGCCTCATCGAGACCTGAACTATAGAAACTTGAAAAGGCATGTGCTAAATGATGTGGAACAAATGATATATTTCCCTCATCAATTTCAGTAAACCTTTCTCTCAACATATTAGCAGTGTTGTCGATGATTTCTGTTGTGCTGTAGACCCAATGGTTGATGTCTCTATAACCAATTCCTAAACTGTTAAGACAATAATCTATCGAATCGAAAGGTAACTTACCTTCCGAGTACGCCCCGTCGTGTTTAATTCTAGATAATCTTTCTTGAGTTATACCGACTTTTACTTCACCATTTTCAATAATTACAGCACCTTTATCGTGCCCTACTGAGAACCCTAATATTTTCATAATTTGAAAAAAACATTTTTATTGATTTTCTGGGTCAAGCGTTAATGGGGTTCCTTCAGGAAGGTCCTCATCACACTTATAGATATGAACGTTATCTTTCATCTTGAATACGATTACTTTTTTTACATCGTCATCCAATTTGATATCACCTTTTATATCAACAACAATGCCTTGATTTTCTTCTAAAATAAGAGCTAGTGCCCTACCAAAGATTAATGAAATGTTGGTTAATTCGATTTGAGTGGGTTGCCCACCAATGTTCCCTTCGGGGATTGTATTTTGTTCCATTTTATTCTGTTTCATTTGAGATTATGTCACCATATTGTGACGCGGCTTTCGGGTTTCTTTCCATAAAAATTTGATATGCCACTTCATATCTTCCTAATTCAATACGTAATGGGAATAACTCCATGTCCAAAGAATCTGATAAAATTTTCAAACTATCGTTTTGAATTTTTATGATTTCTAATTCAGTTGTTTTTTTGGTTAATCGGTCATTTGTGATATTCAATCTCAATAATGACCACAAAAGGGCTAAACAAATGATTACAAATGCTATTCTGAAGTTCTTGTCGTTAATCATATTCATAATTTTAGTAATTTTTTTTAATAAACAAATGAATTTTGAAAATCATTCCAAATTTTTGATAAAGAATGATTTTCTGAAACTAAGGTTGGTGCGAATGGGCGATGTTTCATTTTCATTCGTGCCTCCTCTGGGGTTTTATCTGCTTTCTTTAGATTACATTTTTGGCAAGATGTAACCAAATTGGTCCAATTATTTGAACCACCTCTCGATTTGGGAATTACGTGGTCTAAAGTCAAATCTCTAGACGAACCACAATATACACATTCATATCCATCCCTTTTGTAGATTCTGTTTCTGTTAGCCCTTAATTGTCGAGTATAATGTCTGATGTATCTGAGTAATCGGATGATTACAGGGCGCAAATATGTTTTGTAGCCTGAAACAATTGGGTTTTCATCTGATTTAACAATTTCAGCCTTTCCTTTGTCTACTAAAATAAACCCTCTTTGTACCGAAGTTACATTAAGTGGTGTATAATCGTAGTTCAAAACCAACACGTGATTCATACAAAAAACATTTTTACAAAAATAACTTGTTTATTTCAAAAAAACAAAAAGGGTCGAATTTTCGACCCCAAATATTAATAGTTTTAATTTTTGTTTATGGTTCGAGATTTTCCACGTCTCAGCAAACCGATTTTCTCATTTATCATTTTTGTTTCCAAAAGACTCAAATTATTTTGGTCTATATTCATATTGATAAATATTATATCTGACTCATATATTTATAAATAAAATTTGATGAAGTTTTTTTATTTTTATAATGACTTACTTTTAGAGGCCAGATATTATTCCGATGAGAAATTTAATTGGGTGGCTCAAAATATTGGTGGTTGGATATTAGATAGCACTATTGATAGTCCTTGGAAGATAAAGGCTCTACCATTATACAATGAGTTCAAAGATTATTTGAGGTCGAACACCACAAAAAATACAAGTACAGATGATGATATGGTTCTAGCGACCGATTACATTGAAAACTTTTTGAACTTTTTGTCTCCAAGAGATGCCCAAACTTTCATCAAAGGCTCCATGGAAAAATTCCCAAGAGTAAAAGAGAATATTGTAAATTACTTGAAACCAAAAGTTGACACTGGTGTAGAAGGAAAGAGAAGAGGAAGACCCCCAGGTGTCAAAAACAAACCAAAAATAGATTTAACAGACCCGAGTATAAGAATTATAAAAAGAGTTAGACCTGAGGAACCAGTGGATGTAACAAAGGGAAAACCTCAGAGAGTGGAACCACAAATTACACAACCGGATGTTCAAAATGAACCCGAAAGTGAACAACCGGATGTTCAAAGTTTACAAAAAAGAGCCGGAAGACCAAAACTATACGATGACAATTTAACCGCCTTTGAAAGAATGAAGTACAAAAAAGAAGGACCCGGTATGATTAAAAGTTTGGAAGGTAAAGTCGAATCTCTAAATTACGAAGCTGAACAAATCAGACAAAGAATCCTAAAAATTATGGGAGACATAGGTAAGAGAAAAAAATACTTCGGAATAGAATAATTTTTCTTATATTTGTGTTGAAATGGGAAGTGGCTCAGCCCGGTAGAGCACCTGGTTTGGGACCAGGGGGCCGCAGGTTCGAATCCTGTCTTCCCAACAAACGTCTTCTTAGCTCAGCGGTAGAGCATCTCGCTGTTAACGAGAGGGTCCAAGGTTCGAGCCCTTGAGGGGACGCAAAGTGGAACAAACGTACAGTAACCACAGGGGTCCTAGGCCTCACTGTACTACAGGCGGAAGTAGCTCATTCGGTAGAGCACGACCTTGCCAAGGTCGGGGTGGCCAGTTCGAGCCTGGTCTTCCGCTCCATATAAATCCATCTACCCTCGCTTCATGCGGGGGTTATGTGAGATACCTTATGGTGTTAATAAAAAGATGGATATGCCCGAGTAGCTCAGCAGGTAGAGCAACTGATTTGTAATCAGTAGGTCGCAGGTTCGATTCCTGTCTCTGGCTCAAACTTATTTTTATGGGAATACTAACTTGTTATTATTTGGTTTGTTTACTTTATTGTCTCTTGATGTTGATTAAATCTTGGTCGCGGGATGTTATGACGGGAGGACTTGGAATAAGTCCTGGTCTCGATACTCTTGCTATTCTAATTATGTGTTGGGCACTCGCTCCTGTGGATGTCTATCTCCGTTGGACAAAGCTTTATAAAGAAGCTGAAGAGGCAAGAAGAAGAAATACTAAAGTTTTCTAATATGGCACATCCAAACATTCACGCTAAAAGTTCCGCTAAGAAATTCGGTGGAAAACCTGAAGATTATATTCATCTACATGAATGGTTAGATGAAACAAAAGGATGGTTTGGAGATTCTTTACACAGGATGTTCCGACACCATAGTGAGGGTATTTTTGAAATGGAGAAAAAATTTGGTACTGAATTCAAGAATAGTGACGGTAAAACCGTTTATACCCGTTATGTTGGGGAACAACATGTAAAAGAAGATTGTAACAATTATATTCCGTCAGCGAAAGAATGGATAATTAATATCTCAGAGAAGAATAGACCGATTTGGATGTTGAAAACAGTCAAACTTGAATTCGAAGATTGATATTTATTTGATATGATTTTAGAAATAACCAAATCACAACTTCAAAGGTTATTAGAAGCGAAACATGAAAACTTCAAACCCGCATTGGAGTTTGATAAAATACACGGTACATCACTTTCTCAATCTTGGGATTTTAAAAAAGGGATTTCAACAGATGATGTTTGGGATATTATCCAAGATTGTTTTGAAGAAAGAAAGTGCAAAAAACTCGGATACCTTGTAGAGGATTTAGATGAGGATATATTTCCATATCCGAATGTAAAATCACTTCCAATCGAAACTAAAATTTCAATTATTCAGGGAATGGCAAGTGAACTAAACTATGATGATATAGTTCACTTCGCAATCGAAAATAAAACAGGACTTACCGATAAAAAATTTAATAAATTTCATGACTCACTGAGTCCTAGACAACAACATGAAGTTCAATGGGTGAGTTCACCAAAAACCACCAAAATAATTAAAAATATTTTCAAAAATGAAAAAAAACATTAAGTTACTCACCGAAGAAGATAAAAAAATATTAAGAAGTTTTTCAAGATATGCTCAATCTTGGGGACTAAATGAAGTTGTGATTCGAATCGAAGACCAAGGTGAAGATTTGGAGGGTATGGAAATACCGAGTCATTTTGATAATGCTTACAATGTCAAATTTCCAAAGCCCCTTCATGATTTTCTTACTGATTTCAAAAATAGATTGGCAAAATTTGATTTGATTGAATCTCCTGACGTGGATGATTTGAACTATGAAGTTGTTGAAATAAGAATTGATGTTGAAGACGAACATATTGAATTTATTCATGATTTCTCATACACTCGAGGTTCTGAAGTTCGTGGAACGAGTTGGGATATCGAGGAAGATAAAGATGAACTTGAACCTCTCTTCGATGCGATAAAAAGTGAAGACCCATCAGAGGATTATTTACAGTTAAGATATTATGGTTCTGGTGATAGTGGTTATATAGAAGACAGTTTTGAGGGAGGTGACACAGTTCCTGATGTTGTAGAAGATTGGTGTTATCGAAAATTAGAAGGTATTCATGGTGGTTGGGAAATCAACGAAGGTTCAAGTGGTGAATTCAATTTTGACTTGGAACAAGGTGTTGTAAATTTGGAACATACTGAAATGTATGAAGAGAATGAAAGTGATACTTTTTACACCGAAAGTTTTGCTAAATAAAAAATTTTTCCTATTTTTATAGAAATTACCTGAGTGTTGAAATAGGTAGACAAGAGAGACTTAAAATCTCTTGGACAGAAATGTCCGTGCCGGTTCGACTCCGGCCTCAGGTACAAAAAATATTTTTATGGAAAGATTATTTTCCCCTGTGAGTCTTATTTCAATAACTGATAAATTGAAAGATAAGGCTTTAGAAATAAAATATATTGGTGACATATCCGACTTAGGGAATGAAGTCGGACAAACCGTTGGTGAATTTTATAAAAATATGAATGAAAATGAAATTGAATTATTCATTCAGGGATTTAGACACGGAGTTTCACTAACAAATGGTAATCACTAATTGACACCCCGATGGCGGAACGGTAGACGCGTTGGTATTAGGAACCAATAACTTCGGTTGTGAGAGTTCGAGTCTCTCTTGGGGTACACTTTACACTTTTAGAAAATAGAATATATTTATTACAGTATGAAAACGATGAACTACAATATAGAAATTAGTCACCAACAAGAGATTTGTTGGGAGACTAACCTATGCGTAGTTCGGTAATCTTTTAAACTCCTGAAGAGTTATATATACAACCTCGGACTACGCAAGTGGTTCGGGGTTTTTTATTTTTCAGAAGTTTTTGGTTCTTTGAAATATTGGTTGTAGTTTTGTAAAATAACGCTCGGTTCGTCTAACGGTTAGGACACCACCCTTTCACGGTGGTGATACGGGTTCGATTCCCGTACCGAGTACAAAATAAATTTTTATGAAATACATTTTAAGAGGTCATACTGTGTTTGAATATAAACCCGATGCTAAGTTTGATAAGGTGACACAACCTAAAGTAAATGGATGGTGTCCTTGATTCGATTACTGTAGCATGATTGACGAGGACTATAAATTGTTAGGAGAATTTTTCAATATTGTTCATAGGCATACACAAGGAGAGGATGTGGAGTTAAAAGATATTGAAGTTTATTAAGGTCGGGTGGCCGAGTGGCTTAGGCGAAGGTCTGCAAAACCTTCTACGTAGGTTCGATTCCTACTCTGACCTCGAACATGGTGGTTGTAGCCTAATGGTAGGGCGGAAGTTTGTGGCACTTCATGTGAGAGTTCGATTCTCTCCAATCACACAAAATGGAAGTATAGCTCAGCTGGTCAGAGCGCTATTCTGATACGATAGATGCCAGTGGTTCGAATCCACTTACTTCCACATGAGACGAAAAATTATTTTTATTGATGTTGACGGACCACTAGCTTGGGCTACTTGGGGTGATGGAAGAGTTACGCTGAATGAGGCTTCCAAAACTTTCACCATCCCATACCCTTGGGTTGAAGAAGATTGTCAAGCATTACAAAAAATTTGTAATGAAACAAATGCTTTTTTAGTTGTAAGTTCTGATTGGAGGAAACATTTCAGTATTATACAATTAAAAAGAATTTTTCAATACTATGGTGTAACCGCACCAATTGTTGATATCACTACACATCAAGACCTATGGAATAAACTCAGTAGACCATCAATAGATTGGGAAAGAGCTGCGGAAGTTGTAAAATGGGCGAAAGATAACAAGATTTCGAATTGGATAGCAATTGACGATTTGAATCTAAAAAAAGAGTTCAAATGGATGAGAATACCACAATGGAGACATGTTCAGGTCGATGGAGATTGGGGTCAAGGTGGTAGACTCAGAGATAAAATTGATGAATGTATTAAAAAACTTGAAAGATGAAAATTAATAGAGATAGACTGGCCACTCTTCTGAAATATGCAAGATTGGACCAACAAAATGAAGAACTAACTGATAAACAGTTTGTAGAAAAACTTGCAAACTATATGGAAGTTAATCCTGATTTTTTGGATTACCATGGAGTAAGTCATCCTGGTCGTTTCAGTTATCACACTGTCGGGTATGGTGTGTTTTCTCTTCTCGGAGAAAGATACAGAATGGGAAGAGTTGAAATATTCGACCGACAGCAAGATACAGGATATCCTGTTAGCGAAGGTGCTTATTGTATGCCACATGTTGCGGCAAATCAATTTGAAGATTTTATTGAATCTTTGGAGACAGACCTTCCAATAAACATAGAAATAGGTTCTCACAAATGGTGTGAATATGAATGTGCAAAAGACCTTGGTTTTGAAAATGTGGAAGAAATGAGAGACCCTGAAAAAATCAAAGAATATCGTAAAAAGAAAAACGATATCTATGCGCAAGAACAGGGATATAAAGATTTTGATGATTTATTGAAAAATAGTAAATTTGGAAATCTTCTGGTAAAATGATTACCCACGTCTGTAGCTCAGTTGGTAGAGTACTAGTCTCCAAAACTAGTTGTCGGAGGTTCGAGCCCTCTCAGGCGTGCTACATATAAAAATTATGAAACCAAAAGAATTATTAAAATTATGGGTTGAAAGATTCAATCAATGCGATTACAAAGGATTGAGTGAATTATATTCAGAAACAGCAGTGAATCATCAGACACCATTGGAAATTGTAGAAGGTAGAGAAAATATAAAACAAATGTTCAAAAATGAATTTGAACAATTTGAAATGGTTTGTATTGTTGAGAATATTTTTGAAGATGGTAATGTTGGAATTTTGGAATGGAAAGGAAATGAACAAAAACCATTAAGAGGTTGCGGATTTTTTTGGATTGAAAATGATAAAATTATTTATCAGAGAGGATATTGGGATAGAATGACTTTTATAGAACAACAAAAAGTAACGTGAGTTCAAAACTTCAGTTCCCATACAGCGGTGAGATGGGCTAAGCAAGATACAATTCCTCGGAGCTGGGAGTAGAAGGCTGAAGAATTTTTTAGGTTGATTGGGGAAGGGATATACGTTAACCTGATGATGGAGGTGGTATATTCGGAGTTGAAATCATCATAGTAATGCCAATCGTAAAAGGAGTTGTCCACTCGACCATCTTCTCCTTTCCTATAAGGACCCCTAGCTCAGCAGGTTAGAGCAACTGACTCATAATCAGTAGGTCCACGGTTCGAGCCCGTGGGGGTCCACAAGACAGACACACGCTTCCCATCTCGAAGGATAATGAGAGGAATAATACGTCCTTTAATGTCTGTCCCTATTGTCGTATGGTGTAACGGTAACACAACAGATTTTGGTTCTGTTTTTCAAGGTTCGAATCCTTGTGCGACAACCGATATTTATATTAAAAAGAAATGAGATTAATTATTTCAGAAGAAGAAAAAAAAGAAATACTCTCCAAACATAAGAGTCCGAAACCAAAATCTGTAAAAGAGATTGAACAAGAAATTGATGAGATTGAAAAAAAATTGGGCAAGACAAAAAAGGAAACTAAAGAAGTTGATTTTGATGAACTTGTGAATACGGATATGGACTTAGAAATGGATAGAGATAGTTTGGAACAATCTTAATAATATTTGTCATAATTTTAACCTATCTTTGTACAAATTAATTTTATGAATGAAGTTGGTTTGATAGGTAGTTTACTCTTAACATTCTGTGGTTTACCAGAACTCATTAGGACCCTCAAAAATCGAAGATGTGATATTGGGTGGGGTTTCCTCCTCATGTGGTTTTTTGGGGAGTTATTTTGTGTCTTTTATGGGTTAGATTTAAGAGAGATACCTTTACTCATAAATTATAGTTTCAATTTGACCATAGTTGGGGTTATGTTATACTTCAAAATTAAGGGAGAGTTGCCTGAGTGGTTAAAGGAGCAGTTTGCTAAACTGTGGTCGAGCAATTGACCCATTGGTTCGAATCCAATACTCTCCGCAGATTTATTGTCGCAGAATCATTTGACGTTTTGAAGGTATTTTTATATATTTATAATCTGATAGTTTAAAAAACATTAACTAAAAAAAACAAAAAAATGAAAAAATTGTTAGCAATTTTATCACTTGTAACACTTGTTGCTTGTGGTGGCGAAAATGGAGCATCAACTGAAGTAAAAACTGATTCTTCTGCGGTTGTAGTAGATTCAACAAAAGTAGAAGCTACACCTGCTGTAGATTCTGTAAAGGCTGAAGAGGCTCCAAAAGCGGAAGATGTAAAATAATATATCTTTCCTTGAAAATTTAAAAACCCATCTGATGATGGGTTTTTTTATTATATTAATCCTTTGATTCTGTCTATGTTTTCAAAGAGTCTCTTCCTCTTATATGTATTTTCCTTGAAAATACTTTGAGCCATCATTCTTAATATTGGGTCTCCTTTTTCAATTTCCTGAGCATTGTCTGATTGGACTATAGAAAGTTCGTCTGATGGTATTTCGACTTGACCACCTTGTAAAGATTTGACTTTTATCGGATTACCCTTCTCATATGAAGCGATTACTTCTCCTACTAAGTCTCCTGTACCCCAAACTTCTAATGATGGACATTGCGCTATTTCAGCAGCACCTATATTTTTTTTAAGTCCGTCTACAATACAACTGTATCTACCATTATTGAGTGTTTTCAAAGTGGCAGACATTCCATCTTCTAGGGATTGATAATTTTGGACACCATGAGAATTGAAAGTTGTTGAATTTGGAAGTTTCCATGTAGTATTGAATGGATTAAATTTTCCACCTTGGCCTTCGGCCTGTCTCCAAGCTAATAAAAACTTTAAATTTTCGGGACTTACAGGGGCACCCAAGTTTTTGAGTAACTCTTCATAAAAACTTTTATCTGTAATACTTAGTTCATCAAGTGTTACCTCATCTGTAGAAGTAACTTCAGGCTCTGTTTTTAGACTCGCGGTCATAACAGGAAGTTCACCGGGTAATGAGGCGGCAATGGCAACATCTTTGTCAATAACGGGTTGTCCTTTGTATCTACCTTTTGTCTCGATAGGAACGAGCTTCACTAATTCTGACCATGAGGATGAAAGGAATCCTGGATTTTGATAGCTATACCCATCATCTTTGCCATATTTGGAAATAATCCATTCCATGAATTCGATTATGGCATTTTTGTCACCGCTTACATCTAAACCAGCAGTTACTTGAGGTTCGCCAGGAAACAATTTGTAGTGAAAACTACTATCGGCGTGTACATCATCCAAATATCCGTTACCGTCTCTTTTAGCTATCAGATTTTCACTATTTTTGAGACCCATTTCATTGGCTTTGTTAATAACATCGATAGCAACATCCCTGTTTGTAAATCCAACATGAAGATGGTCCCAATGTTTTTTCCAAGTAATTCCAGCAATTTTCTTTCCACCGTCATACCCGTAACCTATTGGCCCACCCTTTTTTGTTGCGGGATTGTAAACTAACTCATCAATACCGTATATATCAACTTGTTCAGACAGAACATTTTTGTGTGAAAGAATGGATTCGTAAAGTTTGAATATATCTTTTATTTCGTGATTCATAATGAATAAATATATTTGAATTTATCTTTTGGTATAACTTAATCTTTTGATTTTTGGTTCAATAGATTTTTCTGTGGTCTTTTTATTTTTCTCTGTTGACTGAGTTTTAATTTTTTTTGGTTTGACCTTCCTTTTGAAGAAATCAGAGTCCCAAATAAAATCATTTGAGAAAAACAAAAAAATCCCAATAGTAGTTTCGAGGAGGATGTTTTTGAGAGATAATTGAATATTATCAATCAGAATAATAACAAGAAGAAATGTGATTGATAGTGTAAGTCCTTTCAGTATTTTTTTTGTATCTATCATAACAGATAAATACAATGAAAAATGAAAGATGGTCAGAGGTTGGTGGGAAAAACCTAAGGGCTAGCACCCGTTCACTGCTGCAGACAATTACACCAACTTGACCACCATCAGTTCAAAAATCAATATAATCACCGTATTGGTCCCAATCTTGACTGGAATTACTTTCCCAAGTGTTTTTACTTGGAGAGGTGTCATTTTTCTTCTTGAATTTTGTATTAATCATTCTTGAAATAGAACTGATTAATTTCTTTAATAGTAATTTCATCGTTTTTCCATTTTTTCCAAGTGTCGAAATCTTTTAGTTCTTCGAGAGTTTTTTCATGGACTAAGACATATCCTTCAGGGGCACAACCATTGTATCGATATTCGAAACCTTTTTCTTCAAGAAGTTTTTTTATGTCCATTTTTTTGAATCGAACGCAAATATAAACTATTTATTTGAAATAACAAGTCCCAAAGACATAAATCTTAAATCCAAGTACATGGATGATGGTAAACAGAATAAGGGTTTGGAGAAAGACTTTTCAAGACAATCTTTCTCAGATTTTTTTAATGTTGGCATTATTTTTCAATCCATTTGGATTCGATGCCGTTCAGTATTCCCTGATATTACTGACAGGAAGTTTATGGAGAGCGAACTTCGTTTTGTATGGTATTGCGGGATTGTTCTTTGGATTATACATTTACTTTCGCAGGCTTTCTAAAGTGCCTTAAGTTTCCCTTCTTTGAAAGCGTCGAAATTTGGACCTTTGGTCAGTATAAAATTTTTTCCGACCTTTCTGTAATCTAAAATTCCCGCCATCTTCGCTGAGGCGAAAAACGATGAATATTGGCCCCTCAAGTCTCCAGACTTGTAAAGATGTTTACCATTTGGTCTTTTATATCTTATTTTTCCATCTTGATTTATTTTTTCAAAAACCCCTATATCCGTTAAAAAATCTAATTTTGTTCCTGTACTACCTGTACCCTGTTCGTCTAACCAATCTACAAGTTTTTTTATGAGTCCTTTGTTTTTCCCGAAAGTATAACCATAACTGAGTCTTCTAGGTGTCCAAACTGGACCTGAAATATTCCGAACAAATTTGATGAACTCCGTATTTTGGCGTAATTTCCTTTCAACAGTACTAAACAAGTTTTTGATAAAAATATTTCTCATAACCTCTGGCTCATTGAAAAGTATCCTAGACGTAAACTCATAACCCCACTTATAAAGTTCTAAGTCAAATTTAATATTCTCTTCGTCATCACTAAAACCCACTGAGGTGTACCAATTGTTGAAGTCTTTAATACCGTAGGAAACAAAAATATCATATTTATCAATCTCATCATCATCTAAGCTTATCGTCAACCTTCCAATTGCTCGTTCATCCATATCAGGAATAATTTCGAAACCATCACATTGTAAACGTAATATCTTACCTGAGTTTTCGAAGTTTTCGTCAACATAAAATTCTGTATCATAAACACTGAATACTTCATCCAACATTTTGGTATTAGGTTGCCTTTTTTTTGCGTTACTAATCACAACAGCATCGTATAGGTCAGGGAAATATTCTTTGAATAATTCTACTTGTCCAACGTTCATTGCGTTGTCTTGTGCGTCCCACCATGTTTGATTCCCGTTTTCATCGAAATGAATGGCTACTTTATAATGTTTTTCTTTTTGAGTTCCTTTCTTTCTTATAATAAAATAAAGGTCTTTTCTCCCACTTGTATATCTGTCGAAATGTCCTGAACCTCTTTGAGTTACACACCATTTAGTACCTGAGCCGTACTTACATGACGCTCCCTGAGTTTTTGGAACAATGACTAAAAAGTCATCGTCTTCGTAAATTTTTTCTGTTTGGTTTTCTAATTCTTTGTCCCTTTTTTTGTTTCTAACAAATTCTACTAAACTTCTGAGTTCACTCAAAGAGTTATATTGATTAATGTCTTTTTTTGGGAATTGACTTGAATATTTATCAAAATCTTTAACCAATTCTACAACGTCTTCAATGTCATCCGTTGATGAGTTTGGTCGTAGGTTTTTTAAAACAAAATCTGTATACTTGTGATTGAAATCAATTAGGTCAGAAATACCAAGAATAAAATCTAGAGTGTTGGGCCATTCTTTGAACTTATCTGTGTATTTTTTTTTCAGGTCTTCTTTTCTACCCTCCTTCAATAAAATATTGAAAAACTTCATATGGTATAAATATACAAAAAGGGAGATATAAATCTCCCTTTGACAATGGTAGTCCCGAGAGGAATCGAACCTCTATGTACAGATTAGAAATCTGTCATTCTATCCGTTGAATTACGGGACCATATTTTTACTTCCAGAACAATTGAATCAAAAGTATAACAAAACTTAGAGACAAACAAATTAAAGTTTTTGTTGTCATCGGTTCTTTCAATATTAGCCAAGCCATAATACTAAATACAATAACACCAATACTGAAACCAATAATACGATTTGGCCAAGTTTCTCCATTGTACAAGCTAACCATTTCTCGACTTGCTAAAATTACCATATACCCAACAGGGACACCAAGTAAAGTCATCAGAAATGGGTTGTTCTTAATCCATTTACTCCAAAGATGACCTTGGAGTTGATAGAAGGTGAATGCCTGAGAAAAAAGATAAACCGTGAGAATAAAAATTATCGACCCTAATTTGTTCATAGTGTAACAAAGATAGTAAATTTTTGTTACAAAAAAAACCCTCTTTTGGAGGGTTTGAATTTAACCATTCATTTCATTCAAAAAGTTATGGATAATTTCTTGTTTTTCGTCTTCGGTACCTTCTTCATCATCCCACATAATTGAATCGGGGTCAGCGGACCAATCGTCCCACTCATCCCAATTTCCAATAACTGTGAATTTTTTTCCATCTTCAGTTTCGCCAGGAAACCAAACAATTTTTGAAGTTACTTTCGGACTTTCGTAATCGATGAACATAATATTGATTTTAGAGTGTTCTTAAAATATAACCTAAAACAGCCGTTAATCCAACTAACATAGGAAAATTAGTTTTAGCCCCACCCATCAAAGAAAGATGTAAAGCAACCGCTCCACTCATGAAACAGGCAATCAAAATCGCACCGTAAAGTGAGGTTACAGGAATCAACAAAAGAAGCGCTCCAAGTAATTCTCCAACACCTGTGTGAAGTCTATATTTTTCTAACTTCATGTAGGCAAAATTACCAACCATTTCTTCAGTCCCACGTAATTTATCTACAGCTCCTTTTAAAAGAAACAAAGAGGTCATAACTGATAAGACCCAACCAATAATTGTAATAATACTCATAATTTTAAATTTTAGATTAAAAATCTAAGTCAAATTATGGAAAGGTAAATTATTGTTTTTTGTTGAAGGTTAACGAAATGTTACCGCCTTGTTCAAATTCGTTCCATGCTAAAAGAGTTTCACCACCATTTTGGGATTGAGTCCAAGATTTTCCATTTGCGACAGCAGTCATCTCGATTGTTTGGTCGTCATCTGCCATCCATCCTCTGTCGACATATACCCCCGCCTCAGGACCGAATGAACAGTTTCCCTGCATGTACCATACATTTGGAGTAATCCAAAATAATAATGATTTGGTGTTATGGACTTCTTCTGAAGACCAAGAAGTTTGTGTATTTGAACCGATGGTTGTATTACCGGGTCCTACACCGTCAATTGTTAAATTGTATTCGGTGTTATTAACGATTGTTACATTTGCTTGCCACATAGTTTTTTCTATAAATATGAAACCCTCACGGTTAGATGAGGGTTAAATTCATTTATTTGACCATCCGTCTATTAAACCTTGTTTGATATCTTTCCAATCAATTATCAAGTAGGTAATAACTATAACACACAGGATTGTCCATTTGTGTTTAAGAACGAGTGTTTTAATATCTTTTAGTAATTCTTTCATATTTTTTGTCCTATAAGTGAGTTATCTTTAGGTATTACTAACCAAGCTAATAAATAAAAGAAAATAATTGGTACTGGTGCAAATATCAAAGCTAAAAATATCAATCTCCAAAGTGTAGAGTCTATATTTGTATACTCACCGAGTCCACCACAAATTCCTGCAATTTTTTTATCTATCTGACTTCTAAATAATTTTCTCATATTGTCTTTTTTTATGTTTTATTTTTTTTTCTTTAGTTCACTCAGTGCGTTTACAGGAATAATTGTTCCTACAGGATATGAAGACCCCACAGGTGCCTGAGTTACAGATGTTTCACCTGGATGAGCTCGTAATGCTCTTCTCATCGGAAACGCTAATTCATTAAGTGGACCAAAACATTCTGCAAGTGTTACACCATTAACCTTATTAGGTAATACAACACAAGGCATACACCACATATTACTCATTCCACCTTTAGGTCCTTTAGATATTACGAATGTTCTATTTACCGTTGGTAAATTTTCCCAAGTTGGTGCTTGAGGGACACTGTCATAATACCAAAAATAAGACCAAACAGTTTTATCTGTTCCATCAGGTGTAAGTGAAGGATTCGGAACCAAGATTTTGTTTGCTACTGAAGGACCATCCATAACAGGACAAATCGCAACACCCTCTAAGAACTTTTTACCTTCCACAGTAATAGTTTTACCCGTTGCCTTAGCAGAAGAAGCCCCACAAAAAGCAAATTTTCCCTCAACAATTGTGAGTGCTTTCCCTCTATGAAGTTTCTGAGTGAATGATGTTGTTCCTAATCCCAACATCGCAAGTAGTAATAGTAGTTTTTTCATAATATATTTTATTATAAATACAAAACCCCCACCATAAGGTGAGGGTTCTATAAAACTGCGGAATGAAATTAGTTTCCGAATGTGTATCTTAAACCTAACTGAGCTTGCCATACGTCAAACACAGAAGAGTTCCACTGATAAGTGTCCTTGATAAGTGAAGTTGAACCGTCGTAGTTTCTCTGTGTAGATAATCTATAAACAGGTTCACCTGCTGTGTTGATTGATGAATAGCTAAGAATAGCTGGGTTTGTTGCTCTTTGAGAAACACCCCAATCATTATTCAACATGTTTCCGAAGTTGAGGATATCTAAACGAATTTGGAAATTGTTGTTGATACCTTTTACTTTTACTACGAAATCTTGTTGAACTGAAAGGTCAAATCTGTGAAGAACAGGGATTGTAGAAGCGTTTCTCTCAGCGTATTGTCCTCTTCTTGTAGAGAGGTATTTGTCTTGAGCGATGTAAGCTTCAAAAGCTGCTTGTTGTTCAGCTTCTGTGAATGTGTAACTTCCAAGAGTACCATTTGGTAATCTTACTCCTGATGCTGTGAAAGATGCAAATTTGATGTCAGAACCTTTTTGAGGAACGAAAATCATTTCGTTGTTGTTTACTCTATCACCGTTAAGGTCACCAGCTACGAAATAACCGAAAGGATTACCTTGTTGTCCTACATAACCCAAAGTGATTGTTGTAGCACCAGCACCTTTTTTCGCACCGTTTTCAATCTTGTAACCGAGAAGTCCAACAAATCTGTTTGGAATCCAGTTATCAGAGAATGAAAGAGGTAAGTCATTATTTCCGTTAATTGACCTAGCACTCTGCCAAGAACCTGATGCGATTGAACCCGCACTCATGTAATCTTTAGCCATAGAGGTTGTCCAAGCCATAGAACCCCAAAGACCCTTTTGTGCTGGGTATTTAAGTTCAAAAGTTGCTGAACGGAAGTTAGCACCATTTCTGTTTGTTAATACAGCAGCCATAGATACGTTGTCATTTACTCTGACACCAGCATCGTTTCTTGCGAAGAGAGCTCTTTTGTCAGGACCTTGTAAAGTTCCAACAGAAACGTCAAGGTTTGCGTTGTAATAATGAACAGCATTTAAGAATCTATTGTAAAGTAATTCAATAGTTCCGATAAAACCGAAAGGTAATTTTTGGTCTACAGCCAAGTTAGATTTCCATACTTGAGGGAATCTATAATTTGGGTCTGTAAATGCTAAGTCAAAAGTAGAAGGAAGTGTTGGTGTTGAAGGGATAAAGTATTGATTTGGATTTGCAGTGAAACCGTAGTTCGCCGCTGCCGCACCTGATACATCAATAAATCCTGTCAATACACCGTTGTTTCCTACTTGGTTTGATACAAACACATAAGGAGGTCTACCTGTGAAAATACCTGTACCACCTCTTACTTGTGTTTTGCTCTGACCTTTGTGGTTGTAGTTAAAACCAAATCTTGGTTCCCACAAAAGTTGTGTCTTTGGAAGAACTCCTGTGTTGAATTTTTCACCACCAGCGAAAGTCATAGCAGTTACTGCTGTGTTTTCAATTGCGGTATTTTCGAATCCAATTACAGCAACTCTAAGACCACCTGTGAGCTTCAAATTTGGAGTATACTGATATTCATCTTGAACGTAAAGGTCAAGACGTGAAGTCTTCAACACCTGCATGGGTTCGATACCACCAGGAAGAGCTGAATATCTCAACTGAAATCTTGCTGGTGCGAGTGTAGAAGGTCTACCACCATTCGCTAAAGATTGATTAGCCGCTGTGTAGAAATCCGCAATCGAGTTGAAGATATACACACCGTTTGAAGCGGGGTAGAATAAGTTGTTAGAACGATATTTTTCAAAATTAACACCAGCAACCACGGTGTGCTTGTCCATAAATTTGGTCAAGTTGTTTGTGATGTGGAAAGTGTTATAGTCCAACTTGTTTCCTGGTGTGAATGGGTCGAAACCTACTGATGTGTAAGTCGCATTACCATTCATAATGTCAATAGTTGGAAACATTTGTGAAAGATATGCTCTGTTCTCAATTTGTTTGTCATAACCAACAATTAAGTTGTTATGTAATGTGTTAGAAAACTTACTATTCAATTCAAATACACTTGAACGAGTGTTGTCCATAATGATGTATCCACTGTTCTTAAATGACATTGCGTTGAATTGAGTGGTTCTGTTTCCAGCACCTGCTGACTGAGAGTTTGAGATGTTGATTTCTGCGTCAGAGTTGTGCCAAACATAACGAGCAGTTAACTTGTGTTTGTCGTTAATGTTCCAGTCAGCTCTTACGAGAAATTTCTCAGATTTGTTAGCATTGTTGTACCCTTCCCAAGGACCCGTCTCATAATTAAAATTTGTTCTCATGTAATCAGAAAGTGTCTTCATATCAGAGTATGTAACTCTTGATACTTGGGACCCTGTGAGAGGAGAACCTGTTGAAATCCAAGTTGTGCCTGGTTCAGTTCTCTCCAAAGTTTCGTAGTTTCCGAAGATGAACAATTTGTTCTTAATAATCGGAGCACCAAGTCTGAAACCTCTCATAGTTTCTTCGAACTTCGAAGCAGTTACGGTAGTTCCTTTTGCGTTGTTTCCAACATAACGAACGTTGTCTCTGCTTGACTGATAATAAGAACCATCAATTTTGTTTGTACCACTTCTTGTGACTGCGTTGATACCAGCACCAACGAAACCACTTTGACGAATGTCAAACGGTGCTACGTTGATTTGAAGTTGGTCAATCGCATCTAAAGAAATAGCGGTGGAACCTGTTCTACCACCAGCTTGTGCTGAAGAACCAAGACCAAAACCGTTGTTGAATTGGGAACCGTCGATAGTGAAATTATTTAATCTACTATCAGCAGCACCAAACGAACGACCATCACCCATAGGATTGTACTTGGTGATTCCGTCAATAGTTCTAGCACCTGTGATGGGAACTGAAGTAAGTTCTCTTCTACCAAACTGTTGAGACGCGCCAGTTCTATCCTTACTGAATGTGTTGTTTCTGTTTAAACCGACAACTACTTCAGACAAGGTCTTAACATCAGAAATCAACACGATTTCCAAGGTAGTTGTAATACCGAGGTTTGTGTTGATGTCAGTGAGTTCTTGTTTTTTGTAGCCAACGTTAGAAACACTAATCACATAAGGACCACCTGGACGCACAGCAGGAATGGTAAATGTACCAACTTTGTTTGTAGTTGAGCGATATACCGAACCTGTAGGTTGGTGAATTGCTTCAACTGACGCCCCCACTAGAGCATCTCCTTTTTCATTTTTCACAACACCAGACAGGGCAGAAGTTGTAATTTGCCCGAAAGATGCGAGAGTCACGAACAAGGATAAAAGTGACATCATGATTTGCTTTTTCATGTTTGTTTGTTTATTGGTTTATAAATAAAAAATCCCGAAGACAATGAGCCAACGGGATTTATATATTTTCAAGCTTCGAATAATGAATGTACAGTCGATAACAACTCATAAATTAACTCTCCAACTTTCATAAGTAGCTTCGAAAGTACCAAAAATCCCATCGACCAACAAAGTTAATGATTTCTTAAATCAAAATCAATAGGCATAAAAAAACCCTCACTTTCGTGAGGGTTCTTCTTGTTTATTTTTTTAACTTACCAAGAAGTTTTGTTATGTGTGGTACTGCCACAACACCGACAACGACACCTAATAAAAAGTGCCAATGCCATAAAAATTCAATTGTTTCCATATGAATTTCATTTTCTGTTTAAGATTTAAAGATGGTATAAAACACCAATCGTTGCTGAGTTAGTGTGTTTTCCGTCTTTAAGAGTTCTTAGAATTGATTGTTCTAAGCACCATTTTTTGTTTATCCTGTAACCAACGACAGGGACATAAGTGAATTGTCCTTTCTGACCGTTGAAAAAGGTAACACCTCCGTCTAGCCCTACAGCTAAACCTTTTTTCAGGTGCTTACGAACTCCGACAAGTACCGGCATTTGTACGTTGCCAGCTTTGTTTTGTCTGAACCCTGCGTTGAAAACGAAGTTATTCTTTTGGAATCTTACGTTTTGTCCCCAAGATTTTGAGTTCCAATCAACATTCTTTGTTAAGGGTGCTGATAAAGTCGGTCCCACGGCGATATCCCATCCACCTTTCTTGTGGTCTTGTCCGAACATTGATAGCGAACATACTGTAACAAAGAAAAACAAAAACATTTTTTTCATGCTTGTTTATTTTATGATTTATAAATAAAAATCCCACACACTAATTCTTTCGAAAAGGCGGATGGGATTGATATTTCTGTATTATAAATATTTACTTTTCCGGTAAATGACCGAATAGGAGAGATTCTGTTATTTGTAAACTATATTTCAGATTTTTCTTTTTGAAGATAATCGCATTCAAAATTCACACAAGTTTCGGGTCTAATTTCATAAACTGAACATGCTTTTACAGTGGTATTGTAAAAAATACAAGGGAGAGCTGGTTGAAAAAAACTAACTCTCAACGCCGGATAAGATTCGGGGTTTTGCCAACTTTTATTGTTTGGAAAAAGTTTTTTTCCCTCTTCGTAATCGATAAAAACTTCTTTCCATAAAATTTCTCTATCAAACTTTTTGGAAAGTCTGTCAAGAAATTCATTTGGGTCTGTGTGGGGTCCTATAATAAAATCACGGTCAGAAAGGGTACAACACCCCCCGTGATTTCCTGGAAAACCCAAGCAATTGTTCGAACAAATTTCACATGACTTCATAATAAAAAAATGGTGGACTCGAGCGGAGTCGAACCGCTGTCTTGTTCGCGATAACTATAAGTGCCTACACGTTTATTACAACATTGTTTCTCAATGTTCCGAAATATTAGGTTTGATATTTGTGAGAAACCCACCTACAAACAACTTGGTCTCAGAATTATTTTAAACGAGCTCTGACCTGTCACCCGTATATCGGACTTCTGTTCCTGGGTTTAATGTCCTAACCGACCCGATTTAGTTACTACTAAATCAAGCAGCAACTACAGCTTCCTCAGCGATAAGACCAAGAGCAGCCATTTTAGCAAAAGTATTGCCAGTTATGTTTCAAATCAGTTTTTAAGGAGTTAATTCAGCTCCTACGTGCCACCTATAACTACACACGCCAATCAATGCCGTGACGAGCCCATATTTTCAAAGAACAATACAAATATAGTATAAATAACTTTAAAATCAAAAAAACATATTTATATACAATGGCATATAAAAGCAATTTCCTTCAATCGTTGACTGATTTTCTTAAGGGTAAAATATCAGGGAGAGAATTTTCACATTCCGAACCCACTTTGTATGGGGTGGATGAAAAAACACCCATTGGTGATAGTATTCTACAGTTTGACCTTAACCACGAAGATGAAGAATATTTTTTGAAGGCAATAGGGTTGAATGAGGATGATGTATATATGATAAATCGTATTTTTGGTTATTATGGTAGTTACGATTATCACGACCCAGGTTCAATCAGAGAAGATTTTGAAAATGGTTATTTTTTCCAATATTATTTAGATGAGGATAATATAAAACAATTAAAGAAGATTGCTGAGTACGTTTATCCCAAGGAAGAGTTTGATTTGAGTGATGTGGGATACATGTCAAGATTAGGTCAAACTTTAGAGGTTCTTTTCCCGAAAGAAATTGACAGTTTGGTTGATGATGTTACTTCAGAAAAAAATGAAGCCTTGGGTGCTAGTCTTAAAGATAAAATCAATAATGAATTAGATAGTTTTTTCAAAAATTATAGGATTGATGTTACATCAAAATGGGATAAATTCAGAATCAAAGCGAAAGACTTATTAAAAATGTACTATATTGTCGGAAGCGATGAATTTTCACCACTTAAAGTTTTCAAAAAATATTTCGATGGTAGTGATTGGGGACTGGGTGGTTGGAGTGATGACGTATACAATTATGAGGATGATTCATATATGGATTGGGACTCCCTCCATCGGGACTTTTCAAGAGAGTTCGATAGAATTTTGGAAAAAATTGAAGAGGATGACGGTAAATTCAAAAAACTTTTGGAAATAAGGAATAGAATATTTTCTAAACACTCTCAAAATGTTTGGTATAACTTACCAAAAAGTCCCAAATATTTGTTCATTGTTCGTGGGGTAAATCCAGAGACTTTCAAAGTCATCGTTGGATTGAAAGAAAGTAAAGGGAGAAGTGCTATCAAGAAAATTGAACTGTCGGAAGAAAACTACTACCACTTACTTTATCAACCTTCATTATTTAATTTTGAAGAATTGTAAATTTTTCCTATCTTTGTATAATGTATAAAGATTTGGAATTTTTAAAGGAGGTACTCAGTGTACCAACAAAGACTTATCAAGAACATTTGATGGTCGAATTTATTGTAAATTGGTTGGTTAAAAATAATATTGAACATTATGTCGATGATTATGGAAATGTTTACGCAACAAAAAAGGAAACTGAAGTCCCTTCTGATTTTTATTATCCTTGTGTTATATCTCACACTGATACTGTTCACGGACTTGGCAGTATAAATGTTGTTGAAGAACAAAACCCCAACGCTCAGGGTGAATTAAAATTTTCTTTAAAGGCTTACAATAACATGGGATTACCCACAGGTATAGGTGGTGATGATAAATGTGGTGTTTTTGCTTGTCTGATTTTGTTAAGAGATTTACCATTTCTGAAGGCGGCTTTCTTTGTTGCAGAAGAAACTGGTTGTCATGGTTCGAGAAATGCGGATAAAAAATTTTTTGAAAACGTTGGTTATGGTATTCAGTTTGATGCCCCTGAAAATTGGATGATAACAGAAAATTGTTCTGGACAAGTCTTGTTTGATAGGAAAACTGATTTTTTCAAAACTTGTGATAAAATTCTAACTGAAGGTATGAACGTTACAGATATGGAGTACATGACTCACCCCTATACAGATGTTTATGCTCTCAAGAAACAATTTAACTTTTCTTGTATTAATTTTTCAATTGGTTATTACGACTATCATACCAAAAATGAATATGTTGTAGTTGAAGATGTTATGAACGGTATTGAGATGGGAAAAAAAATGATTGAAAATTTGGGATACAAACTACACTTCAAACCACAAAGAGAAACTACTTTGGACAACCTCCTTTTTTAAATCAAAGAAAGTTTTGTAACTTACTCAACATGGGTTTAATCATTGGGTGGTCTTGGATATCGTTGTATTCAATACCTTGTTTTTTCATATTTTTTATTACATCTATCAATCTTTTCAACAGTTGTCTTATGTTTTCTGATTGTTCTGTGTAATAAGTTATATAACTACTAAATCTAAATAATTTATAGGCATCGTCGATAGAAAGGTCTAATTTACTAATTAATTGAGAAACCATATTCTTGGCAAATTGGTCGGCGTCCAATTCCATTTCCCAATATTGATTATAAATTTTCTCAAAATCTTCTAAATCATAATCAGAAAGTGGGTTGTCCATTTTAATTTTGGAAATTTGTATTTCATGTCTTATCTCATGGAATATTACATATAAAAAATCACCCAAGGTTGAGATATCCGATGGTGAGCAAATTATTATTTGATTTTTTGTTCTTACTCCTGTATAACTCGGACAGGCGGGCAAGAACTTTACTATGAAACCATTTTTTTCAATATATCCCTTTATAAATTTTTCTAAAAAGTCTACCTTCTCTTTTGGTAATTTTTTACCTAATCTATTAAGAACTTTTCTCAGATTAGATATTGTCTTTTTGGGTTGATTATCATTTCCACATTTGTGACAAATGTAAGGGTCATCACCCCCCTCTTTAAGGTCCCATTTCCAACCGCAGACATCACAAATTACTTTGTTATCTACAATTGCTTCTCTTAAAATTTTTTTTATAAGACTTTTCACTTTTAATAAATATAAAAAAAGGGACTTATCGTCCCTTTTTATTTAGTGTAATTTTATCATCGACTACTCTCAGTTCGTACTTTTTCCCTTCCAAGACGTTATTAGATAAAACTTCCTCTGAAATTAAATCCTCAACTTTATCTTGGATTGCCCTCTTTAGAGGTCTCGCACCGTATAATTCGTCATAACCAATTTTCGCGAGGTACTCTACCAAACTTTCGTCATATGTAATATGATATTTCATTTCTGAAAGTCTATCGGTTAGTTTTTTGAGTTCAATCTTGGTAATTTTTTTGATATCATCTGAAGACAAACTATTGAACACAATAGTATCATCGATACGATTTAAAAACTCAGGGGAAAAGAAATTTTTCATCTCTTTCATCAATACCTGTTTTTTCGCTTCTTCATTACTATAAGAACTTGAAAAACCAATACCAGTACCAAAGTCCTGAAGTTTTTTCACACCTAAGTTTGAGGTCAAAATAATTAGAGTATTTTTGAAATTGATTTTTCTACCTAAACTATCAGTTACGTGACCATCATCAAGAATTTGAAGGAGAACGGTGAATACATCCTTATGAGCCTTCTCGACTTCATCAAATAAGATTACAGAGTAAGGTTTATTCTTAACTTTTTCAGTTAGTTGACCACCCTCATCATATCCGACATAACCGGGAGGTGCTCCAACTAATTTTGAAACAGTATGTTTTTCTTGATATTCACTCATATCAACTCTGATGAGAGAGTCTTCGGAACCGAACATTTCTTTAGCAAGTTGTTTTGCCAAGTAAGTTTTACCAACTCCAGTTGAACCCAAGAAAACGAAGGAACCAATTGGTCTATTTGGGTCTTTAATACCCAAACGATTACGTTTGATTGATTTAGTGATTTTGATTACTGCTTCATCTTGACCGATTACTTTACCAATAAGTTCTTTGTCCAAATTGAGAAGTGCTTTGGTATCATCAACACTCATTTTGTTCACGGGAATTTTAGTCATAGATGAAACCACATCGTAAACATCATTCAAAGAAATCTGTTGTTTTGTTTTTTCCATTTCTTCTTCAAATTTACGTTTTTCACTGTCAAGTTTATCTAACAACTTTTTTTCCTTATCTCGAAGTTGTGCCGCTTGTTCATAGTTTTGTTTCTTAACAACATCGATTTTTTGTTGTTTTATTTCAGCAGCTTTCTTTTTTAGGTCTTCAATCACCTCTGGAATTTTCACTTCGGTCTGCATACGAGCTCCAACTTCGTCTAAGATATCGAATGCTTTATCGGGAAATTCTCTATCCGTAATGTATCTGTCAGCTAACTTGACACAAGTTTCAATTACCTCATCACTATAAGTGACTTTATGGTAGGACTCATATTTTTCTCGGATGTTTTTCAAAATTTGGATAGTTTCCACAACTGAAGATGGCTCCACAATAATTTTTTGGAATCGTCTTTCAAGGGCACCATCCTTTTCAATATTTTTTCTGAACTCATCGAGGGTTGTGGCCCCAATACACTGAATTTCACCTCGTGATAAAGCGGGTTTGAAAATGTTAGAACCATCCATAGAACCTGCGGAATTTCCTGAACCAACAAGGGTGTGAATTTCATCAATAAAAACAATAATATGAGGGTTAGCTTGAAGTTCTTCGATGATTACTTTCATTCTCTCTTCGAACTGTCCTCTATATTTTGTACCTGCTACAACAGATGTTAAATCTAAATTGACAATTCTTTTATCAATAAGATTTTTGGGACATTCACCAGTAACAATTTTCATTGCTAGTCCTTCTACGATTGCGGTTTTTCCACAACCGGGTTCACCAATGATAATTGGATTATTCTTTTTTCTACGTGAAAGAATTTGAGCAATCCTTAAAATTTCTCTATCCCTCCCAATTACAGGGTCCAACTTACCTTGCTCAGCGAGTTTATTTAAATCTCTACTGAAGTTATCCAAAACGGGAGTGTTTGTGTCAGAAATTTGTTTCTGTTTCTTACTCATCATTTTGTCATCATCATCGTCCATTAAGTCGTTGTTCATAATTAATTAATTTTTACAAAGATGTATCAAATTTTATTCTCTTCCAAATTTTTTGACATATTGACATATAATATTTTTTTTGTTGACATTTTGTCAGAAAACTATTTTTTTTCATTACAATTTGTCTTAGTATATTTGGTGGCATTCAAATTGATTATTTATATTAAAATAAATTTTTAAATTAGTAAACTATGATGAACGATTCACAATTTAACGAAATTTTTGACCGTATTTTCGGTGGAAGTCCTAACACATATTACAGAACATCTGTAATTACAAAATCAAACGATGAAGATAATACTTATGAGGTAAATCAAACCAAAGATGGTGCTTATCTTTTTTTCGAAGCTCCCGGTTTCAACAAATCAAACCTGAAAGTTGAAATGGAAAGCGGCGTCCTTTCGATTGAAGGTAAAAGAACTTATAAACTTAACGGAGAGGAAAAAACCAAATCTATCTCCAAGGAGTTCAAAATTGGTAGTGATTATGACCCCTCATCTATTGAGGCAACAATCGAAGACGGTTTGTTAACGGTCTTTGTTCCAAATTACAAAAAACAAGAGAAGAAAAGAATCAATCTTCTTTAATCTTACAAGATTTTTGAAACCCCCGATACTAAGGTCGGGGGTTTTGTATTTATATTCATGAAGATATGGGAAAAATTCATTGAGAACCATCCAGAAACAACTCATCTCATTGAGGTTTACATTGAAATAAGAAAATTACTCCAAGAATTAGGTCATACGGAAGAGTCTTCAAAAAAAATTAATTCAGGACCACCAAAATTATTCAGACTGAAAGATATTTTTGAAGAAAGAGTTGAAAATCTTTGGGAACAAATATCAGCATATGGTTTCAAAGTAGAAGAAAATGAATTTCTTGTATACTTACGAAATAAGTTTGCTAATATTGATACATTAATACCACTTAAGAATGGCGATAACGAGAGAGACGATACAGGGAACTAAAATTCTAAACGAAATAAAATCTTCCAATATCAAAAAAACTGAGTACGATTTGGAGACCAAAAAAATGCTCGTCGAATTTAACAACGGTTCCAAATACGAGTATGATGAGGTCCCCCACGCAATTTACACAAAGTTTAGAATGGCAGAATCTCAGGGTAAATTTTTTACAACCGATATATCTAAAAAGTTCAAATACAAAAAAGTGTAGTTGCTCGAATATTTATTTGGAATGAGTAACCTCCAAAAAATATTAGATAGTTTTTCAATTCAAGATACATTAAATCCAAAGGTTTGGGATAACCCTAATGACATAAAAAAGGCATCCCTCAAAGAAAAAGTCAGAGTGGCTTTATTGAAAATTGCTAAAGTTTTTATTGATGACTTAGGTGATGACGTTCCCATGAAAGACATTTATTTGATGGGGTCTTTGGCGAATTACAACTGGTCAGAATATTCAGACTTTGATTTACATGTTTTGATAGATTTCAAAAAATATGGTAAAGAGGAGGCTTTGTATGAAGAACTTTTCGATTTGAAAAAAAAGTTATTCAATCTCCAACATGATATAAAAATTTTTGGTTTTGATGTTGAACTTTATGCTCAACCTTTGGATAAAGAAGCTCATAGTGATGGGGTGTTTTCAGTTCTGAAAGACAAGTGGGTTAGTACACCCAAAAAAACCCATAAAAATATCAACAACGATGTGTTGAAGAAAAAAATTACAAGTTGGACTGACAAGATTGATAACGCTGTAGAAACAGCGAATAAAGAAGGTAATGTTGAAATATTGAAAAAATTGAAAGATAAGTTAAAGGACTACAGACAGTCTGGTTTAAGAAAAGAAGGGGAATTTTCCTATGAGAATTTGGTCTTCAAATATCTAAGAAGGTCTGGTCACATAGAAAAGTTATTTGATACAAGGGGAAAATTGACAGATAAAAAACTTTCAATCGAAAGTAAACTCGAGAGTTTTTAATAAAAATCAAAAAATTATTCGTACAAATCGTATATTTATAAAGAAAAATTAGATGGCCCTATATTATTATTTTGCTAGCCCTTGTATCGGAGGTTCGGTGATTAATATTAAGTCTGAAGACTTAATGATTTCAGGTAATGTTTACGAACTTACCATTGCTGGCGAAACCTCTTGCTATACCGTTGTTGATGGAATTGTTACAAGTTTAGCACAACTTGCGGTTATCTTTACAGGTCCATGGGCTAACTGTTCTCTGTGTTTACAAGACATAACACCAACTCCCACGGCATCTAATACCGCAACACCAACACCCACTACAACTCAAACACCAACAAATACTATGACGCCAACACCGAGTATTACAGCGTCTAACACACCAACACCTAGTATCACTGCCACACAGACATCTACTCCAACTCAAACACCAACAAACAGTGCTACTCCGACAACTACCGCAACACAGACCCAGACACCAACAACTACACAAACGCCTACAAATACTAAAACACCAACACCCACTACAACTCAAACCCAAACACCAACACCAAGTATAACTGCGTCTAATACACCAACACCAAGTATAACACCAACAAAAACTTCAACACCTACTACAACACAAACACCTACTACAACACAAACTCCAACTAACACAATGACACCTACACCAACTCGTACTCCTTGGCCAATAACAGGATTTAGTGAAAATGAACAATATCAGGTATTTGATTATTGTTGTGAAATTAGTGGTGCGACCGCAGAGGTACCCTATCCGAACCCAATATACACTGACGGTGAGGGAGTACCCTTCAGTCAGAAAAATGCTGTTGAGCTTGGAGGATTCAACGGATTAAATAACTAACAAAATTAAAACAAAATAAAATGGCAGATTTGAAACCCATTGGAAGTGAAAAATTAACAGGACAAGCAAAACTCAATAGAATTATGGAGATTGCTAGATATAATGAATCACATCCTAAAACCGTAAATGAAACTTCGAAATCAGAATATTCAATTTCATTAGCTGATGGAAATAATTACCACATTGTAAAAGAAAGACAAGGGTATGTGATTCAGAGAATGGTAAGTGAGTCTAATTTCGATTATATTGAGCCGATGAAAAATAGAAAATATTATTCATCATATTCTCAAGCTTTTAAGAGATTGAATCTTTTGGCGGGAGAACTCAACAGATTGAATGAAAATGAGGAAGGTGTTTCTTTATATGGTGAACAAAAAAAGTTTGTTCTAAAGACACCTAAACCAGAAGTACAGGATGCTCCACCAGTTCCAGCAGCTCCCCCACCAGTACCACAACCTGAGTTACCACCATCACCAGTTTCATCTGATGATGCTGGTCCTTCAGATGAAAGTCCTGAATTGGGTACAGACGCTGAAATGGGCGCTGAAGATATGGGACCAGAAGGAGAGACTGATATGGAGATGGATGTTGATGTTGAAGACATGGGTGGTGAGGAAATGGCTCCTGACGCTGAAGAAAAAATTACATTTAAAACAATTCAAAAGTTAACAGGAAAGCTCACACAAAAAATCAGACTTTTAAATAACGAAGATGGTATGACATCCGAAGATGTTAAGTATGTTATTAATATGGTTTTATCTTCATTGGATTTGTCAAACTTATCTGAAGAGGATAAAGAGGATATCATGGCTAAGTTTGAAGAGGCTGAAGGTAGAGAAGAAAATATGGGTGGTGAGGAAATGCCTGGTGAGGACATAACTTCAGATACTGAAGTAGAGGATATTCAAACAGACATGGATGTACCTGTAGACCAAGAAATGGGTGAAGGACATGGTATGATTTTGAACAACGTTTACAAAGAGTCAAAAGTAGATAAAGTGTTGTCAAAATATTTCGAATTATCAAAGAAGGAAATTTTAGAAAGTAGAAAAATGGTAATTGAGAGAAAAAAGACAGCAGAAAAATTGTTATCCAAGAAAATGGTTGACGTTGTCAAACTTAGTGAAACAGTTGAACAAGAAATGGCTTCGCAAAAATTTCTTGAAGAAAACTTAAATTTCGAAATTATTGGTATTACAAACAAGAAAAATTTAGTTTTCGAAAATGGTGATAAACGTATTAAAATTTCACCAGCGGGATTAGTTTTATGAGTTATTTGATATTCGTGAATGGTTTAGGTCCAAATTATAAAGGGGATAATCTTTACGAATTCATATTCTCAGATGAATTAGATGTTTGGGGGGATGGTTGGGAAAGTAAACCATCAAATGGTTATCCTAATCCGCCTGAGATACAATATATAAAAAGAGTAGGAGTTCTGAGGAATACTGATGTTAAGTTGGAATTGATTCAGAACTCCGATTTTTTTTGTATGATAGATGCCTTAGATGATGTTGTTGCTTTAGCTTGGGAACCTGACGAGGTAAGAGGTCAAAAAAGGATGGTTTTCAGGTTTGGTGAAACAGAACAACAAATAAAAGACAAACTCTATGAAAGAGATTTGATTTTAGAATTTGAAAAGAAAGTAGTATATGAAAAATAGACAAAAAGCTTTGGAGTTGATTGAATGTGGACTTTCAGCAAAACTTGTTAAAAAACTAACTGAGTCGCAAATCAGTCAGTTACATAAAAGAATGGTATCTGAACAAGTAATCAAGACGGAAAGATATCTTGAAGTACCTACTTCAAAATTGCCAACAGGTGTTAATATACCTACAGATATTATGGCAGGGAAAAAACAGGTTACAGTACAAAGTGACCCTTCAAAAGGGGTGACCAAAATTATTCCTACTGAGGAGGGTGAAATGAAAGAAGATGAGACTGATGATGTTACATCATCTAATGCTCAAGGTGATTTGGATTTACAGAAATACACTGGACAAGAAGCTCCACACGATGCTAATGATATGGCTCCTGACGGTATGGATGATGATTCTGATGATGATAGAAAAATGATGGGAATGGCGGAATCAAAAAAGAAAAACAATAAAACAAATCCTTGGGCAATTTGTACAGCTCAATTGGGTAAAGAATTTGGAACAAGAGAAAGACATTTGTGGAGTGCTAAGGAAAAAAACAAGTATGAAAGATGCGTTAAGGATGTAAAAAAATCTTTGACGGAAGGTAAAAAACCTCTATCTTTGTTCATTGAAAACGAAATTCTAAAGTTAGTAGAAAAACATTTACCCCCAAAGATTACAAAAGGAGAATTAATGAAATACCTAAGTGAAGATGGACCGGCAGTCGCCCCATCAAAACCAAAACCTTCAACAAAACCTGACACTAAACCAGGTAAACCCGCACCGAGACCAAGACCAAAACATCCAGGTCAAAACCCACATCCAGGTGAAAAAGAGTCTCCAAGAGCTGAAGAAGTTAAGAATAAAGTAATCAAAACGATTTTCAAAGATATTTTCAAAAAATGAGTAAAAAAGTACGTGAACAAATAGACTACGGGAATTATCCTGAGAGAATGGACCCAAACCTTGAAAGAAAGTTGGGAAGTCCTGAAAATTTGTATGCTTCTAACCCCGCAATGAAAAAGGGCTCGCAGGACGTTCAAAGATTGACCAGTAATAGATTCAAAAAGGTTGTTGATAAGTTAAGACAAGCTAGAGGGTTGGAGAGAATAACTCCTGCGATGGTCCAAAGAATTTACATGGAAGAAATGTCTAAAGTTCCTATGATTGTAGGTATTGAGGGTCGTAATAGAGAACAACTTGAAGAACTGGCTAAAAAAGTTTCTTTAGATGAAACAGAAGTACCTGAAGATTGGTTCGAAATTGATGCGAAACTTAACAGAGAACCTATTGATGTTTCAAATTTCAGATATGAGCCTGAGGAGGATGAAGAAGAGGAAAATGCCGATGAAAAACAAGGAATTGAAATCCCATCATTCGAAATCGAGGATTTGACACCACAAGAAGAGTTAGAGTTAGAAAAACACAAAAGAAATATAATCAACGCTATTATTCAGGGTGCGGCTAAAAAGGGTCACTACCTTTTTCAAAAACCTGAGGTTAAAGCTGAGTTAGACAGAATTGATAACAGATTATATCCCGCCTACTTGGGAATTATGGCAATCAATGATTTTCTATACTTTAGTATGGAACAAATGATTGAAATGATGAGCCAAACAGGAAATGGCGTGGCAGGAAAAGTTGAGTTAGGGGATGCTGGTGATGATGAAGGAGAAGAAGGTGGTGGAGGTGAGGAATCTCAAGGTCCTGATACAAAAATAATTGCTGAGGGATTAATTTTCCCTATCCTATGTCATGAAATTATTAAAGGAATTAAAGCCGCAAATGCTAGACATGGATTACCCCAAGACCCTTCTATGAGAGAAAAGGTTAAAGCACAAGTTGACATTTTATCAAACGAACCAATGCAACTCAGAATAGGACCTGAGATTGTTGAAAAAATTCGTTTTGCCTTACCGGATGAAATGTTCAGTCCTTCAAACAAGGGTCTAATAAACTGGTTTGAAATTCAGATGTACCAAATTCCAGCAAAGGAATTTTTGGAATTAATTGGAAATGCGATTTCAGAAGATGATTCTAAAATCAGAAAAGCCACATCCAAATTCGAAGAAATCATGAGAGAGGCACAAAACCTAAAACGTGAGTTCGACGAGTATAAAGAAGATAAGGGAAGTGATGAAGCTGACGATGATGAAAACTTGGATGATTTCTTAGGGAGTTTGGGTATATCAAGACCCAAATAATCCACCCCGTGACAAAAGAACAACTTATTATAGAGGTTACAAAGTGTATGAGAAATACACCTTATGCCCTTAGGACATACTTACAGACCTATGACAACACGGTATCGAAGTATGTACCTCTTGACCTCTTCCCCGACCAAGTTAGTCTCATCGAGGACTATGACAACTTTAATGAAAACATAGCCCTCAAGTATCGTCAGGCTGGTGTGTCTACAGTAACCGCTGCTTGGGCGTCAAAAAAATTAGTTTTTGCCAAAAAACAAAAACCTGAGAAAATTCTAATAATTGCCAACAAATTGGATACATCCGTTGAGATGGCCAATAAAGTTAGAGGTTTTACGGAGCAATGGCCCTCGTGGGTCGGTGCGGGATTCTCCGCTGAAAAAAACTCTCAAAGACACTTCAAACTAACGAACGATTGTGAAGTGAAAGCTGTTGCTACCTCCAAAGATGCCTTACGTGGTTATACACCAACAATTCTAATTTTCGATGAGGCAGCGTTCATTGAGGCAGATAATGACTTTTGGTCTGCGTGTATGGCCTCACTTTCTACGGGTGGTAAAGTAATTGTAATTTCAACACCAAACGGTTACGACCCAATCTATTATGAAATTTACGACCAAGCACTCAGAAATATGAACGAGTTTAAAATCTCTGAGATGTTTTGGTACAGAGACCCGAGATATACTAAAGACCTTTACATGGTTAAGACAAACGACTTAGTTCATTTCTTACTTAATCGTGAAGACTACCCTGAAGACACAGTTGTTGATTTATCAGTATCAAACCCATATGAGAGAGACCATTCCATCACAACTGATTATATCCAAAAAGGATATAAACCCTGCTCTGCTTGGTTTGAAGGAATGGTAAAAAAACTGAAATTCGATAGAAGAAAAGTTGCTCAAGAGTTAGAATGTAATTTCCTTGGTTCTGGAGATAATGTTTTTGAGGCTGAACTGATGCAGACAATCGCTAAAAACCAACTAAGGGACCCGTCAGCTAAACTTATGGGGGGTTCCCTCTGGATATTCAAAGAACCAGAAAACGGACACAAATATGTTATGGGTGTCGACGTTTCGAGAGGGGATTCGGAAGATTTTTCTTGTATTCAAATTATTGATTTTGATACAAGAGAACAAGTTTTGGAATATGTTGGTAAAGTCCCCCCAGATGTGACTGCCGAAATTGCTTATAAATGGGGTACCATGTACAATGCTTATTGTGTAATTGATATTACAGGAGGAATGGGAGTATCCACCGCAAGAAAAATGCAAGAAATGACCTATGAACCAGGTTTGTATGTTGACAATATAGACCCGACCAAGAAATGGAAATGGGACCCGAAGGCGAATGAAAAAATTCCTGGAATAAATTTTAATTCCAAAAGAGTACAAATAATATCAAGTTTCGAGGAGGCCGTTCGACACGAGTTTAAAATTTATTCTCACAGATTGTATAATGAGATGAATACATTCATCTACATAAATGGTCGACCTGACCATCAAAAAAGTCATCACGACGACTGTATAATGGCGATGTCTATGGCCATTTATGTTGCCGAGAAATCATTCCAATCTTTACAAAAAGTTGTTAATCATACGAAGGCAATGATTAATTCGTGGGCAACACATGTAAATGAAAACAAAAATAGTTCAGATTTTTTTAATCCAATGGTCCCTCAAATGGGAAGACAAAACATGAATCCGAGTCAGGGACCAAGCAAAGCAGACTATATGAAATATGGGTGGTTATTTGGTCCTCGATAACTATTTATATTTATCTATTGATAAAGTAACATTGTAAAATGAGTGACCAGAATCTAACCATATGGCAGAGGTTGTCCAAGACATTTGGACCGAATTCTCTGCTTAATCAGGATTATCCGACCTTCAAATTTGATAAGACCGAACTTCTCAGAACACAGAGCAAACAAGAATATGAGAAAGAAAAATTACAAGCACAACAATCCTATTTTCTGGCCAATCAATGGGCAAAAGTAGAAAATAACCTATATTCTCAAGCAATATATTATGAACCATCGAGATTGTCAGCACAATACGATTACGAATCCATGGAGTATACTCCTGAAATATCTGCCGCTTTAGACATTTATGCTGAGGAGTCTACTACAACAAATGAAGATGGTTTTATCTTACAAATTTATTCTGAATCAAAAAGGATAAAAGGTGTATTAGCCGACTTGTTCAATAATAATTTGGACATCAATACTAACTTACCTATGTGGACAAGGAACACATGTAAGTATGGTGATAATTTCGTTTATTTAAAATTAGACCCCGAAAGAGGGGTAGTAGGTTGTCAACAACTACCAACAATTGAAATTGAAAGGAGAGAAGTTGGAACAAGTCAAAAAATTACTGTTGAACCTGAAAGACCTGAAGATAGAAAAGCTCTACATTTCGATTGGAAAAACAAAAATATGACATTTCAATCTTGGGAAATTGCTCATTTCAGATTATTAGGTGATGATAGAAGGTTGCCATATGGAACCTCTATGTTAGAAAAAGCCAGAAGAATTTGGAAACAACTTTTGTTATCTGAAGATGCTATGTTGATATATCGTACATCAAGAGCACCTGAGAGGAGAATTTTCAAGGTCTTTGTCGGAAACATGAATGACGATGATGTTGAAGCATATGTACAACGTGTGGCCAATAAGTTCAAAAGGGAACAGATTGTCGACAGTAAAACTGGTCAGGTTGACATGAGGTTCAATCAAATGGCTGTTGACCAAGATTACTTTGTACCTGTAAGAGACCCTGCTACACCAAGTCCTATTGAAACATTACCTGGTGCTACAAATTTATCAGAGATTGCTGATATTGAGTACATTCAAAAAAAGTTATTGACCGCACTTCGTGTACCAAAAGCCTTTTTAGGGTTTGAAGAAGTTGTTGGTGATGGAAAAAACTTATCTCTTCAAGATATAAGATTTGCTAGAACAATTAACAGAATCCAAAAAAGTATGTTGCAAGAATTAAATAAAATTGCGATTGTACATTTGTTTTTGTTAGGTTTCGAGGATGAGTTGGATAATTTTACTTTAGGTTTAACGAATCCTTCAACTCAGGCGGACTTATTGAAAATTGACGTGTGGAAAGAAAAAGTTGCGTTATATAGAGAGATGGTTACTGACCCAGGTAACGGAATTCAGGCAACGTCATCTACATGGGCGAAGAAACATATTTTCGGTTGGTCAGATGAAGAGGTTAGATTAGACTTACAACAACAAAGAATTGAAAGAGCTGTGGGTGAAGAACTGAAACAAACACCTACTGTAATCACTAAATCAGGTGTGTTTGATAACTTAGACAAACTTTACGGTACACAAACAGGTGGAACCCAATCACAATCGGCGGAAACTGAAGAGACTCCACCACCACCTTTACCGTTGGGACCTGAAACTGAGACTGCTCCACCACCTATACCTGAGACACCTGAAACCCCTGAAGCTCCAGCACCTACTGAAGGAGCCGGAATAACTCCCGAGTCGAAGATTAAGGATTTAAATCTTTTAGTAGAAAATGATTTAATAGAAGGGAAGGAATACCTTAATTTGGGAGTTGCTCAAGAATCTTTGGGAGAAATTTCGAAAGAGTTAGATAAGTTACTAAATTCCTAATATTTATCTGTAAATAAAAAAAATGACCTTCGGAATCGTTAAATCGGCAATAGAAAAAAATTTGTTGGAATCTTATAAAAATTCTAATGAGTTTAAAAAATCAATTAGAGAGTTCAAAGAAAATATTTTGAATCATAAATCCCTTTCGAAAATATATTCTTTGTATGACCAATTATCCACACCCCAAAATCTCTCTGAGAGTGAGGCTAAAGAATTTTTAACTGAAGGTGTCTCACTTATTCAAAAGTTACTAACCACGATTAAGTTGCCGAAAACTCTTTTGGAAAAAAAGACCAACAACTATTCTGATATTGATGTTTTAGTTTATACAAATAAAACGAATTTACACGAAAGACTTCAAGCCAAAAAGAACATAATCAAAGTTCTTAGTTCCGAAAAGACCAATATGAAGGAATCAATTAAGTTACCTACAACAAGTATGGTAAAAATTGCTAATCAAACTTTGGAAAATTATATTGATTCAATGGATGATAAATCCAAAAAAACTTTTTTCGAAATTGTAAAAAAAGATAACGGTAAATTACAAGAAGAATTCAATTCACTCAAGGAAAAAACTTTGTTACAACTTGGTTCCCTTATGGAAAAAGAAAATGAATCAGAATTAAAAAATAAGATTTCTGAGACTATTGAAAGAATCAAAATAGAGGAGTGTAATCAAATTAATTTTGTGAAGTTATTATCTTTGACTGAGACCCTATAATCCTTTGTTTTTTCTTTCTTTGTATATTGCTTTCAATTTGGAAGTTCTACTAACCACTGACGGTTTTGTATATTCTTTTCTTGCCAACAAGATTTGATTTTGTTTGGTTTTAATAACTTTGTTTTTTAAAATCTTGAGAGCTTTCTCCAAATTTTCTCCGTTATTTACAGGTATGATTAACATATATTTTTTATAAGTATACTTTTGACTGCTAAAAGTTAATATCTTATTTTTATAAAAATAAACTTTTATAATATGAAAATTAATGAAAAAAGGCAAAAGTGTAAAGTTGAACATTTACAATCCAATCAAGTCTACCTATGGGACAGTAGATTCTAAAAATCTAAAATCAATTTATATTAACATTCAATCTTGGGTTTCACCTAAAACTGACTTGGAAAATTGGAATAGAATTGTTTGTAATCTAAATAGAGAAATAAAACATTCAGTTTTTTCATCCATTCCTACAGAATTTTTTATGGAAAGGAGTATTGTGGACTTAGATTTGAGGGTTAGTGGAATTTCACACGGGAAAAAATCATTTTTTAATTTAGAGGTCAACTTGTTTACCAACAAAGAATTGGATTTTAAATCTAACGAATTGAAAAATTCTGTGAAAAAAATTGTGAGGTCCATTTTTAAAAACAACATATCTAACAACAAATACTTTGATTTTTCAAAGTCCAAGAAAGATTAAGCGTTACTAATGAATTTCGTTATATTTATTTGAAAAAGATAGATGAGAGAATTGAGAATATTGGAGGCACACGAAACAGGTCATGGAATATTGGTTGAGATGGATGCTGGATGGGTAGACCCAAGAGACTCTAGAAATGTTCCGATTTTGGAACAACAGAATAAAATGGATTATAAAAATCCTTTTGAATTCTATGCCGTCCTACAAAAATATAATACACCTAATAGGAATGGACGTTTTTATCCTGAAAAAATATTAAAAAGGGAAGCCGAAAAATATAAAAACATTATATCAAAAGGACTTTCAACCTCCGAGTTGAATCACCCCGAATCTTCTTTGATAGATTTAGATAGAGTATCTCATCTTATTACTGATATATGGTGGGATAAAAATATATTGATGGGCAAACTTAAGTTATTGACATCACCAGGTTTTCATGAAAGAGGTATAGTATCTACCAAAGGAGATATTGCCGCTAATTTGATGAGACAAGGTGTTACTTTAGGAATATCATCAAGAGGAGTTGGTTCACTTAAAAAGGTTGGAGAAAGAAACGAAGTTCAAGATGATTTTGAACTAATTTGTTTTGATTTAGTTTCCTCACCTTCCACACCTGGGGCATACTTATTCAATGACATTAATGACAGAGAAAAATACGAGGAAAATTTAGAGGAAGAGAAAAAAGCGAACGGTGTTTCTGTCGACAAATCTATTGATTTAATGAAAAAACTTTCCGATTATTTGGGAAAATAATTCTATGGACGAAAAGTATTTTGTAGCAAAAATTCAGTATGATTTACCTGATGAAAACACAGGTAAGATTAAAAAAATTCGTGAGGAAAAATTAGTTAAAGGTTACTCAGTAACAGATGTTGAAGCTAAAGTAACAACACGATACAAAGATTTCTCTCATGATTGGAGAATTACTTCGGTATCCGAAAGTAAAATCGATGAAGTAATCGAAAAATAAATAAAGTGGTCTCTGACCACTTTTTTTTTGTTTATACAAGTCTGAAATATAATTTTTTATGAAACGGCAATATTTATTAGAAAAATTAGAGTTATTTCTATGCAAGAAAATAAAAACTTAGTACAAGAGGCACTCATTCAAATGAAAAATGTTGAAGAGGCAATTGCCGAAAACGCAAAAGGAATACTTGCTTCTACAATGAAGGAAGAAATCAACCAGTTAGTAAAAGAATCTCTTTCTGAACAAGAAGATGAGATTGAAGCAGATGTTGAAATGCCTGCAGACGCAGACATGGATACTGATAACGAGGATGAAATGGAAATGGACATTGATACCATGGATATGGAGGACGACTCCAATGATATGGAAATGGACATGGAAATCGACTCTGAGGAAAGTCCAATAGATTTGACTGACGCTTCAGATGAGGAAATCTTAAAGGTTTTCAAAGCTATGAGCGAGGAGGATGGTATCATTGTTAAAAAAGATGGTGAAGACATTCACCTCACAGATAATGATGCTGATACCGAATATTTGGTCAAACTTGGTGAATCTAAAAAATCAAAAAAATCTATGAACGAACAGTTCGAAGAGGAAGAAATGGGTGTCATGGACACCGAAGATTCATTAGATGACATCGTTCGTCAAATTTTCGCTAAGAGTGAAGATTCTTCTATTGAAGGAGAAGATGAACTTGAAAGTGAAGAAGAAGATGAAGAAGTCTTTTATGAAATTGAAATCGGCGAGGACGCTGATGAAGATGATGAAGACGAAGAAGAAATCGATGAAGCTGAAGACGACGAAGCAATGAACATGGATGAAGCTGAAGACGACGAAGCAATGAACATGGACGAAGCTGAAGATGATGAAGCTATGAACATGGACGAAGCTGAAGACGACGAAGCAATGAACATGGACGAAGCTGAAGACGACGAAGAAGAATTCGACGAAGCGATGAACATGGACGAAGCTTACAATCACAAGAAATCGATTAAACCTAAAGGTGTTGGAATCGGTAAAGGTCCTAAATTTTCTTATGACAAAACCGCTAAAGGTGGTTTCAAAGAAGAAAAGAAGGAAGGTCCCAAAATGATGGGAACTGGAAAACCAAAATTCGAATACAAGAAGGGTGCTAACATGGAAGGTAAATCCAAAAAAATCGAAACCAAAGAAGGTCATCAGGGATACAAAGATAAGGAAGATGAAAAATTAGGTATGAAGCACGGTAAAACCGCAATGAAAGACCTAAAAGGTTCACATTCCAAAAAAGAAAAATCTCGTAGAGATGATGCTGGTTTCGAAAAGAGAGAAACTAAAGAAGCTGCTAGAACATACGGTATGGGTTCTAAAGAAGGAAGAGGTCTCAGAAAGGGCATTTCCAATAATAGAAACTTTGTGTATGGTAAAAACGGTGTAACTGTAGAATCTCTTGAAGTAGAAGTTAGTATGTTGAGAGAGAAAAACGAAGAATACAGAAAAGCATTGAATGTGTTCAGAGAAAAATTAAATGAGGTGGCAATCTTCAATTCAAATTTAGCTTACGCTACAAGATTGTTCACTGAACACTCAACAACTAAAAAAGAAAAAATAAATATTCTTAGAAGATTTGACAATGTTGAGACTTTGAAAGAATCAAAAGGCCTTTATAAGTCAATCAAAGAAGAATTATCTAAGAGTGAAACTAAATCAATCAATGAGTCTGTCGAAAAGAAAATAAATAACACTGTTTCTTCAGGTTCAGCGACTACCCTAATTGAATCAAAAACTTATGAGAATCCTCAATTCTTAAGAATGAGAGATTTGATGAGTAAGATAGGGTAATAAATAAAAAAATAAAAAACCAATAAAAATGGGAGCATTATTAGAATCAGGTCTTGTTGGTAACATTGGTCTTAAGCACCTTAAAGTTATCAAGGAAGATACTATCAGCAAGTGGGACAAATTAGGATTCTTAGAGGGTCTTAAAGGTCACCTAAAAGAAAACATCGCTCAGCTTTATGAAAACCAAGCTAGCTATTTAATCAACGAAGCTTCATCTACATCTGACACAGGTGCATTTGAAACTGTGGTTTTCCCTATCGTTAGAAGAGTATTCTCTAAATTGTTAGCTAACGATATCGTATCAGTACAAGCAATGAACTTACCAATTGGTAAATTGTTCTACTTCGTACCTAACATTCAGTCTTATGAAACTGAGTCAGCAACAAACGCTACTCACTGGGCACCTTACGGTTCTCCTAATCAGTCTGCAGGTCAAACACCAAATAGTGGTTACAACTACAATGACACTAAAGACCTTTATGATAGATTTTATGAAGGTAATGAACCAGCGTTAGACCCACCAGGTCTTTACGACTATTCAAAAGGTGAGTGGTCAGCTATCACAGCACCAACAACTAGTGTTGTCACAGTTGCTTGGGTTGGCGATGCTTTAGTTCCATCTGCTTACACGCTAGATAACTACAGAAAAGTTCTTATTGTTTTATCAGGCTTTTCTAACACTGGAACAGGTAAATTAATTGGTCCTGATGGTAACCCAGTTGACAATGAGTCGTTCTTGGCTGACCTACAAATCAGAGGAGTTTCTACTAACTGGTATACTTCAGCTAACACTTCAAACAACTACTTGTTCAGAGTTGTAACTCAAAAGTATGGTAAAGGTATTGTTCAGTATGGTGATAACAATGCTAATTCTTACTTCCCCAACGATTTAACGGGTGGTGGTCAGTATGACAATCTTTGTGATGCTGAAGGTAAGATTTATCTTGAGGTAGACCTTCAAGTTCCAGTTTGTATTACTTGTGGACCATCTATGGACGGTTATACAGGTTCTACATTCTCATCAAACACAACAGAAAACACTGCGTTTATCGGAACTTACAGAATTTACAAGAATCTTGAGTTCGAAGATAAAATCGGTGAGGTATCATTTGACCTTATGTCAGTAACAGTTTCTGTGACTGAAAGAAAATTAAGAGCTCAATGGTCTCCTGAAATGGCTCAAGACGTTGCGGCATTCCACAACATTGATGCTGAGGCTGAATTAACAGCTTTATTGTCTGAGCAAGTTGCGGCTGAAATCGATAGAGAAATCTTGAGAGACCTTAGAAAAGGTGCAGCTTGGAACTTAAGATGGGATTACAACGGTTGGAAGAGATTAGGTAACGGTACTGGTGCTGTTTCATACACACAGAAAGACTGGAACCAAACTCTTATCACAGCAATTAACCAAATTTCAGCTCAAATCCATAAGTCTACTTTAAGAGGTGGTGCTAACTGGATTGTTGTTTCATCTGAAATCAGTGCTATCTTTGATGACTTGGAGTATTTCCACGTTTCAAACGCAGCTCCTGAGCAAGACCAATACAATATGGGTATCGAAAGAGTTGGTACTTTAGCTGGTAGATATCAAGTGTATAGAGACCCTTACTTCCCACCAAACCAAGTGTTAATGGGACACAAAGGTACATCTTTACTTGACACAGGTTACATTTACGCACCATACGTACCTTTACAACTTACTCCAACAATGTACAACCCATTCAACTTCACACCTATCAAGGGTATCATGACTAGATACGCTAAGAAAATGGTTAACAACCGTTTCTATGGTAGAATTACAGTTGATGGAGTTAGAACATTTGACTTGAGAGAGTTGAGATAATATGGTCTAACCTAAATATAAAAGGGTCCTTCGGGACCCTTTTTTTATTCATTCTCTTTTTTCGTTTCGGGTTCATTGAAATTAGAGTTGACAAAAAATAAAGATTTTGAGAGAATTTCAGATTCAACCAAAGAAAAAGAACCTTTTGAATAACAATATTCAATTGCTCTGTTAATAAAAAAAATGGATTGTTCAGGTGTTAATTCATCAATTAGGTTTCTGAGATGGACATCTGATTTGTATCCAATACTACCAAATAGGTGTCCGATTATTTTGGAATCGTTATCTGTCATTTTTGTAGATATTTATTTAGTACAAATATATGGAAAAAAGATTCATAAAAGAAGCCACAGGTTCAGGTTCTAGTGGAAAAATGAAAATTCCTTTAGTCTTAGCACCACAGTTATGGGAAAAAGAAGTATTAGAACCATTCAGTCAACCAGTGTCTCATTATGTAAGTGCCATGAACGCATATGATAGTTACGATGGAAATATGGAAAGAAGTCAGGAAGTTATACGCAAAAACGAAATGAATTCTAAAGAAAAAGCAAATAGAGCAAAAGCACTTTTTTCTCAGAACGATGAGGACGGAAATCCATTAAATGGGTATTCACCCAAAGGGTCAGAGGTACCTGGAACACCTGACTACATAAAGAAGATGGCAGACATCCCCAAATCGGAATATGAGGAGGTTTTGAAAGAGGATTTAGCCGTTTGGTTCGGAACGAAAAAAAAACCTAAGGGTTCCAATCAACCAAAAGGGCCTTGGGTTAATATTTGTAGGAAAGATAAGAATGGAAAACATCCCCCTTGTGGTAGAAAAGAGGCTGACACAAAAAGTTACCCTAAGTGCAGAGCCGCGGGAGTTGCTGGAAAAATGTCTGATTCTCAAAAAAGAGCGGCGTGTCAACAAAAAAGAAGGGCTGAAAAATCAGACCCAAAAATTGGTACGGGCAACAAACCAACGATGACATCTTACAAACCTCGAAAGGAGTCTGTTAGAGATATCATTATGAAAATAATCAAAGAGTCTTTTGATTAACTTTTTCTAAAATATTTTTTAGAGAATGTTGGATATTATTTCTAATCTCGTTCTCCAAATTATTTCTTCTTATTTCAAGGGATTCATCAAATTTTTCTAAGAGGTCAGAATAAATTTCCGTGTTTTCAACGTAGACACTATAACTATAAACATGATTAATGATGTTGATGACTCTATTCTCGATAACGATGAACATACTATGTTCATCATTTTTTATGAATCTCTTAAATGATTTTGGAGCAAAAGTCAGATTAGATTTAGGTGAAAGTATTAGTTTTTCACAAATCTCAACACAAGATTTTTCTTCAAAAGTTACTTCGGGTCTTGGGTCGAACTTATCCTTGAGGTATAAATAAACTTTGAATAGAATTTTAGGAAGGTATCCGAGGGTTTTCGTTTCCATTCAACAAAAGTAGTAAATTTTTCTGAATCAACAATACGGGGCAGAACATTTTTTCTTACCATCAGTACCTGGCATTTTACCTTTACAAACCTGTACAGCATATCCGTTAGCGTACGCACTTGGGTAGACTTTGAATTTAGCTTTAGCGGCGGCCTTTCCTCTTGAACACAATTTAGTTCCCGTTTTTTTTCTACCCTCTGTTATGTTTTCATCACCCACCATTTCTTCTTGGTCAGTATGGTCGGAACCTTTGATTTCATTCATCAAAAAATCGAAAACTTGGTCCATGTTCTCTTTAGCAACCGTAATGTGGTCAGCTGCCCAGTCATGTCCTCCGAGAATTATCTCGTCAACCTTGTTGGGGTCCAATTCCAATAACAAATTGGCTTGTCTAATAACTTGCTCTAAATTACTAAAGAACATATAATTGGGAGATTCTTGCTCCTTTAAGACTTTCTTTACAAGGTTAGAAATATCTTTTTCTGTTATTTTTACAATTTTTCTCATTTTCTGTTTACGATTTCAAAAGTTAATTGTCTCTTATAAGTATCTTTCTCTCCCGAAGTATTCACCTGAATGTCTACATAATATTGATTCGGAATTTTATCTCTCATGTCAAACATGAAATAATACTCATTTGGCGTTCTATTTATTGGAGTCCAATCCTGTACTTGAACTTCTGTGGTTCCTTCTTTAACATAGACTCTGTAAAAAGCTGTGACTCCATCGAGTGGTTGTTGTCCTGTGTAGGCTTTTTTGATTGTGACTCCGACTTTTCTTATATCTGAAGTCAGTATTTTTTCATTTTGAAGAATACCATATATGTCAAAACCAAATTTTTCAGGTTCGTGTGTGTTTGTTCCAATTTGGATACCGGCAGAATAGTTTTGTAATACGAATTGATTTTTCACATTACCTAAAAATTGTCCATTGATTTTCAAATTACTCCAAACATCATAAAACATACAAGGAGCGGCTGAACCCGAAAAAGAATTGGGTATTTCAACCTCATATACACCTTTCGTTCTTTGACAAGTTGTCAAGCCTGATAAACCGTTGAAAACGGTGCCATCTCTATTTTGAATACTTACAAATGGTAATTCGTCCAAGTTTGCGGAATCACCATTTTGAAAAACATAGAGGTATAATTTATTGACTTGGTTTTTTAAAAATCTATTCCTATCATCCTCGATTAAATCGTCATAAGTTGTTTGTAGGTAGGGTTGGTAAAATGTTTGAGTATGTCTCGAAAAGAATCCGACACTATACGACTCTGTAAGTCCTGTTATATTTTCAATTTGTGGAACATACGCAACACCCCACCCTGTAACACCAGTGATAGTACCTTGGAGTATACCATTGATTTCATTAGTCATATCCATTTCGAGATTTTCATTACCGAACTCAAAGTGTTGTCTGGCTACTATGTGTAATTGTGAATAATTGACGTTTCCTTGGTTTAAATTATTATAGACTCCAGGCTCCGACCAATCGGAGATAGTCGTTGTTTGGTACCAATTAGACGGTCTGGTGGAGAATGCCCTAGAATCAACATACGTCAAAGGGTTTTGCCCGCCGTATGCTGAGTTTTTGGTTAGGTTAAAGTCATTATAATCGAAACCAACACCTTCATCCCATTCTTGTGGGTTTCCCGTTTCTCCCGATACATTCGGTATTCTGAATAATATCAGGTCAAAAGAGGTTGCTCTTCTTCTGTCGTCAGACATAAAGGTATTTAGTAACTCATTATCAAATGTTGACGTATTTGTCATGTACAATGTGTGGGTCATTGCTGAAGTACACCCTGTAGAAATAATTCCTTGTTGAATATTGTTGATAAGTAAACCTAAATCTATGTTGAAAAGATATCTTGAGTATCCTGCGTTGGGTACAACAAAATCTGAGATACCGAAATTAAGTTGAACTACAGGGTTCCTTCCGGTGTTAACATACGACGTTGAGATTATCGTATTATTTTTGTCTATATATGACCTTAGAATTGACATTATTTTTCATATAAATATCAATTCAATCGAATATATTTATTCAAAATTTTTGTATAGGCGCTTCGAATTTCGGTTAGAATCTGTTCAACGCTTGTTTTGTCCTGAGTAATTGATACCGGTGGTAATCCTGGATAGGCGTGGGTATGGGTTATTAAAAACCTGACAATCAAATTCAACAATTCCATTAGTTCTTCCCCTCTCACACTACTAGATGTTTTTGGGAAAATTTCTTCAAAAAAAGTAGAACCCGAAATACCATAAAGAGTATTATTCAAATTTATTTGTTCCCTGTATTTGTCGTTTTTATGTGTCAATAAAAACAGATAATCTGAACCAAGGGCGTTGATAGTTGTGGAACCTGATACCCAAACTTCCGTAGAGGTTTCTTGTTTTTCTATTTTTTCTGGAGTACCAACGGTGTTCTTTTTCCAAATTAACCCATAACCTGGTGAGTCATTTGTATTTAATTTTATGTTATTGAAAATTTGACTAACGTTTCTTTGTATGTCCTGAATCATTCCAGGTGGACAAACAGGGCTCGGCACGTTTTGGAACCCACTTTTTGGAACTGAAGGGTTTAAATAGGAATAGGTGTCGTTGGAGGGTCTGAAGAAAATGGGAAATTTGTTTGTTGGGTCATAAAAAAGTCTCTCACCTGTTGCGGAAACATCTTTGTCATTACAGGTTTTAATGAAGGAATTTATAAAAGCTGTAACACCTGTCGAACCACTTATAGGTAAACCAAAAAAGTTTTCTTGGGCTATTATTGTTTTCAGATTTTCAGGAATCACACTTGAAACACTAAGCTCCGTAGAATTAGTTTGTGTACTAGGTTTTAACTGATACAGATAGACAGACCCACAAAACTTGTTGGCAGTATTTTCTGGGTTGGTTATAACCCATTCGATTAAGTATTTCACTTGTAGAGTGGGGTTACTAACTGTAAAGTAAGTTTTGGCTGGATTAGTTTTTTTTATCGAATCAAAAATCGACAATTGTAAAAAAGCCCTGTTTACATTTCCAGCAAACTCTATGTTAGATTGTGGGGTGTCACTATATTTTCCGGCTCTAAGTAATAAATCTGTTTTTTTTACAATTAAATCCGCATTCCCCCTACCTAATATCGCGTTGTCTCCTGGCTCGGGATATAAACCAGAACTTGCTGGGTTTATGTAAGTTCCATTTTTGTTTTTTATATTTTTCGGTGATTTGTACTGCATACCAGTACCGGTAAATTTATCACCTCCAACATTATCTTGATTGAACACTGAATTCGGTGAATAAAATCCATTTTGTACGTAATATTGGTTTTGATATTTGAAATCTCTATTTACAAACATCGCTTGAATAAATTCACCTTGCTCGGGAATTTGATACACGAAGTATGGTAGTAAAGGATTGAAGATAAAAGGGTCTTTTGCTGTCCAAGGGTCAGTCTCTGGATTCCAACCTTCAACACTTTTGATTATATCCTCATAGTTGTCTGTTCTTATACGCGCACGGACTCGACCCAGCATCAACGGGTCTTTGTTGTCAATAACAACACATTGGTAAAATATCGGTCTACTATCCATTTACTCTTGAATTATATTCTTTGAGAAACTTATTATAACTTTCTTCCACAGTATCTAATTGATAGGTTAGGTCGATAAGGTTCTTTTTTATTTCCTCAAATTCATCGGCTAATTTTTCTAAGTTATCAATAATCCTCTGGTTGGGAAGATTTTTCATATTCGATAATTCTGAAATTATATTTTTTATTTCTTGTTTCATATTTTATCTTGGTACCGTCACCCATCGTGGTGGATTACCCGTTTTTCCTGGTATCAACACTGTGTCCGAAACACCATTAGTGTTCATTTCAAGTTTATCCCCTCTTTGGAATGCCAACCCATATAAAACCATTAAGTTTGGTGTTCCATCAGGTAGAGTGAAAGTGGGTATACCAAATTCTTGTAAAAATTTTATACCGTTTATAGTTGCTCTTTCTGGCGACTCACCTGGTAAAATATCGGAAAAGAGCATAGCTAGTGCCGATATTTTTTTTCTTGGTTTTGCTGAAGTAGAATTTGCGGTTTGAAGTAGGTTCAATAAATCTTTTATTTCATCTAATAGAGATTTACATTTCCTAGCGTCGAAAAACCCTCTCGCTACAATAGCAGCCGCAGCACTCGCAATTGTTAATAGTCTCAACAATCTGGCATTCCTCAATTGATTTTGAGATTTTTGTATTTCTCTAAGAGCAATGTTTGTTAATCTCAAAATATCTTTTTTCAATATGTTGAAAAGTTCTCTCACAAAAATAGCCCCTATTCTTGAAATTACGTTTATACTAAATTTTTTGAATATTTTAAGAAATGAAACTCCATCTGTAACAATGTTGTTTATTGCGCCTGATGCCGTTGTCAAACCTGTTATGGAAAATGTGGTTGCTGAGGTAACAGCACTGTAGTAAGTATTGGCGGCCTGAGATTGGATATAATTATACATTACGAAAAGGGGTAAAAGTATCTTAGGACTCAATGCTGCCGAAGCTACTGCCAACCCGATTTGTTTGAAAATTTCTCTGTCAATTTCAGCTCCACCTAAAAAGTTGGAATTTGTATAAATCCTCCAATCAGGGTTATTTGAAATACTTTCGATAATACTATTCAGCGTATTAACCTGTTGTTCGATGGTTTGACCCGATGAATTTAGTTTAAAATCTACAAATTGTTCCGTGAGATTTTTAAAATTAATTGGTAATTTAACGTTGTCACAACTTGTGAATTGATTTACCCCTTGTTGTATATTTGAAATGGTATTATCAATGTTTCTTAAATCTACTTCAGTTAGTTCAAAAAATGTTTCATCCACACCATCAAGTTCTGCGATTTTGGCAATTCCACTTACGTCAATTTCACTTTTGGAGTCAAAACAAAGTCCTAAAATTCTACTTGCTATTTTGTAAAATGCTGATTGTTTTTGTATTTCTCCCGAACCCATTCCCAATTGCATACTCATGTACCCTTGAATAAGTTGACAAATTTGTGTTCCAATATCGGCAGTATCGAATAACTTGATTGTATCATAATAATCTTCCAACCATGTGTGGATTTTGTTTGCTGTTGAGCCTGTCACTATTCCACTTGACGATATTGTACTACCACTTCTGTTTACCAAAGCTATTTTGTAATAATCTCCTGTTACGCCGTACTCATTCACGTTGGTGTACATTATATCCATTAGAGGTTGACCACCCTTACCTTGATATATTTGACCTGTATTTTGTTTGAATGAATAATTAGGTGTTTGTGTTAACAAACCCAAAGTCCTATTCATTGGAAAGGGTTCTTTACCTCCGTATGGTCTGTATACACCTGGTACTACTGAGGGATTGTTTACTTCGTAGAGAATTTTAGCTATAGGATTGTCAAGCTCCAATTTTAACATTCCACTCGCTAATGTAATTATGTCCAAAGACTGAACAGGTATTGTAGTACACGCCGAAAATGGTAGTTGTGGTAAAGGTGTTGATGTTAGGTCGTTAAGTGAAATACCACTGTATGTTTGTTCTTGTGTACAACCTATCGCTTTGATTGACTCATCAGAAATAATATTTTTGACTTCGGGTTCACATTTAGCTGCGGCTTGAAGTATTATTTTTCTCAGTTCATTATAGGTGTCACCTCCTTTACCTCTAGTCAACCCAATGAGATTTAATAGTTCATCCGTTGAGGTATTTGTACTTCTTAGGTATCTTTTCTGTTGTTTATTTATTTTATTAAGCTGAGTGGCTAATTGGTCAACAGATTTTTGAAGTGGGTTTCCAAGTTTTTTTTTGTATTCTTGTACTTTTGAGGTTGCTTCAACAAATGCGCTAATTGCTGATATTTGTTCACCAGTATCTTTGGAGGAATTTGCTAAATCAACAGTAGGTGTTTGTTGCATTTTATCTCATTTTATAAGTTTCCTCATCGTTGGAAACATCCTTTTCAATTAGATTTTGAATCAAATCATCATCCAAATCAGATAGTGTAAACGATTCTGTAGACGAATTGGATTTTTCCCAAATCGAGGATTGTAGTTTAGATAAACTCAATTTTTTTTCGACACAATCATTGATAATTTTTTGTTGCTTTTCGATAACAGGACCAATTGTTGTCATATCTTCAGGGTCCTTCAACATCTGTAGCATTTTATTTTGTATTCTTATAGCGGTGTTACGCTGCTCTACAAGTTCATTGTAAATTTCTTGTAATAACGCTAAAATTGAGTCTTTGGTAAAATTGATTTCTTTTCTTTGAGGTCTAGGCATATCAATAAATATTTTTTCATTGATTTTTGAACTTCATTTGAATAGTTAGATAAAGTTTTTTAAATTTTTTTATAGAGCCTCTTATTTCTTTAGTACTTAAATTTGTCATTTCTCTCAGAGATAAGAGGATTACGTTCTTGTTGAACTTGTTATTTTCTGCACCTGAGAATATTGTTTCGTAGTTGTTGAATAGGTCTACTAAGGCTAACCCTAATTTCCTTTCATTATCATTTAAACCTTCGTTGTTGATAAAAATTTGTAGTTCTTCAAGATATCCTTGTAGGATTAAATTTGTGTCCATTACCTCTTCGTCAATTCTATAAGTCATATCTGGCCTCTCTTCGATAGTTGAGGATATATCCTCGTAGGAAACTTTTCTATTTGTCTCTTTTTGGTCTTTGATAATTTGACCCATCAAATAGTTTTTACAAATAGTACCAAAATATGAGTAAGCTTTTTTGTTTTTTGATGGTTTAAATTTGTCAACTTTGGTCATCAAAAAAGAATGTGTATCCGTATGGATTTCGACAAAATCCATATCTTTGCGATAAAGTTTATACCTCCTTATAATAGACGAAATCATTTTGTCCAAAGGAGCCCTGAGAAACTCGTTATAGATTTTATTTTTTTCCTCAGAAGAAGTTGCTAACAGAAAGTTTTTTACTGCTGTTTCTTCTCTAACATCAAAATAGTTTTCTTTAACGGATTTTCTACCCCTTTTTTTGGATGAAACGTCTTCTGTTAAAGCAGAAAGTGTTTCGCTCATTATCCATTTTCTGGTTGATATTTTATGGTTCTGTCCTCAACAAAGAAATATTCTTTTTTTGCAGTTGAAACCCAAAATCTAACCTCATCTTCAACTAATTTGTCTTGACCATATTTGTAATTCCAAAATATTGACCCTTCTCTTAAGTTAGTATGTTTATATCCAAGCTTAGGAATTGTCATAATTAAAACTGAGTTGTAGGTAAGTCTTAACAAGAATTCATACACAAAGGTTAATTTGATGGAAGGTTTGAAACCACCAAAGTTTTCAATGACACTCTTTTTTATTACACAACCAGAAGTTTGGAAATTCTGATACTCTTGAAGAGTTTCATTTGTCAAAATCGACATTTCTTGAGTGAAATTTGCTGCGAACGTTGCTTCGTTAGTAAATCCGGCAAAACCACCTTTCTCATCGGTTTCAACCACTACAGGTAGGAAAACCTGAACATCGGGATAAGACTTGATGTATTTGTTTACGTTATCAAACCAAATACCGGAATATTCATCATCGAACTCGAAAATTGAAATCCATTCATGTTTGGAGTTTTTAACACCATAGTTAATTTGCTCACAGAAGTTCGGACTTTTATCCCATAAAAATTTCGAAACAGTTAGAGTCCCAAAATCATAGGTTGATAGGAAATTGATAAGTTCTTCTTCTTGTGTATGAACAATTACTAACTCATCGATTTGATGCTTTTGATTCGATAGAGAATCGATTGCCTTTTTGAAATAATCCGAAAAGTCTTTAGCCTTTGCTGACTTAATTGGTAATATTACTGATATATCTAAATTTTTTTCCATTTTAATCTTCAAGTTTACTTAATTGTTCTTCGAATGCTTCTGCTCTGCCTGTGAAATATTGCCCGAATAGGTTAGTGACAGTTGCTTCGAATTCTTGTTTATTTTTGAAATTATTTACTGTTTTTTCCATGTTTTCATAAAGTTCAGGTCTGATATTGTCCTCTAACCAATTTTGAATAAAATCGGCAATAAATTCAGTCATAATAGTTACGTCTGTCAACCAAATACCATTATCAGGATTCATCCAATCAGGTTTCATATCAGGGACTTTAGCCATACAAGGAACACCACAAGCCATAGACTCTAATGGGAAAGTTCCAAATCCACTGCTGTTGTCAATCCAAACACTCAAAAAACATTCTCTCAAAACATTAGCGAATTCTTTTTCAGGTAGACCTCTCATGTCTCTGAACGTAAACCATCTGTATTGTGGGAATCTCAGATAGAAAGTCTTAATCAGATTTATGGCATCACTCTGTTCTCTAGTATGAACTCCAATTATTGGCATTGGAGGTAAATCCCTTTTAGTAAAGTTTTCTGTTATATACGGAGGTACAATATCAAAACTTGTTTGTCTCATCACTTTGTCGATGTAGTTTTTTTGACTTTCCGATGTTGTGATACATTTGTAAACGCCAAATTGTGCCCAATTCTGCCCAGGTTGTAAGGTTTCTACGATGTAGCTATAACTTTGAGTAAGTACAATTTTAGCACAAGGGATTTTTTTGATTTGGTCCATGACATAACCAAATATTTCAGGAATAACTATAAAATCTTCAGGAGAAACTTCTAAGTTTTGTCCCTCGATTGATTTATGTGGTAACTCATCCATGTACTCTTGTCCTAACCAAGAGGACACACCCACATAGTCATTCTTTTCGTGTAAAATTATCGGATTGTATCCGTTTTTTTTGACTGCCATAGCCATCTGATAGATATATCTGATAGAAGCTCTAGCATTACCTTTAGTGTCTTGAGTAAAAAAATAAATTCTTGCATTTTTATTTTTCAAATTCTCAATAGACAATTGAACTTTTTGTTTTTCTATACTTGCCATTTTTAATAATGATTAACTAATTTTTTATTTAATAGACTGTTGAATGCTATCTTGAATGGGATACTTATGTTCATATTACTTTTCAGACCTAGCTTGTCGTCAATTTCTTCCTGTTCACTCAATACAACTTCTAATAACATTTTTACGAGTTCAAATTTTACAATGTTTATTCTAATTTCCGTATTCCCCGAAATCGGTTCATTAGGAAACTCTTCAGACATATCTAAAAATTTTTCAATTTCGTCTAAGTCTACAAAATAATTTTCACCTAATACTTTTAACATATTTCTTCTATTTTAGTTTTAAGTTCTTTCAACTTAACAATTTTATGTTCCACTTCCAATTCAGTATTATAAGGTGTTTGGTACTTTATAACAATTTTCCCTTTAGGGTAATTTAATAATAATGAAGGATTTGCGGTAAGTAAAATATCGACTGAATTCCACAGATTATCAAGGGTGGATTCAGAATAAAATTTTACACCTTCAACTAAACATCCGAATTTTGATAGAAAAAAGAGAGACGCCGGTTTAGATTTTCCAATTTCATCAGAAACAATTACAATATCGTGTTTGTCTCGCATTTCCAAATAAAAATCATTCAAGTCATTCATACTATTGTATTCCACACTTCCAGCGTGTCCGAATATTTCCATTGTATGTTCCTTATACAAAAAATTATAAACCTCATCTTCATCTTTGAATAACAAATGGTTTTTGATATCTAATGAGTCCAAAGTTGATATAACTTTATATTCGAAATCACTTTCTTCTTTAAAGGGATTTTCTATAAACCATTTTTCATACTCTTGTTGAATTTTTTTTAGAGTATCTCTAAGTACACCGTTGATTTCAATACCAATCCTCATTCTTCGTATCTTTTCAAGATTTCACTGATTAATGGATTTCTTACAATATCTTGAGGGTTGAATTCGAAAATCCCAACGTCATTCAAACCTTTAAATCTTTTTAAAGCATCCCAAAGACCTGTGTGTGTTTTGTCCTTGTGTCTGTCAAATTGTTCCAAGTCACCCGAGATAAAGAACTTAGAATTGAAACCTATTCTCGTTAATAAAAGTTTCATTTGACTTGGTGTTGAGTTTTGGGATTCTTCAAAAATCAAAATTGAATTGTCTATATTCATACCTCTCATATAAGCTAGAGCAAATACTTCGATTGCTTCAATTTCTTTAAGTTTTTCTTTAGCCTCTTTTCCTATTATTTTATTTAACAAATAATACGATGGGAAGATGTAAGGGTCTAATTTTTCTTCAACACCACCAGGTAAACTTCCAAGTTTTTCTTCTGCTTCCACAGCTGGTCTTACAATAATAATTTTTTCATAAGGTGTTTCAGGGTCTACCAACAAATCTACCGCACATTTCATTGCGATATAACTTTTACCGACACCTGCGGGTCCTGAACAAATTGTTATTTGGTTTGATACTAATGTTTCGTAATATATTTTTTGACTTTCAGATAAAAATTTTTGTTTAGTTTTCTTTTTAACAATTGAACAAATTAATTGTTTTTTTGTTTTAGCAACACCCTCGTCAACTGATGGTGTTGGAGTCGGTTGTCTCCTTGTTAGTTTACCCATTAATTTTTTTTTATTGTTTAATATTTTACGTATTCCTTAATTTCCCTAATTTCAGAATTAGTGGACAAATTAATTTCATTCTTTAATCTAAATCTTTCATCATTTGTAAAATATACTTTTCTTGCTAAAGTAATGAATTCATCATTAAATGTTTGTTCGCTTTCCATAATTCTCAACTTATCTTCTACATCCCATAAATCAGAGTTTACACTCACTAATTTATGATAAATTGATTCTATGTGTGAATCATTCAAGTATGTGGAGCAAAGATTATACAATAATTCAAATTCCACGTTAATGAAACTTAATTTTGTTTCATCACTAATCTTGGTTTTTTTTACTTGGAGAATTGATAGTTTATCAATAATTTCTCCAATACTTACTGGTACACTAATCATGTTATTTAATTTTCTGTTTTTCTGTACTACCTGGTTCTCTTCTGTAGATTGTACTACCACCATCAGGACTTTCATAAATCCAAGGGGTATTTAGTTCTACATGGTCAACTTGTGACTTAATCCAAGTATAAGTCTTTTTTAATCCAATTGAAAGTGGTTGACTAACTTCCCACCCAATTTTTTCTCTGTAAAGTTTGTTATCAGAATTTCTACCTTTGACACCAAGAGGACATTTAAATCCATATTTTTTTAAGAATTCTTCCCCTTGAAGATTTTCGATATTTATATCTTTTTTAGATATTTTAATTACCATTTCCGCGAGTTGATTTATGGTTACCATTTCTTCACTCCCTATGTTAACGGGACCTGTAAAATCTGACTCCATGAGTCTTAGAACTGCTTCCACACATTCTTCAACAAATAAAAAGGAACGTGTTTGAGAGCCATCACCCCAAACCTCAATTGAGTCTCCATTTGCACTTTCGGCAACTTTTCTACACATTGCCGCTGGTGATTTTTCTCTACCACCTCTCCAAGTTCCCTGAGGTCCAAATATGTTATGAAACCTAGCAATACGAACGTTTAAATTATAGTTTCTGTGGTATGCCAAGAATACTCTTTCGGAGAACAATTTTTCCCAACCATATTCTGAATCTGGATTAGCCGGATAAGCTGAACTTTCTTCACAGTTAGGATTATTTGGGTCAAGTTGGTTATGCTCAGGGTACATACATGCTGATGAAGAATAAAATACTTTACCAACCTTCTTTTTGACACATTCTCTAGCGACGTTAAGATTTATGGTTGCTGAGTTATGCATAAGGTTTGCGTCATTTTCACCTGTGAAGATGTATAGAGCACCTCCCATATCAGCGGCTAATTGATAAACTTCATCAACACCCTCCTCGATTACCAAATCAACAACTTTGGGGTCCGTTAAATCACCCAAAATAAATTCATGACAAATTTCATCGTGAGAAAAATGTTCGTGTTTTTTGATATCACAAATTCTTACGTGATTACCCTCATTTTTCAGTCTCTTAGCTAAATGTCCACCGATGAAACCACCTCCACCGAGAACAACTATTTTTTTACCTGTTGATTGATTCTTCTGCAACTTCATATGTAATGTTCATTTTTTCGAAAATTTTATCGCAACTAATTTGATTAGAGCTCCAAGAATTTATAACTGATTCTTCAAAATATTCGGGGTTAACCCACCAATCCTCGAAATACATTTCCGGGTGTCTTGAGTGTGAGATATCACCACAAATTAATTTGTAACCTTTGGACTCCAGCAGTTGTCTTTGTGGTAATCTTTCTGCCTCATCGAAATGATTTCCTAAATAAGCGTCGTGTTCAATTGTTATGATTTTGAATTTGTAGTTGGTGTCAATTATTTTTTGAAGTAATTTGAATCTGTCTCCGCAACCTTCCATATCCAAGGTTAGATAATCAATAACTTCATTGTCATAGTAACCTTTTAGTAATTCATTATAATCTTGATTAAGACAATCTGCTTGAATGAACTTACATCTGCGTTCTTTCCATTGATTACTGAAATCGATTATGTCCAAAGAAATACCGTCCCATCCATTTAATTCGAGTAAGTAAGTATTGTTAATTTTTTTAGGTAGGGAGCATCCCAAATCAAGAAACTTACCTGGTTTACCTTGACTTATGTTATAAACAAATAAATCTTGACCGCACTGAGAATATGATTTCATGTTTTTTATATTTTATTTTGATATTATTTTTCCTTTTTTTCTAAGGATAGTGAGACCATGGTTTTTTGGGATTGTCATCCACTCCCATTTATTTTTGTCTAACTCTTCAACTGCCCTATAGGGCCCACCAAGACCCCATTCACTTTTTTCGGGATAGTTGATTGGATTGAAGAAATGTGGGTGACAACTGTGACCCATCAAATCGTGTAGTAATATGATTGTATTCTCATCACTAACCCTATCAATTTCTTCTAGTTCTGTTTTTACGTGAGGGTAGCTGTGCCAATCATCAACATAGATTATATCGTATTTTTCAGTATTTTTTTTCAAAAATTCTATGGCATCAGATTGTACAAATGTTTGATATTTTGTTAAATCTTCCGGAGCTTTCCAAACGGTTCTTGAAATATCTACTGAAGTTAGATGACCACCCAATACTTTACAGGCGACTAAAAAAGGGTAACTTGAACCCCCGTCTCTTACTCCAAGTTCCAATATTTTTTTGGCATTCATTTGAAGAGCGATTGAAAAAAAAGTTAAGACATGTTCGAAATATTGTTTCCCACCATCGTCTTTAGTTTTCAACGTTCTATTCATCAATTCGACTAAATAATTTTCCATTATATTTTTTTTATAATTTTATTTATTCCTTCTCTCAAAGATATTTTCGGTTTCCAATAATCGAGAATGTATGGGTCGGGTTCATTTTTTTTATTTTTCTGTACATCATCAGTTTCTGTAGAAGCTACTATTTCACAGGGTATGTATTCTTGAATAATTTTAGCAACTTCTAAGATTGAATTCCATTCGAAACTAGTAATGTGAAGGTTTTTATTTCTATCTATATCATTGTAATTCAAAGATAATATTTCTAAAGCATTAGAACAATCTTCTGCATGTAAAAATTGTCTCACCTCGGAACCGTCAGTCAACATTTCTATTTTTCCTTGTTTGGCTTTGAGAATAAAATCAGTTATTACATGTGATTTTTCCAAATCATGTTCAGGTCCGTATACATTCCAAAATTTTACAGTCAAACCATTCAAAGATGTGGTACAAATTTCACCCATAGATTTTAAAAGTCCATATGGGGAATAGGACATGTTTGCCATTTGTGAGGAGGCAAAAATAAAAGGTTTATTGAATTTTTTGATTGATTTGAATGTATGAAGAGTTAGTGCTAAATTGTTTTCAACAAATTCATATGTGTGTTGATACTTTTTTAAGTATCTTGAACCACCAACATCAAAGGCCAAAAACATCACGAAGTCGACATCTTTCATTATTGTATCAAGAACATCAGGAATTCTGAGGTCTTGTTTAGGGTCTTTGATGATGTCAAACTCGACCACCTCATGACCTTTATTTTTAAGATATTGACATAATTCTAATCCTATTTGTCCTTCGGAACCTAAAACCAAATATTTCATAATTTATCTTTGAACAAAAATTCCACCCATAGAACCTCCATGGGTAATTTCAAATTTATAGTTGTATTTAATTATCCATTCAGTAAACGCTAATCTTTCATGTTCGTCAAAATCTTTGTTTCCTCCATGCCAATCATCAAATCTGATATATAATTTATTCCAATCACACTTTGTTACAAACTCTAAAGCTGACACCGTCGGTTCGTAAATGTCAACATCTATGTTGACTAAACTTATTTTCGAAATTTCGTAGTCTGATGGTTTAGTCAGTTTATGAACATCACTGACAATCATTTTTACATTTTTGTATGGTGATAGTTTTTTTAAGGCCTCTTCCTTATTTTTTGGAATTCTATTGTTGTTAGCAAAAAGAGGATTTGATAAACTGAACATCCCTTCGGACCAATCTGCTGTTTCAGGTAAGGTTTTGTTAGATTTTTCTAAACCCTCAAAATGGTCTACTGTGAATATTGTCTTATTCGGAAACGATTGAGAAAGTAAAATTGCTGATTCACAACTGAAGGTACCGAACTCCAATACGTCCCCTTGTGTTTCAAATTTTTTTACAAAACTAGATAAATCACTTAAAGAGCACGATTGTTTGTTTGGACTGGTGTTCATAGATTCTTAAGATAATTTTCGTAAATATAATCCTCAGCAATTTGAAGAGACATAGCAGCTTCAAAATTTTTTTGAATGTGAGGCATCATCGAATCATACTTTTCTCTTGACAGAGAAGACAATGTTGGGTCATCCTCCAAAAATATAACTCCTCTTGGGTCAAAGTATTTTTCAACCACTTTTCTAGACCCCCAATAAACAGGAACCGTTCCGACGGCGAAACAATCGGTTAATTTTTCTGTGAAATAAGTGTCTGAGTTATCGTTTTCTATTGCTACGGAGAACATATAGTCAACTAAACCATCTTCTTTGTCGTTTAATTGGTGAGGTCTTCCTGTACCGAATAGGTCAACTTTATCTTTTAATTTTTCAACCCAATTCAATCTGTTTTGGTGACCTCTTAACCATCCTTTTGTGGAGGCTATCATTGAAACCAATTTGGTTTTTTCATGAATTTTTCTATTACGTTCCCAAATCCAAGGGACTGCGTTTGAAATTGTATAAGTGAAAGGGGCTCCGAGTTCTATCAAACTATCCACACAAGTGAAAATATACTTGTAATGTTCCTTCACCATGGGCAAATTCTCTAATAGAAATTTAATAGTTCCTTCATTCATTTGAGGTGATTCTAACAACCATCCAATTTTCTCTCTTGATGGGTCATTAAATCCCCAATCTTTGATGTAGTTATCCACATATACTGAAATCTTATATGGGTCTTGGGTGTCTCTTGACAACCATTTTAACGTTTTGGGATTATTTCTAGCTGAAGAACAATCGTAGTCCCCCCACCAATCTGATACTTTTCTAATTTTAGGTAATTCGCTCATAATTTAATTTTTTGGTTTCAGTTCACCGTTTATATATTCTACTTCTATTTTATTCCAATCAGGTTGAAACATATCCATGTAGTTTTGTGGTCCACTTGGTCCAAACCATACAGATGGAACAAAAACTTTTTTATTTGGATTTTGGTTTAGGAAAGCCGCCCACCAAGAAAATGTAGAATTGGAAATGATATTTGATTTACAAAGTGACATTATCCACATATCGATGTAATCTTCCTCATTTATAAGTATCACATTATCACTCTTGAAATTTTCTAATAACCAGTTTTTATCATCTCCGAAAAGAAATAGATGGTCGTAATTTCCGATAATGGTAAGTGCTTTGTCAATATATTCTTTGGAAACACTAGGATGAATGTGGGGGTTTTGTTTATAATCACCAAATCTCACGTGTATCGAAACTGTGTTTTCTTGATTAAGTTGAGGATACTTCTCCTTAATTTGTTTGATGAACTCTTGCGTTGGTCCAAAATATTCAATAACGTTTTTGTCGAATCCCAAAAAGTTTTTTCCGCTTTGGAAGTATCCTTCAAACACAGTGTTGCCTTCTACAGGATTCACATCAGAATATTCCCATGGACCTTCGTGAACTTTTGTAAATCCATCTAAACTATCTATAAATTTAAGTTTTCTGAATACGTTGTCTCGATAATTCGAAGCGTCTCTACCTTGCAAGGGTGTCCATGATTTGGGTAAAAAAACTACCTCTCTATGATGTTTCCAAGATTGACAAAGGGCGTGAGCGGCTTGGAACATTTGATTTCCAAGTCCACCCATCAGATTACAAGAAATTAAATTACTCATTTTTGAAATGTTGTGTTTTCCCAAGATTCCCAAACAAATGGATATTCCCATTTAAGTTTGAAACCAATTTGAGTTAATCCCTCTTGAATTTTTTTATGTCTCTCTTCATAGTTTTCACCCATTCTGTGGTACTGAACTTGAATATAGTTGAACTTTTGTAAAATACCTGACTTAATCCATTCTTCCATAAGAGGGTACTCCTCCCCCTCGATATTAACCTGCATCAAATCTACCTTATCAATATTGTGTTTATCCAAATAATATTCTAAGGTGTGACATTTAACGGTTTGAAGGTTATTAGAATTCAAATAAGCGGATGTCGCATCACCATCAACCGCAAAAGACAACTCTTTTTCTTCTGTGGAAATACCAGCATTTTCAGTTTTGATTTTGTCTCTATTGTTTTTGAGGTAATAATCAAATTCTACAATCATTTTGTCGTAAAATTCTTTTATTGGTTCAATGACCAAAACATTACAATTGAATTTAGTTGAAACTCTTTTAGTCCAAAGACCGTGAAAACCACCAAGTTCAATGACTTGAGAATTTTCATTTAAGGGATAATCTAATACGAGAATATCGTCTCCTTTATCTGCTCTCCATTTTGCGTGTATTTCTGACATTAATTATAATTTTTTATAAGGTGTTTTATTTCTGATTTTATTTGTTGTCTTCATGACATTTGTCATATTAACTTTATGGTCATTAATCGGATTAGATTCGTTGTAAATGTATAAAATATCTGTCAAAAATCTATAATGTTCCTCTCCTGACATTTCAAACATAGGAAACATAAATGCCAAGTCGCCGGCAACACTCCAAAAATTACCATCTTCATCTTTCAAATCAGAATCTTCAATTTTCTTCCACAGCCATGATTTCCATGTTCTCATATGTGAAAGAGTAAATGTTTGTTTTCTAACATCTGAAAATTGTTGTGGTGGTTTGGCAAATCCTGGCCTACCATCGTGATACTTGAAAGAACCACTTGTCATCCAAACATTTGGGTCTTTGTAAATTTCATTAATAGTACTAAAAACGTTTGAGTTAGGTAACCAGTCATCACCATCAACTTCAACACAAATTTCATCACCATCCAAACCTCTCCATCTTATTATTTGGTCATAGTTACCTGGTTGATGTAACTTACAGTGATTTTCAATTAACACAAATCTATCATCCCCTTGAATAGTTTTTTTCACAATATCGACAGTTTTATCTGTAGACATATCGTCAGTTATAAAACATTTGAAATCTTTGAATCTCTGGCTCATTATAGACAATAATGACCTCTCGACGAAATTTTCACAGTTATATGTTGTAGTAAGAATTGTCACGATAGTATTTTTATATATTCTTCTTTTATTTGTTTTGCTACTTTATCTGCGTGATATTTTTCCAAATCTGTGGGAGGTTCAAATTTTTGTTTTTCAATAATTCTACCCAAAGAATCAACTTTGAATATCCAACCAGGTTTACCACATAGCCATCCTTCAATTGTTGTACGACCTAATTGAATTCCAGCAGTTTCCTTACATTCTCTAATGTATTTTTCAACATCCCAAGTTGGAGGAAAATATTTCACATTTTCATACGATTTCAAAACGTCCAAGTAATTTCCTTTATTTTCACCCACAACCCATAACTCCATTCCATTTTCTTTAGTATATTCAATCAATTCTAATAAAGTTTCTCTTCTAAGATAGTCCAATGTTCCCACAAACAAAAGATAGTTTTTTTCTTCTTTAGCTATCTTAGAAAATTTGGTTTGGTCAACGGGATTATAAATTACTGAGATATTTGATTCGGGTATGTCGAAGTTGGTTTCTAAGTGTTCTTGTATCTCAGGTCTGATAGCAATGTATCTTTTTATAGAATCGTGAATTACAGGGTTTTCTAATTCAATTACTTCTGAATGAATAGAACAAATTTTATCTATTTCAGGAAAAAATTGTAGAATTCTTTCTGTGACTGGTTTATGTTGAATGTGTATAATATCGAAATCAGGTTCAAAGATTTTGTACATTGTGTTAGGCGTGGACTTAATTTTTCCTTGAGGAGAATCGAATTCCCAAACACCATCACCGAGTTTGAAACCGGGGGTTTCTTCAAATGAAAGTACTCTTATTCCATTCTTCCTTGCCAAATCAGTTAGGGGACCTCCGATTTGAGATAGGACAGTAACACTACAATTTAACTTCATCAAGTTTTTAGCCAACTCATACACATAAAGTTCCGACCCTGTAAATGTTCTGAAAAAAAGACATGAAATTAGGACCTTCAATCTGTCAGTTTCTTTTATTTTTACTTTTATTGGAAAGTTGTTTTTATATTTTTCAACGAATAGTTTTCTATTGTCTTCCCATTGTTGGTTAGTCATCCCAATAGATTTGTGAGTGATTCTAATGTTTGTAATCACCCCTATCTTAACACCATTCAAGTAATTTTCAACACAGAATGGTAAGTCATAAAAATGGAACCCTGAAAAATCTTCAACGAAATTATTTTTGATTTTAGTTTTATCAACAGCAATAAAAACTCCGTCAACTAAGACAGTCTCTTTAATCTTATTACCAAACTCTTCTGAATATTTTGAAGTCCATTTTTTTCCACCACTTTCGTGATTTACAACTCCAATCATTTTGTTTCTTTTTTCCCACCATTGACCACTATTTGGTAAGATTGTAGTACCCGCTAAACCGATGATTCCATAATTTTCATTTTCAAAGTGTTTAACTAATTTGTAGTACCAACTTGTTGTATCGAAATAAATGTCATCGTGAATGAACAAAACTAAATTTGTTTTAGATTCTGAAAGAATTTCGTTGTAAACTTGTGATAAGGATTTATCCCCGTTGTTTATTTTTTCTATGACTTCTAATTTCTTGTACCCTGAACTTTTTTTCAAGTATTCAATGAATTCAGGTTTTGTACTTCTTGTTGAGTATCCTACAGTTAACATTAATTTAATTTTTTTTCTTTAGCTTCTTTGATGATTTGGTGAGGAGTTTTTTCAGGATTGGTTTTTGATATTTTAATACATTCCAAAATAAACTCAGCTAAAATATGTTTTTTTTCTAATTTTTTAATTAGTTCTATCAAGGTGTCAAGGTTTTCGTAGAATTTTCCCATAAAAATAATTTAAATACCCGTACTACCAAAACCATTGTCCCCTCGGTCAGTTTCTTCGAGCTCATCGACATTGATGAATTCTACATTCTTACCGTTGACTACAGGACACAAAACCCCTTGAGCGATTTTCATCCCTTTTTTTATTATAATAGGATGAGGGTTAGCATTGAAGATTGGTACTTTAATTTCCCCTGAATAACCTTGGTCTACAGTACCAGGGGAGTTTAAAACCATGATACCTTGATTTATTGCTAAACCACTTTTGGTCCTTACTTGAATCTCATAACCTTCGTCAAATCTGAAAGATAATCCTGTTGGGATTAGATGCCTTCCGAATGGTGGTATTTCTACTTCGATTGTTGAATAAAAATCAAAACCGGAGTCGGAAGGATAGTTGTAAGATGGTAGAATGGCATCTTGGTTAACCTTTTTAACACGAATTTCCTTAGTATTGAGATATGAATAAAACTCTTGGTCTAACTTTTCAGGGTCTGAATCCATTAGACGCATCAACTCAGAATCAGATTCTATTTCAGCATTAGTCTCTTCCTTTAGTTTGTTCAAAAGTTCAATAATTTCATCTAAGGATAAATCCTCATTTTCTTGTTCGTTGTTCATTTTAATTGATATAATTTTTTTATTACTTCTATTAATTGAGTTACATCTTTTTCACAATATTTGACAATACCTTCGATATCATTTTTCACCCAAAACGCCTGATGAACTTTATTTCCTGTAACCTCCATATTTTTTGAAGATTCAACACCTAAACATACACACATCAATTCTAAAGATGCGAATTGACCATATCCACCGTATTGCCATAAATCTTTAGTATCGAGAGCTTTAACTTCCCAAGGTTTAACATCATGACCCGGTAATAGTTTTGGAGGAAGTAGTCCATTTATTATCATTCTTTTAGCTAACGTAGGGATATCAAAACCTCTAACATTGTGTCCACATAAATAAAAACCTAACTCTCCAGACCTATACAATAATTTTTGAACATCGGTTAAAAGTTTTTTTTCGTCGTTACTATGGAACGATTGTATTTTTATTTGACCCCCATCTAAAACAAACGCTGCGCTAACACAAACAATTTTCAAAAATTCAGGGACCAAAGCCGCTCTGTTAACAAAAAGTTGCTCCACAGGTGTTTCTGATTCCTCGGGAAATCTTTTTCTTAAATTGTCTTGTATGTGTTCAAATTGAAAAGATAACTCAGGTTTGTTTTTTTTAAAACTCTCCCAATCAGGTTCACAACCAACTGTTTCGATATCAAGGAATAACAATCTGTTTATAGGGAGATTAATCATAAAATTGATTTATAAAATTCAGCTCTCGATTTTGTAACGGTATTCAAATCATACTTATCTTTGACTGTTTCGTATAGTCTTTCACCCATATCTTTAGCCATATTCGGATTACTGAGTAACTTCTCAATAAACTTAGCCCAATCAGAATGATTTCTATTTTCGTTTACCAATAAAGCATTACCATCGACAAATTTACCATTTTCTAAACAATGTTTCAAATCTAATGTATATGGTCCAATATCACTGGCAATTATTGCTTTTTTATAAAATCCAGCTTCAATAACTTTCAGTTGTGATTTTACTCTGTTGAAAATTACATTTTTGATTGGTGCCAAAGATACATCAAATTTAGAATAGTTCTTAGCATATGTTTGAATTGGTTTTGTCCAAACACGAACATATGATTCGTTTACTTCGTTGGGGTATACCTCTTGGTTATAATTCAGAAGATATTTTTTATATTCTTCGGAGACGATTGAGTATTTTTGGGTGAAGATTTCTTCGTATCGGGCCCAAACAGTTTCACTTGGTAAGATGTTTCTTTTTTTGTGTTCTCCTGTTTGTTGATTTATTTCTGTAATGGTACCTCTTGTGTCAAAACCACAAAGAACAAACTGTAAATTATCCATCTTGGAACCCAATTTACTAAACGATTGGTCCAACAATTGTATATCGTGTAAGTGCGAGGAACCTCCTAACCAACCAACTCTTAGTCTGTCAGATTGTGAGGTTGGTTCGTTAAATTGAGCTTCTTTAGGATTAATTGCGTTAGGAAAAATATAAACGTTCTTATTTAATTTTTTTATTTCATCAGCAAAAATAGATGTTGTTGTAGTAACATACTCTGAAGCTCTTAGATTCGAAGTAATCTTTTCATCAATTTTATTGAACTTGATGATATCATGAATTGGGTGTTCTTTTCCTGGCATCCAATAATCATCGATATCACAAACAGTTTTAATTCCCATATTTTTCAATTGGTGAATTAATTGATTGGCTCTGTCAAAATCAGGACCTAAACTTCTGTGAAATGAAACGATTTGATATTTTTTATAAAATTCTAAATTGTCATATGGAACATCATAGACGATGTCTATGTAAAAATCATCACCATAAAGTGATTGAAGAAAAACGTGAGGGTCTAAGGACCTGAATTTACCAACACCTGTTCTGTCAGATGGGACAACTAATAAATTAATTTTGGACATAATTTTGATATATTTCCAAAATATAACTCTTTAGTCGGAATAAAAAAAGCTTTAGCTCAACTTTTTGATTTTAGTAACCTTACCTTCGAAAAGATGTTTACCTACTCTGAAACTGAACGTTTCGTTAGATTTTTCAGTACTTTCTACAATAACACCGTTTTCACGTAGAATATTCTCAACAGCTTCATTTACAATTTCTTTTATGATGTTGTAGTCTATGGTTTGGTTGTTACTTACAGGTGATTTAGTTTTTGTTGGTTTGGCGGATTCAGGAATATAATTGTTTGTCTGACCCTTCATAAGTCTCGACGCTTTTTCAATCAAGTCATCGGAAATGGTCATTTGTTGTTGTTGAGGTTGTGATATAGGATGTTCTATCATCAATTTTTTTATCTCATCGGGTAGTTTAGACTTTTGGATTGCCTCTAAAGTTGGTACACCAACAGGTTTAGTATTTTCTCTTGGTGAACTCATAAGAGGACTAGCTGAGTTTGGTTGCTCGGATAAAAACTCTGATGGAATGTTATATTTTGCTTGTGGGAGGTCGAAAGACTGTATCTCAGGGCTTTGGTTTGTAGAAGGTGACGCAGTACCTCTCTGTATACCATTATGTTTATCCATAATTTGTTTAGAAATCATTAGTTTTTGTAAAAGTTGGTCCATAAATCAGAATTTTGAATTAATAATAATTGAAACCATAGATTTGTCACCATTAATATTATATCCTGGTTTCATTTGAGTGAAGACTTCTCCTGTAGGTTTAATAGATGCTATCTTGTTAATATTGAATAAACGCCATCCGGGTAATGGTTGTTCACCCTTGTATGCTGTGTGTGAAGCACCCTCATTATCCCAAGCTCTTAATACTGTATTTCCAGCCGTACTAACACCCAAACATACAGGTTCGATTTCTCGCAAACCTCTACCACCTGGTTCATCGCCCTCATAATAGATTATACATATCTTTTTATTTTTTATACAATCTATTAAATCCTCTCGACCGGCAATTTCAGTAATTAACTCTTTAAGTATGTTTTTTAGTTTCATACTGTTGGTATCGGGAAGTTTGGATATTTCCTATCTATATTGAATTTATTGATGACAATTTCTCTTCTTCTTTCTGTAACATCCTCAATTGTACCGGCAGCACTATTGTAGACATCAAGAAAAACTCCCGTACCTCTTCCCAGACTGTCGCCGTCGGCTAACGCATCTTGGTTAGTCGCTGAGTATGGATTACCCACTCCGTTATAGTCATTACGTGGAATTAATCTAGACCTTTCTTGGTCGGCAATCGCCGTCAGTGCGTTTGGTATATTTTGTGATAAATCAACAGGTAATTGTTCCATAGTTTTATTTTTTTGATATTAATTGGTTTATTCTTTTTAAGGCTTCCGTAACCGCGGTATCATACTTTTGTAGAGTAGATTTATGTTTCTGCGATGGTCTTACATTTGTGAAATCTTTTTTCTCATGTGGTTTTATAAATTGATTAGACATTCCTGTTTCCATCTTATTTCTTTTTGTAATGTGTAACCCATCTCTCATTCTTCTCAAAGTATCTTCAACCCAGTTTTTCATTTCAAAACCTCCGTTGAGAATGAATTCTTTATCTTTTTGATTTCCTTTGAAATTATCAAAAAAGTTTTTGATTCTTTTCAATTGTTTATAGGTAATAAAATTTTTATTCTGAAGTTCTTGGTTTCTTTTATAACCTTCAGACCTTTTATCTTTATCCTTCATTTTGAGAAATGAAATCTTAAGATGTTTTCTCAAATGGTCGGGTAACTCAACTTCACTATCGTATAAATCTTTATTCACTCTTCAACATTTTTAGGATGTCCTTTTTTGTAAGACCACCATCCTCAGCTTTTTTTATAATTTTATTGATTTGTTTTTTTATCAAATTATTAAAATCTTTGGTTTTGTTTTTCACATCTCTCAAATCAGAATCGAACTTTCTTTTACCAATTTCTGAGTTGTCTCTGTTCTTGTTTTTCATTAACATATCCTCAACCATCTTTATAGCTTTTTGTTTTTGAATTTCACTTATTGTGATTTTCAATTGAGCACCTTTTTTTGGTTTTTTTGACTTAAACGGGTTTTTACCCTGTTGTCTTACTCTTTCTTCAGCGTCAGAGGGTTCTAAGTCCAAATTATTGATAAAAAATTTGTATGCTTTTGGACCTGTCATTCCTGATGTCTCCGCGTAACCAAAAGCATTGGACATGTCAACTTCTTTAACCTCTTCAACCGATTCACCATAATAAGTTCTATATCCTCGAGCAATTGGGTCGTTTGTAATTCTTGCGGCTGCTACAGTTTGGTCCATAGTTTTTTTCGGGTGTAAACGTGGGTCCAAGATTGGAATTTTTGAATTCGACATTGCCCCATCCGTATTTACAAGTTCCTCGATTTCCCCTTTAACGTCTTTGGTTGTTTTTGCCTTTTTTGATTTCAAAATTTTTTCCAATTTATTTTTCAATTGTTTTAATTTTGATTTAGGTATTTTAACCATCTCATCTTTTTTCTTTGCTTCCGTCAAAGAATTCTCTACAGAGAAATATAAATGATACTCTTTCCCCTTATCACGTAAGAAAAAATAATAAGGGTGAGAATAAAATTCAGTATCTATGTTAATCATGTTTCTTTTTAATCTATAAATACTCGCAGATAAGGTATTTATCATTAGTTTATGTCTTATCAAAACATCAATCAATATAATTATAGAAGACTCGGTCTGATATTCCTTAACGAAATCACTGACTTATGCTTGGCTTCCGACGAGAAAAGCTACGACCAAGAGGTGATTTTTTCCCCGTTATTAATTGGAGAAGATGATGGTAATAGGATGCCATTCAGGTTCGACTTCAATTCCACAGGAACAACACTCTGTCAATTTTCTCCTTGTAATTTTGATAATGATGTAATCGTCTCAGAAAATTATTGGAACCCAACAGATACTGACCCAAATTATTGTCCTATTGTAACTGAATTATGTAATGTTGGTTTAACAGGGATTGATAATGGATTGGTGAAAAGAATGTCAGGGGAAACCATAGAAATTACAACTGGTTTATACACTAATCTATCTGACAAATTTAGTAGATACAAATATGATAGGAGAATGAAAATGCATCCTATTACTGGGTTTACAACCTCATCAAACAGACTTTGGGATGATGGTTCCTATGACTATAATTTAGGTTGGGACACTTATAATGATGCCGTTGGGTACTTCGCAAAACTTAATGGAGGATTTTTCCAAGGGTTTTATAAAATTCCTGGTTATGACTATCAAATTTTTCCTCAGAGGGTTAGTTTAGGTTGGACAGCAGAATTCATGTTGAGATATAGGTGGTCAGGGGATACCTCAGTTGGACTAAATGCTAGATATCCAAATAATAAAGGTACGTTCTTTTACATGGGAGCCCGAGCAGAAAACAAGTTTTACCATTATGCGGATGGACATCCCGTTCAAGACACAGGTTACACAAGAGTAACCTCAGGTCTCACATGTATGCATACATGTGAATGTTTGTTGACAGGACTAACCGCCGAACATTCGTGTTATCAAGTGTATCAACCATCAGGTGGCACCTTATCGAATTGTTCTTGTTGTGGTCCTTGTCAATGTACGTCATATGCGGAATTTCCTGAGACAGACCCACTCTATGACGGGGTTTCAAATGCTTTATCACTGAGATTGAGTGGCGATACAGGTAATCCAAGATTATGTGTTAAAACATATCGAATTACAGGTGCTTGTGAAACCACTGGTGTATGTTCTACCGGTCTTACGTATGTTACAGGAACAACAGTTTCCGAATGGTGTTCTACGAGAGGTATATTCGACGATTGTAAAAATACAACTTATATTGATTTGGAGCATTGGGTTCAAATTGATGCTGTTTTTCAAAGATATGAATGGTTTGATACTTGCGACTTGTATGACAAGGGTGGGCTTGGTTTAATTGTTGAAGACGTTTATACTGCCACTTCCGCGAACAACTCAGTAAATTTAGTTCTCCCACCTATAACCCATGAAAAAGATTATGACCCAGCGACCACCGAGATTGTTACTTTTAACGATAATTGGACATTAGAAGAAAAATATAGATTAGGAACTATGAAGTTCTACGTAAACGGTAGACTCTTTATGGTGGCGGAGAATTTTGAAGAGATTATACCAAGATTGTTGAATACTCCAAAGGAAAAACAAGTTGGTGTTAGCTATAACATTTCTTTGGGTGGTGGTACGCAAGGATTACATGATAACTTAACTTTTTCGGGTGGTTGTCCTGCTGAAATTGATGACATTGTTTATCAACAAGACCCTGAATGTTTGACAACTGAGACATTGAATAACACAATTTACTCAGGTCTAACAACCCATATAAGATTGGAGGAGATATTCGGTGGAAGTATGATTGGAGACATCAGTGCTTTCAGGATGTATACTGAACCTCTCAATGCGGGACAAATAGGTCATAATTTCCGGATTTTGAAAAACAAATATAATTTGTTGGACCCTTCATGTCCTGATTGTTTTGTGATTATTTTACCTACTCCGACTCCAACACAAACTTCTACTCCAACCGAAACCCCAACAAACACACCTACACCAAGTGAAACTCCTACGCAGACGCCAACTGAGACACCTACAGAAACTCCAACAAACACACCTACAGAAACTCCAACAAACACACCTTCAGAAACTCCAACAAACACACCTTCAGAAACTCCAACAAACACACCAACACAAACGGAAACGCCTACCAACACACCTTCAGAAACACCAACAAACACACCAAC